AGTATCAAAATTACTTACATCCAATGAAGTTAATGCATTACAATCACGGAACATACCACCCATAACAGTTGCACTACTAGTATCCCAATTACTTACATCTAATGAAGTTAATTTATTACAATCATAGAACAGATTATTCATATCAGTTACTTTACTAACATCCCAATTACTTACATCTAATGAAGTTAATCTATAACAACTTACAAACATATAACCCATATTTTTCACATTACTAGTATCAAAATTACTTACATCCAATGAAGTTAATGAACGACAACTATGAAATAAATCATGCATATTAGTTACATGAGCAGTATTCCAATTACTTGTATTTATTGATAATAAATTTATACAGTATCTAAACATACTATGCATATTAACAATATTATCGATATTTACATATGCAACGTCCAATAAACATTTATGTTTATCTTCAACTGGATTTGGATTCATTACACCAAATATCATCGATGTAGGTAAACTATTTCCTAGTATAGTTCTTATAACATGATTGCTATTCTCGCTATCTATCTCATCACTTATAGTATATCCAGTATACCCTTCATTAAACTCAGGTATTAAATTTTCATATATACTTTTATCAAATTTATATTTAGCTACTTTATACTTATTGATTACACTCCAATTTTTAGCACGTGCACCAGATAAATTTACAGAGCCTAAACTATCTATACCTCCTATATATAATTCAGCATTATCAACTTGAGGTAATTGTTCTATAATTCTATTTACCGAAGCATAATCAGAATTATACATGTATATAGTTTTTACACCGCAACTAGTTAACATTGCAACTGTAACACATGTGCTTTTGATATTCCAATCACTTAAGTCTAATGTAGTTAATGATTGACATTCTTCAAATGCATATTCCATTGTATCTACATTACTAACGTCCCAATTGCTAGTATCTATATCCTTTAAAGCATAACAGTTTTCAAACAATCCTTTCATAGTTGTACTCTTATTAGTAATAAAATTTCTAATATTTCCTACTGATTTTATAGCATGACAATTATGGAACATTTGATGCACATTGGTTACTTTACCAGTATTCCAATTACTCATATCTAATGAAGTTAATGATTGACAATTAAAAAACATTTGACTCATATCAGTTACTTTACTAGTATTCCAATTACTTACATCTCCTATTGTAGTTAAATTATTACAATAAGAAAACATATAAAACATATTAGCTACATTACTAACATCCCAATTACTTAAATCTAATGAAGTTAAATTATAACAATTATGGAACATGTGCTCCATATTAGTTACGTTACTAGTATCCCATGTGTCAAGTCCTATTATTTCAGTTAAATTGATACATTGCGAAAAATATGCATATAAAACTCCAGTTACGTGTATATTACTTACATCTATTGAAGTTAATGAATAACAACGTGTAAATGTCTGTCTCATTTCAGTTACATTTCTAGTATCCCATCCATCAGTATTTATTCTGTATACATTAAAACAGCTTCTAAACATACTGTGCATGTTAGTTAACGCACTTGTATCTAATGAAATAATTTCCAATAAAGATTCATATCGAGCACCACCTAATACTGCACCCTCTTGCCATACTTGACCGAATCGCATTAGCGTAGGCTTCATATTATCATGACTTATAGTTCTTATAACATGATTGCTATTCTCGCTATCTATCTCATCACTTATAGTATATCCAGTATACCCTTCATTAAACTCAGGTATTAAATTTTCATATATACTTTTATCAAATTTATATTTAGCAATTATACTCATATTTTTTCTCCTTTCTATATTAAATAGGCGTATAGAGAAATCTCTATACGCCCTTTTCTCTTATCTATTTGTTTTTAGATAAAAGATTAATATTATTTTCTTCCAGCTTTACCAAATTGAATTGGTGAATTACTTACAACCATTTCAACTCTGTATTTACCTTCAGTTGTTTGATACTTATCAAACGCATTTCTCATTCCGTTCATTCTATTTTCAGGTAATTCATCCTCAGATAATTCACCTTCAAATATGTTTATATTTTTAAGTTCGTGCATATTTTCTTCACTCCATCCCTCTGTAAATCTACCAAGTACCGAGAATAAACTTTCAACTTCAGATAGATTTATAATAACAGATGAATTAGCAGCTATATCTACACCTCTACCATCAGCATTTTGTACTTCACTATTATATATTCCTATTTTTATAGGTTTATCATTAAAGTTAGTTATAGTTATGGATTTATTTGTTATATCATGTGAATTATAAATATATGCACCATAGTTATCAGTAGGATGTATAAATTTTCCCCATCCAATTATATCCATTAAGTTAACCATAGTTCTTCCGTAGAATTTAGGTCTAATAGAATTATCTTCTAATATTTCTCCTGTTTGTATAGGAGCATCAGATTCTTCTGATAATTCAACAGAGAATTGTTGATTAGAAACGTTCATAACTGAATCCCCTTGTATTGTATCTATAATCATATTACCATCAGAATCAACTCTATTTATAGAAGCAGTTGGGTCTGACATATAAAGTACTCCGTTTTCATAAAGTTCTACGTCTATATTAGCTCTTGGTAAATCAATTACTTCAGTCCAAGGTTCTGCTAATGAATAAATTAAAGTAAGAGGATTTTTAGCTAACCATGCTTTTCCTTCTGCAACTGTATTAGCAATTTCTCTTGATAATTTAATAGATGCTGCTCTATTATAAATTGATGTACCACTATCTAATAAACTTATAAATGATTTATCAAGTGGATAAATAGTAGCATCAGCTGTAGTATCAGTATATAATCTAGGTATTCTATCACATATCGCAAATCCTCTAGATAAATAATTCGAATAACTATGACCATATGTAAGAACTTCTTGAGAATATAATTCAATTCTATAGTTACTAGTACCTACAGAACCTAAAACCCAACCTTCGTCAGTACTACCATCAAATACATCCATACCAGTATTATGAACATGACATAACTGTCCATCTACTACTTTTATTTCATCACCTTCAAGAAGTGGTGAGCTAAGTAATAATCTCTCTGCGTTTTCTAGTTGTATACTGTAAGTTATGTGGTCGTATTGGTCTAGTGATGCTATTTCTTCTGCTGTTAAGTGAGTTCCTATCCATATAGTGATTGGTTGTACTGGTGTTTGTGCTGCTACTATGTTAATAGTTTCAACATCACAGTGAACCATACCTATGTCTGTTAAAGTATTTCCAACATTATAGAATAATTCATTAACATTACTAGAAACATTCAGTTTAATATTGCTTATGTCAATAGTTTCTAGATTATGACATTCTTCAAACAACTCAGAAATATTTTCAGTTATTGTAATAGTGTTAGATAAATCTATAAATTTAATAGATGTTGCGTATCTAAACATACAAGCATATGATGTCGACATATTAAATTTAGGTAATTTAACTTCCTTTAGATTAGAGCAAAAACTAAACATCCAACCAAAACCGTTAGCATTAGTCATTTTATCTAACTCAAAATTACTTAGATCGATTGATTCAAGCAATCCACAACCATAAAACATACTGTGTATTCTGTATACTTTACCAGTATTCCAGTTACTTACATCTAATGTAGTTAACGATTTACAATTAACGAACATTTCATACATATCAGTTACATTACTAGTATCCCAATTACTTACATCTAATGAAGTTAATGACTCACAATAAGCAAACATTCTTCTCATAATAGTTACTTTACTAGTATCAAAATTACTTACATCTAACGAAGTTAATGATTTACAAAGACCAAACATATATTCCATAGTAGTTACTTTACCAGTATCAAAATTACTTACATCTAATAAAGTTAATGATTCACATCTATAGAACATGTAATCCATATTAGTTACATTACTAGTATTAAAATTACTTACATCTAATGAAGTTAATTTATAACAATTAGCAAAAGCTGTATACATGTCAGTTACATTATCGCCTATTGTGTTTAACTCAATTTTTCTTATATTCGTACAAAGTCTAAACATATGACGCATAGTATTTATTGCATTCATATCTATATAATTAACTTCCAATAACGACTTATGTTTATTTCCAATTAAATTGTCGCCATAAGGGTATCCAAATTTCATCATTATAGGTAAATCACCTAAACTCCAAATAGTTCTCTTAACCAATGTCTTAACAGTACCGTCAACACCTTCTCCTTCAATCTCTTCGTCATTTATAAAGTATCTTACAAACTCAGCGTTGAACTCAGGTATTAATGAAGCCCAAACATCAGGGTCGTATACATATTCAGCAACTTTAATAAATGAATCAGAAGTAACGACAGTCCAGTTCTTAGCTGCTAGAGCTGCTAGTGTTTCTTCAGATATTTCAGCATCTGATATTATTATGCCAGGTTCTAATTCTTGTTCTTTTGTAATAAGTTTAGGAACAATCATTCTTACACTTTCAGCATTATTACATCTAATTACACGAAGTGCTGAACTAAATAAAACTTCAATATTAGTATTTTCGTTTATTGTAAAATTACATAGATCTAACACTGACAAAGTATGACAAGAAGCAAACATAAATTGCATAAGTGATATTTTAGTTGTATCCCAATTACTCAGATGTAAGACTTTTAATGAACTACAAGCATCAAACATATAATGTGCTGCAACTACATTACTAGTATCCCAATTATTTACATCTAATGAAGTTAATTTATTACAATAAGAGAACATATTGCTTATATTATTTACTTTACTAGTATTAAAATTACTTACATCTAATGAAGTTAAATTATAACAATTAGCGAACATACTTCTCATAGTAGTTACATTACCAGTATTAAAATTACTTACATCTAATGAAGTTAGTTTATTACAATAACTGAACATATATCTCATATCAGTTACTTTACTAGTATCCCATTTACTTACATCTAATGATGTTAATTTACTACAATTCCAGAACATATCAGCCATATTATCTACTTTACTAGTATTAAAATTACTTACATCTAATGAAGTTAAATTATAACAATTAGCGAACATACTTCTCATAGTAGTTACATTACCAGTATTAAAATTACTTACATCTAATGAAGTTAGTTTATTACAATAACTGAACATATATCTCATATCAGTTACATTACTAGTATCAAAACCACTTACATCTAATGAAGTTAACTTTTGACAATTATTGAACATAGCTCGCATATTAGTTACTTTACTAGTAACCCAATTAGCATTGATTTTAATAACATTTATACACCAATCAAACATATTTTCCATAGTATTTAAATTATTAGTATCACAGTCATATACTTCTAATAAACTCAATAAATTTTTAGGTATATTTTCTACCCCATCATTTCCAGCCGCACTCTGACCAAATCTCATTAATGTAGGCAACTGATTACTTTCTATAGTTCTATGCATAATTCCTTGTCTTTCATTTAAGTAATCAAATACTTCAAAATCAGTAAATTCATCATTAAATACAGGTATATAATCGTTAGCTATCATAGCATCATAAGCATAATGAGCAATCATTCCTTTTAATCCCCATCCTAATCCTTCGATTACTCCTCTTTCTTCTTCAGTTAAGTCATGTACACGACTACTTACTATTTCTTTTACTTCAGCAAAATTATTATTTTCATCTCTAAGTATATTCATAAATACTTCATTTTGAATATCTCTTACCCTTATTTTACATAATTTATTACATCCAGCGAACATTCCTTCATATGAAGTAATTTCGTCAAATTCCATTCTATAAATATCAAATAATTCTAAGTTAGAACATCCTTCAAACATATGAGAGACATTTGTAGGAGTTTTTTCTCCAACACAGATATTTAGATAATTTAAGTTAGTACAGTTTTTAAACATTTCAGAATAATCAGTTATTCCAGTTAAGTTAATATCACCTATTTGCATTAATGCATTAGTTCTAGCATCAGGTTCATCTCCACCGAATTTAATTGTTGATGGTAGTTTACCTTCAAAGTTCATGATATCTCTATGAACAAAATATCCACCGTGAACATGGTCAGATATAGATAACGCAGAAGCATCATAATCTTCATTGAATATTGGCATTACATCTTCGCATACAGTATTATCAAATCCATAAGCTGCAATTGTACATTCATCAACTGAATGAACTACCCAGTTTTTATTAGTAAGTGTAGTTTTAGCTGTAGATGATAGAGCATCTGGATTATAAGTTACTATATGTCCTTTGTCATTAACATCTCTAGTTGGAAGTTGTGGAAGTAATTTTTCCAATGAAGCAGCGTCGTCTAGTTTTAAATATTTGATTGATTTTTGAAAATCTATCATATAAGTTATATCACAATCATCATTGATTATAAAATTGGATAAATCCATATATGTAGATTTACATCCATTAAGCATGTTATTCATAGTCGTTACTTTACTAGTATCAAAACCACTTAAATCTAATTTACTTAATAAAGCACAACCCTGTAAAAATCCATTCATATGAATGACATTACTAGTATTCCAATTATTTAAATTTAATGATTGTAAACCTGAACACCATGTAAATACACAAGTCATACCGCTTACATTACTAACATCCCAATTACTTAAATCTAATGAAGTTAGTGAATCACAATGATAGAACATAGCTTGTATAGTAGTCACATTTCTAGTATCCCAGTTACTTAAATCTATTGAAGTTAATTTTTTACAAGCAAAGAATACTGATGACATTGCAGTTATTTTGTTAGTTACTAACATACCTTCAACTTTTCGTAAATTTTTACATACATTAAATAGGCGTGTTATATCTGTACAGTTACTGATATCAATATACAATACTTCTATTAGTGATAAACGATAGTGGTAGACTTCATCAGTGTATAAATTCTGTTCCATATAAGCAGCACCGAATCTAATACTACTTGGAGATTCTCCTTTAAGATTATAAATTTTTCTTCTTATAACCATTCTTCCTTCAGTTTCTTCTAAAGTCATTATTCCTTCGTTTTCATTTACTACTTCTACTTCATCTGTTGGTTCTACGTAGTTTAATATCACCTCATCTTCTATAACACAATCATCAAGATAACCATCATTCATAACAGGTATCATACTATTATGTATAGCAGGGTCGAATATATAATCAGCTACTAATAGACCAACTTCAGATGTTATTTCCCAGTTCTTTTCTAATAACACTTCAAAGCAATAAGGATTTAATCTATCTTGAACAGTAGTTATTAATTTACCTGGGTTTTCTTGTCCGTTTCTATCTGGAAGTAACTCTACCAATTTATGTATAGTAGAAGGCTTATCACATTTTAATACTTCTAGATTATTAGTGCCAAGAAGTATTTCTTGATAATCATCTGCAGTAAATTCAACATGTGTTAAATCAAGTACTTTTAATCGTGCCATTGCTTTAAACATGGAATTGATAATATCGACTTGCGACATATCAAAATTACCACAATCTAATTTATTAACATTTGAAACATTACGGAACATTTCACTCATACTAGTTACTTTACTAGTATCCCAATTACTTAAATCAATTTGTGTTAATCCTATACATGATAAAAACATACAATGCATAGTAGTTACTTTACTAGTATCCCAATTACTTACATCTAATGAAGTTAAGCCATAACAATCTTGGAACATACCACACATATTAACTACTTTACTAGTATTCCATTTACTTACATCTAAAGCATTCAATTTATTACAATAGAAAAACATATAATCCATTCTAGTTACTTTACTAGTATCCCAATTACTTACATCTAATGAAGTTAATGATTTACATTGATGGAATATACCTTGTATAGTAATTACATTACTAACATCCCAATTACTTACATCTAATGAAGTTAATTTATTACAATTATAGAACATATTATGCATCTGAGTTACTTTACTAGTGTCCCAATTACTTACATCTAATGAAGTTAATGATTGACAATTATAAAACATACCAGCCATATCAGTTACTTTACTAGTATCAAAATTACTTACATCTATCGTAGTTAACGATCTACATAAGTTAAACATTCCATGCATATTAGTTACTTTACTAGTATTAAATCCACTTACATCTAATGAAGTTAATAATTGACAACTAGAGAACATACTAGTTAAGTATGCAACGTTACTAGTATCAAAATTACTTACATCTATCGTAGTTAATTTATTACAATTATAGAACATATATTGCATATTAGTTACATTGCTAGTATCAAAATTACTTACATCTAATGAAGTTAATTTATCACAATATGAGAACATACTATACATATCAGTTACATTACTAGTATTCCATCCACTAGTATTTACGTTTGTAAGATTTGCACATTTTTTAAACATTAATTTACATGAAGTTAAATTTTCAGTATTCAAGTAATCGACACTTATTAATGCTTTTTCATCTCCAGGTACATAATCAACATCTACTGAAATGGATGTACCAAATCTAACCATTGTAGGTAAATTCTCATCTAAACATTTTATAGTTCTAGTTACTATATTAGGTTTAGTTTCATCTTCAATTTCATCTATCCAGAAGTATCCAGTAAATTCAGGATTGAATACTGGAAGCAAATCTCTATAGATATTCATATCATATTTATATTGAACTACAACGTTACCAACTTCTTTTAAGTTAACAATATTCCAGTTTTTAGCAGCTAGATTAACTTCCATATCTAATGTATAATCAGCGTTAGTTACAAAGAATCCTGGGTCTTCTACTGTTCTAGCTGGAATTTGTCCTATTATCATATTAATGTTATTAACATTATTACATTGAACGTATTTAAGTCCTATTCTATTAGCGAACATTGAACTATAATCTTTATAAGGTAATGTTACATCTGTAAAATAAACAGTTTTTAATGACATTCCTTGTTCTGTATTAGCACCATCGCAAGAGAATATATGAGTAGCAGGATTACCAGCATCTTGTAAACTCGATAGATCAAATTTACTAATATTGACAGTGATTAGTTTAGTATTATTAAACATTCCATGTACAATAAGTGCTTTGCTAGTATCCCAATTACTTACATCTAATGAAGTTAATGATTTACAATATTGGAACACTCCTTGCATAGCATTTACATTACTAGTATCAAAATTACTTACATCTAATGATGTTAACTTATGACAACCAAAGAACATGTAAGTCATATCAGTTACATTACCAGTATTAAAACCACTTACATCTAATGAAGTTAATGATTGACAATTTTGGAACATCCAACGCATAGCAATTACATTACTAGTATTAAAACCACTTACATCTAATGAAGTTAATGACTGACAATCAGAGAACATATAACTCATATCAGTTACATTACTGGTATTCCAATTACTTAAATCTAATGAAGTTAAGTTTTTACAATTAGTGAATATACCTTGTTTAACACCATTAGCATCAGTATAAACTGTATAAATTAGTTTTTCAGTATTCCAATTAGAAATATTTAATATTGATAATTGTTCACACTTAGAAAATAAACCAGACATATCGGTTACATTACTAACATCCCAGTTTTCCAAACCTATTATTTCAGTTAGTAAACGACAATTGAAGAACATTTGTCCAATAGTACCTACATTACCAGTATCAAAATTACTTACATTTATTGAAGTTAATCTTACGCATGTATGGAACATGCCTGCCATATTAGTTACTTTACTAGTATCCCATCTAGTAAGATCTAGTGTTGTTAATTGAGCACAGTTGGCGAATGAATAATGCATAGTATTTACATTACTAGTATTCCAATTACTTACATCTAATGAAGTTAATGATGCACAATCTTGGAAAGATCCATATAAAGTAGTTACATTACTAGTATCCCATTTACTTACATCTAATGAAGTTAACCTCATACAAGCACGGAATATATAATACATATTATTTACTTTACTAACATCCCATTTACTTACATCTAATGAAGTTAAATTACTACATTTATAGAACATATGATTCATAGTAGTTACATTACTAGTATTAAAATTACTTACATCTAATGAAGTTAAATCAGTACATTGGTAGAACATAGCTTGCATATTAGTTACTTTACTAGTATTAAAACCACTTACATCTAATGAAGTTAATTTATTACAATAATAGAACATATATTGCATATCAGTTACATTACTAGTATTAAAATTACTTACATCAAGATTTACTAACTCAAAACAGCTAGCAAACATATATTTCATATTAATAACCTTACTTGTATTAAATCCTTCTCCAAAAGTTATTGATTGTAATTTATGACAACCACTAAACATACCACCTGATTCATTATCGTTAGTAATATATATTAGACTATCTGTATTCCAGTTACTTAAATTAAGTGATAATAAATTAGAACATCCATGGAATATCATAGCCATATTTTCAACTTTAGAGACATTGAAATTGTTTAATCCTACGATTTCAGTAAGAAGATTAGACTCTCTGAACATACCTGCCATAGTAGTTACATTACCAGTATTAAAATTACTTACATCTAGTGCTGTTAAAGCTTTACAAGCTGCAAACATAGTATCCATATCAGTTACATTTCTAGTATCCCATTTACTTACATCTAATGAAGTTAACGATCTACAATTATCGAACATACTTCTCATATCAGTTACTTTACTAACATCCCAGTTACTTACATTTATTACAGGAAGTAATTCACATCTATAGAACGTAGCATACATATTAGTTACTTTACTAGTAACCCATTTACTTACATCTAATGAAGTTAATTTATTACAAGCACAGAACAACACACTCATATCGGTTACATTACTAACATCCCAGTTACTTACATCTCCTATTGAAGTTAATTCATTACACCCGTAGAACATATGACTCATATTAGTTACATTACTAGTATCAAAATTACTTAAATTTAATGAAGTTAATTTATTACAAATATTGAACATTGAACTCATATTAATTACATTACCAGTATCCCATTTACTTACATCTAATGAAGTTAAATGATTACAGTTATAGAACATAGCATACATAGTAGTTACATTGCTAGTATCAAAATTACTTACATCTATTGAAGTTAATGATTGACAACTACGGAACATATTATCCATATGATTTACTTTACTAGTATCCCAATCACTTACATCTAATGATGTTAAATTAGTACATTGATAGAACATATGACTCATATTAGTTACATTACCAGTATCCCAATTACTTACATTTAATGAAGTTAATGATTGACAATTATCAAACATACGGTCCATTCTAGTTACTTTACTAGTATCCCAATTACTTACATCTAATGAAGTTAATTTAGGACATTCATGGAACATATTTTGCATATCAGTTACATTACTAGTATCAAAATTACTTACATCTAATGTAGTTAATGAGCGGCAGTTACCGAATAAATATCTCATACTAGTTACTTTACTAGTATCCCAATTACTTACATCTAATGAAGTTAATCTATTACAATTATAGAACATATTTTCAATATACATTACATTACTAGTATTCCAATTACTTACATCTAATGAAGTTAACTGATTACAATCATAGAACATATATTGCATACTAGTTACTTTACTAGTATCAAAATTTTCTCCAATTATCAACTCTTCCATTTTTTCACAATCATCAAACATATGATACATATAAGTTACATTAGCAGTGTTCCAATTACTTATATCAAGTCTTTTTAAATTATGACATCTCATGAACATATAGTGCATCTGAGTCATATTTTTAGTTTCCCAGTTTTCTAAGCCGTTTATGTATTCTATATTATTACAATCTCTAAATAATCCATACTCAATTCCACTTATATTAGCACAAGGATATACAACTTTGCTTACATTAAATCCACCTAAGTCTAAATATTTAAGAGCTTTACAGTTAGCAAACATTGCAGCTATATCAGTTAATTCACCAGTAACCCAGTTACCAATACCTCTAATTTCTTCAAGTTTTTCACAGTTATAGAACATTTGGTTCATATCAGTTACTTTTTCAGGATTAAAATAAGTAGTATCTCCTAATGTAGTAAGACTTGGACAGTTATAGAACATTTGCTTCATATTAGTAACGTTTCTAGCAGACCAAGTTCCTAGGTCTAGTTTTTGTAGATTGATACAACTAATAAACATACCATACATATTAGTTACGTTACTAGTAACCCAACCAGATACATCTAATTTAACTAAATTAGTACAATATGGAATAAAACTATCCATATTAGTTACTTTACTAGTATTCCATTTATGTAGGTCAAGTTCAGTTATCTCTCTACAAGTTGCAAATGTACATCTCATATCAGTTACTTGACTAGTATCCCAATCACTTACTTTTAATTCTTTTATAACTCTACAATCACGGAATGTGAAAGCTAAACTAGTTACTTTACTAGTATTCCAATTACTTACATCTAATGAAGTTAATTTATAACATTGATTAAATGTATACCACATACTAGTTACATTACTAGTATCCCATTTACTTACATCTAATGTAGTTAATTCATAACATTGATTAAACATACCCCATAATGTAGTAAAATTACGAGTATCCCATTTACTTACATCTAATGAAGTTAATAATTGACAGTTATAGAACATGTCTCTTGTAGTAGTTACATTACTAGTGTCAAATCCATTTACATCTAATGAAGTTAATGATTTACAACTTGTGAACATACGACTCATATTAGTTACATTACTAGTATTAAAATTACTTACATCTAATGATGTTAAATTATTACAACCAGCAAACATACTTCTCATATTAGTTATATTACCAGTATGCCATCTATCTATCCCAATTATTTCAGTAATAGCATTACAACTATCAAATAATCCATGGTCAACGTCATCCACAATACCAACTATATCAGTTACATTACTAACATTAAATCCACTAACATTTAAACTAGTTAAAGCTTTACATCCATAGAACATAGCTTTCATACTAGTTAATTTAACACTAGTAACCCAGTTACTTAAGTCTAACGTTGCTAATTTTTCACATCCGTAGAACATATAGTCCATGTTTGTTATATTAGAAACATTTAAATCTCTTATACCTTGTATACTTTCTAGATTGATACAATCTTTGAACATATTAGCAATTGTTTTATTTTTAGTCATATTTAATCCAGAAATATTGACATTAGTTAATCCTGAACATCCTTCCAATAATCCAGATAAATCAGTTACATTAACAGTATTAAAATTAGATAAATCTAGAGAAGTTATTGCTTTACAATTTTTAAATAAGCAAGACATATTAGTTACATTTTGTGTATCAAAATTTATAACTGTACTTATATCTTGTAATAATTCACAACCGTTGAACATACTTCCCATTTTTTGTACTTTAGCAGTATTCCAGTTAATCATCCCTTCTATTACTGTCAGGTTAGTACATTCTTCAAACGTTCCTTGGAAAGTAGTTACATTACTAGTATCAAATTTACTTACATTTAATGAAGTTAAATTAATACATTTATAAAATGTTCTATTCATATTAGTAACTACTTTAGCATCCCATTTAGATACGTCTAATGTTGATATACTTTCACATCTTGCGAATGTGTGACCTAAATGTTCAACTTTACCAACATCCCAATTGGACACATCTAATGCTTCTAATTTATAACAATGGTGGAATGCTGCTTCCATAGAAGTTACATTACTAGTATTCCAATTACTTACATCTAATGTAGTTAATTCATAGCATCGCCAAAACATCCATCCAATGTGCTTTATATTACCAGTATTCCAATTACTTACATCTAATGTAGTTAACATATTACAGTTAGAGAACATACGCATAGCATCTGTAACATTTGTCATGTCTATCATTGCAACGTCAGCTTTTATTAAATTTGCACAATTATTAAACATATAACGAGTATTAATTGGTGATAATTGTGTTTGTATGCTAAATTTTCTCAAGTTTTCACAACCATTAAATGCACCACCTAAATTATCTGATTTGGCAGTTAAGTTTTTTACTTCAACAAGACACTCTTTCATACTATCTGTAGGTGCAGAGCTTTTACCGAATGTGAAGTGTCCACTTATGTCATAAATACCAGCTTTATTATATATATGCACAGTCGGATCTTCGTTTTCTTGACCAATCACAGATTCATCTATCGTTGAAGCTATATTATCTTCAGAAATTTGTAAAAAGTTTCCACTACCGTCTCCCCAACTGATAATCGCATCATCCTCAGTTATGTGATCAGTTGAAGACACTACTTTTAGTGAATAATTATCATAAGGAATTTTAACAGTTATTTTTGTTATTCTGTCAATTTTTTCATCAAATAATATTTGATCAATTATATCATTTTGATATCTTCCTTCTATACTTTTTCCTCTATATATAATCTTCATAATTTATTTTTTCTCCTTTCTTTTAATAAATTATACATTATCTATTTGTTTTTGAATAGAAAAAATAAAGAGAAGATAGGAATTATCTTCTCTTTATCATTGTTTTATCTTATAATCCATCTATTATATCTGTGATATCTTCATCAGTAACAGGAGGACATTCACATCCAGTTTCAATTGGAACTCTCTTAATTATATTGATTCTTCTACTACCATCAACTATAACAAATTCTCCATATAACATATAGTCTTGACCATTGAATACAGTATCAACACCATTTGCTCCAAGAACAGATTCGTCGAATTTCATAGCTCCACCAAATCCATCATCTTTATTAGCAACTAAATCAAATATTACAGGTATAGCTATTACTATAAGTTGACCTTGTTCGACATGACCAATAGATAATGCTCTTTCACCTGGTTTAGTAGATATAAAGTCATCTCTAGATACCATTTCAAATGTTATATCTTTGAATGAATGTATATTACCAACTTCTTTAGGATCTAATATACCATAATACATTTGTGCAGTAATATCATATTCAGGAACAACGAACATACCAAGCATGTCGTTAACTTCATTAATAGCACCAAGTACAGTTTTATCAGAAGTTTGTAATTGTTCGAATTTTTTAACTTCAAGTCCTTTTATAGCATCACGTACAAATTCTTCTGTAGCGATTGTAACTACTCTCTTTACACCCATGTTATTTCACTCCTTTCTTATGGTTATAGTCTTGTTTTTTCTTACTCTTTAGGTACAAATACTTTAGAAACTCCACCTATAGTTACAACTAGTTCTCCGTTTTCATTAAATTTAAACATATTTGCTAATTCTTTAACAGCAGAGAATAAACTTATTCCATGACACTCTTCGTTAGTTAAGTTTATTCTTATAGCATCAGTTCTTATAATATTGCCTTCATCATCTAACCATTCTATTATATAATCCCATCCTATAGGTTTTGCAGCTGTAGAGTTTTTACCGAAATAAGTCCAATTTCCTCCACTTAAACTAGCAAGAGCTAACCATATAGTTTTAGATTTTTTACCTTCTAATCTAACATTTCTTTCAGCAATAACACCTTTGTCACCTTCATTGAAAGCAACCGCACCTTCTGGAGCTTCTGTAGTCATTGACATATAATACATATTAGGGTTTCCAGTTTCTCCAACTTCTTGTTGTTTGAACACTGCTTCTTTTGGACACATTATTCTTATTTCATCTTCTCTATAGTCAACTATAGTTCCTTCTGGTACTCCACCTATCACATGTTTTTCTTTTACTAATTCAGCAACTTCTTCTTTAGTAGCTAATCCAGCTAATACTTCAGGGTCAACATCTTTTCCAGCAGGTCCTTGAGGTCCTTCTGGTCCTTGTATACCCTGTTCACCTTGGTCCCCTTTCTCTCCTTTTTCACCTTGAGGTCCTTGTTCACCTTGTGGTCCTTGAGGTCCAACTTCTCCTTGTTCCCCTCTTTCACCTTGTGGTCCTTGTTCACCTTGGTCCCCTTTCTCTCCTTTTTCACCTTGTGGTCCAACTTCACCTTGGTCACCTTTATCACCTTTAGGTCCTTGTTCACCTTGTGGTCCTTGTGGTCCAACACCACCTTCTGATCCACCACCTACAACAGCCCACTTACCAGGACAACCATCTTCTACACATATATACATAGGTTCTGTTTCTCTTTTTTCTCCAACATTTACAATAATACAACCTTTAGTATAATGGCGTCTATTATTAGGTATTCCATCACCGATAAGTATCGAATGAAGACCTAATAAATTTTCTTCATTGTATTTTTTACTCACACTGTCATCTCCTTTCTATTATTTTTTATTGCTTACCTAATTGTTTTTTTAATAAAGAATATGAGTATAGACCAAAGTCTATACTCATTTTATCCTTTAGGTTCTTCATCGTTTTCGCTTAAGTTTGCTTCACCTTTATAGTTTTCTATTTCACTATCATATGCTCTAGCTTTTTGTCCGTTAGCTATTTTAGATTTTTTAATAGAAGCTAATAACCAAAGTTCTCCAGTACAAAATGCATAAAAGCATGTAGTTAATGTAGGAGATATTTCTATTCCTATTTTTAATTGTAACCATATTGCTGCAGTAGTATAAGTAAATAAAGACACGATAACAAATGCTATTATCCATTTACTTGTTCTACTATGTGATTTCATTCTTTTACGTTTGATTTTGTCTTTGATAAGACGTATCTTAAACATTAGAATTCCACTCCCTCAATTTAGTTTTTATTAAATATTTGTTGACATGAAACAACTAATTAAATTGGATAAAGAAATTCAATAATAGCAAATTTTAAAGGGAGTGTTGAATATGGCTAGATATATAATATTAGATGCAGGTCATGCGTCTGTAACTGCAGGAAAGCGTTCTCCTGATAGTACATTAAAAGAATGGGAGTTCAATAATGCAATGCAGTATAAACTAAAAGCTAGATTAGAACAGTTAGGATTTATAGTTTATTTAGTAAATCCAAATCCTGAAAAAGGTGCTGAAGTTTCTCTAGCAAGTAGATGTTCAAAAGCAAATAGCTATTGGGCAGGAAAAGGTAAACCAGGTGATACATTATATGTTTCATTACATGCAAATGCTGCTGGTAGTGGAGGATGGTCAACTGCAAGAGGTGTTGAAGTATTCACATCTGTAGGATGTTCATCTAAATCTGCTAATGCTGCTAAAAAGGTTTGTAATGCAATTTATAAAGACGTTTATGCTATAGATAAAGGATTTAAAAACAGAGGACATAAATCAAATAACTATTATGTTGTTAAAAATACAAACATGCCAGCCGTAAACGATTAATGCGGCTGTAAAAATCTTTCGAATTGCGGGAACACCCTTAGAGCTTAAACTACTAAACTATAATAGTGATATTATAGTGGCTAGGAGTAATTACCCTAGGTATAGTAAAAAGGTTTAAGATTGGGCAATCCGCAGCCAAGTATAATTATTCAATAAAAATATAACATATCTTTAATTTCATTTAAAAGGGAGTGTTGTATAACATGGAAGAGATATGGAAAAATCATCCGTATTTAGAAAATACGATGGTATCTAATTTAGGTAGAGTTAAAAATATTAAACCATACGCTTATCAACAAAGCGTTGTTAACAAAGGACGTAGTGGAAAAAGTAGAGAAAGAATATTATCATTAATTTTACAACCTAATAATGGATACTATTATGTTCATATTCAAGTCAATGGTGTTTCTAAAGGATTTAGAGTTCATAGATTAGTTGCTGAAACATTTATACCTAATCCAGAAAATAAACCTTTTGTAAATCATATTGATGGTGATAAAACTAATAATACGGTAGAAAATCTCGAATGGTGTACAGCTAAAGAAAATACAAATCATGCCATAAATAATGGTATAATGGATATAAACAATCATTGGGAAAAAGTTAAAGATAAAATGAATGGTTCAGAATATCTTAAAAAACCAATCGTTTTATATGATAAGCATACAGATGAATTTGTTAGAAGATTTGATAGTATAACAGATTGTGCTCATTGGTTTATAGAAACTGGACTTTGTAAGGGGACGTTTAAAACAGCTAAAACGTCAATAGATAAAGTTTTAGCAGGAATAAGACCTACAACATATGGATTTAAAATATACTATGAATAATTATAAAGGTTCAACGACTATCTCGTAAGAGAGTACATTCAAGCGAATGGAAGTGGAAGATTTACCTATTGGTAAGTGATATAGTCTTATCTCATATGAAAGTATGAGCAGTCTTGTAAAGACGGGTCGGATAGTAGCGAATCCGATTGAAAATAAATTATAAATGGTTAATCGAATATGAATTCTATACTAATCAAGCAGGAGTGGCTTTATTAAAAAACAAAAGAGATTTATTATGTGAAGCAACATTAAAAGGAATATGCGAACATTTTGGTATAACTTATAAAGCTCCAAGTGTTGCTAAAGAACCTGTTAAAGAAACAACTCAACCAACTAAATTACCTTCTACAGGTAAACCATGGAAAAATGGAACTTATAATGCTAAGGTTAAAGTTACAGCTTCTAGCTTAAATGTTAGAGCAGGAAGACCTGGAAGTGGAAACTATAATACAATTTTAGGTCAATTCAAAAAAGGTGATGTTATAACAGTTGGATATTGCTTAGATGGATGGTTTGGAGTTATCTTTAATGGAAAACAAGGATTCCTATCAGGAGATTATGTAGTATTAGTATAAAAAATTTAAATAGAAGGATGGGCTATGCTCCCATCCTGCATAAATATTTTTAAGGAGTAGGTTGATATGAATAACTATGTTTATAGATACGATCAGTTCGTTGTTAGAAAAACAACTGATGGAGGTTTTGTTGTAGTAAATACAAAATCAGGTTATGAATGTCATTCACATGTAAGTTCAGTTCAGGCTGGAAAAGCTTTATGTAAATTGGCAGCAAAACATAAATTACCAAGAAATAATGATTTATATTTTATAGAAAGTTTAATTAGGTTATCCAACAATAAAAAATATTTATGTGAGTTGAAAAAGTTAAGAGATGATATAATAAATAATAGAGTTGTAGAAACAAAGAAATCAAAAATGATGAGAGAAAATGAAAATGATATAAGAAAAGAAATAAAAGAAGGATTAGATGAGTATTATGAAAATGAATAAAAGATAATCTATCATATAAGCATATGCTTATATGATAGATTATTTGTTTTAATGTTTAATCATACGTTTAATCATTATTTTTAATACTGCATATAATAATAATGCTATTAAACCTGAAGCACCAAATATAAAGCCTATAACAGCAGACCAATTAGGACTCATGTTTAAATCTGGAAAATTATCATTCCCTACTTTCACACCCTCATGTGCAACAAATGCACATAAAACCATTAATGCTAATGATAATAAAAATTCTAACATATTAGTTCACTCCTTTAATTATTTAATATAGATTCAAGTTCTTCTAGAGTTATCTTACTAACTATTCCTCTCCATTCAACTGGAGAACAAGAATAAGTTGGTATAACGTCTTCGTCATCATCTTCAAGAACTGATAATAAACCTACTGTTATTAATGATTGTATATCACTATTAATTACTATATATTGTCCGTCAATATTAAATACAACTTTCAATTCTATTTCACCAACACTTTCTAGATTACCATTAATCATTATGTCATCTAATATTTGTAAGTTTGGTGGTGTTAATAATACTAATTTTAATAATGGAATTCTTCTTATATTACAGTTCTCTCCATTAACTAAAATTCTTTCATTTCCACTTACATCACATAATATTATATTATCAGCATCTAACGGTTTAATTTCATCTGCTATATCTAATAATTCCTCTGTTGATACAAATGAATCCTTGAATTCATCTGGAACTATGTCTTCTTCATGTATTTCTACTGAAGGGCATGCTTCAGGATGAACTATATCTGATAAATTTGTAAATTCTTGTATTTCTCCTATTTCTTCAACTAACTCTGAATCTATTAAAATAAAAGGTTCTATAACAACCTCTTCTTCAACCTCTTCCTCTTCTGTATGGTTTATTTCTTTATGTTTTTTTAACACTTCCTTTAATGCTTTTTCTATTACTTCTTTCATATCTCTTTTTTCACTCATATTCAATTACCTCCATTTAATTATTTTCTTTCATATTATTTTGTTATATACTATATAATTTTTAACAACCCTTTCTCCAACTACTCAAAAAACAAACTATTAAGGATAAAAACTATTTTAAAAAGGAGGCTTTAATATGGATATAGAGAGATATCAATTTAGATATGACGCTTATAAAAATAACACTTTTGATTTAGATACAGTAGAAAAATCTATAGAAGAATCAAAAATGTCAGCGTTCCAATATCTAAGAAAATTCCAATTAGATTCTACTGGATATAGACGATTTGATTTCGGAATGCGAGAAATTTATAGAACTAATAAAGTTAATCATACTTACACATTAGTTCCTAGAAAATGGGTTTTCTACTTAGAGCATGAATTTATAAATGTAGGTAAACGTCTAGCATATAAGAGATCGGAATTATATGAAAAAGAATTATCTTTCGATGATATAAAAAATAGACCAGATTTATTCGATTCTACTTTCTTATTATTTATCGATGGTACATTATATCTTAGAGGTATCCAAATATTATGTAAAGAAGATAAAACTTATCTTGTAATAAATTGTCAAGAACTACCTTCTAAAGAAGGTATAACTATCGATGCTATGAGAAAATTCTTAGAAAACGATGCAAGAGTTACAATATATTTTATACCTAATATAGGAATTAAAAATATATCAACTAACGCATATAGAATAAGAACATTAAATAATTCTACAGGTATTCCTTTAAGAAACCTTAATTTACCAGAACATATAGATTACAATAATTCATTAATTTATATGAATCATGTTGATTCAGTTAGTTCTGTAGCTACTTCTGGTGAACTTACGGATACTGGATTATTTATAAATAATGATGATGTAAATGAGATGATAAGAACTAATCCTAACAATACTGCAACAGATATAACATTAATTCCTTTAAGACATCTTTTAGATAGAATACCTATTCAAAAAGGTAATAAATGGTTCGAAATACCAATGCAAGATTATCCAGTTGCTGTAGAGAACTGTTTAGTTACAGATATAACTGGTAAATTTATTCATGATGCTAAAGTTACTCATTATTATCCTAACGTTTATTCTATAGAAAATATAGATGAAATAATAGAAGTGACTGATTTATATGTATACGTATTCTATTATGAAAATAAATATAATCAACTTAAGCATTTAGATATGTTAGCAGCATATCATAAATACGTACCAGATTATCTTGAAAAATATAAAAATGGTACAATAAATCCAATGGTTAGAGATTTTGATCCTACTGTAGTAGATTATACAATCGATAACTATCATAAGTCTGAAGAATACGATGATCACTTCAGATATAAAATAGCTAAGATGAGAGAATTCATTAAAGCTGACCCAAATAACTTTAAACGTTATTTAAGAAACTTAGGATTAGGAAATAATTATTACTACGTGGATGTTTCTAAAATAGACCTAAGTTTAAGAAAAAGAAAAGATAATAAAGATACTAAATTAACTTACGCTGAATTTGAAGAAGATATGTACATGTTCGTATTCAGAAATGACTTTAGAGGTATGTATGATGAGATAATAATTCATGTCGATGGTACTAGATATCAAGAACAAATTCAAGTATTTAGAACTGATATGTTAGACTACGTTTATATACCTTGTGAACTAGTTCAACCTGATACTGTATTAGAAATAGAAAAAGTTACAGATGTTAAAAAAGAAATACCATTTAGAGCTAGAAATTTAACTGATATAATTAGAATTAATATAGGTGATTTTGCTGTAAGAAACAAAACTCTTTATAATGACTTATTTATAGTTGATAAAGCTACAGGCAAATATTTACCTACAGACGCTTATCAAATAATATTACCAGTTAAATTCCATATGGATGATATAGAATCTGACATTATATTAGACTATGTTATAACTGAAACAGATAGCGGTTATTTCCAATTAGCTATATTAGACCATGGATTAATAGAGATATACACTGACGATGAAATGGAAATTGCAGATAACGCATTCTTCCTAGCATTACAAAGTGATGATAATAATTTCTATCAATTTGATATGGAAAATAATAAAGCTAAATTTAATAAAGTTGACTCTATAAACGGTTATCTTACAAATAAAGTTAGATCTATGGATAAGAAAATGGTATATCAATTCAAAATGGATAATGGAGTTGTTAAAATAGAAATCACTGAAGATGATGGTAAAGGAAAAACATTAGCTGAAGGTGGTTTAAGTTTAGTTGATATAAATGATGTATTCTTACCTTGTCCTAAAGAAATAAAAATAAGAATATTAGATAATGAATATATAGGAAAAGATTTATCATTATACATTAAAAAACATCATAACTATGAAGTTATTGAAGATGATTTATTAGTAGAAGAAATGTTAATATATGATGTAGATGGTACACCTCGTAAAGTTCCTGTATTAAAAGATCAAATAAGATCTAGATTTTATAATATTCATGAATGCCCAAGTTTATACTTCAGAAATGATGAAGGTGACTTATATGAAGCAGATATATTCAAAGGAAGACTACAACTAATTCCTATTGAAGACGAATCTGAAATTGACCTAGACAACTCAATCATTTTCAAAGATATGTATACTGAAGATGTTAATGATAATGCGGTTTATAGAATTTTCCTTAACGATCATAATAGACTATCAACTGAATTATGTACAAAAGATGTAGAAGTATGCAATGAAATACATATTGAAGATGAAAATGGTTATTTCTTTATATTAATGACATATAATGGTAGGTTAGCAACGGCACCACTTAACTGGGATAGAGATCCAGAATTAGACTTCTACCCTATAATATTTAAAACTATGTCTAAGAATGATTATAGATATTTTAGAGTATATAATAATGGTAGATTAATACCTAGACATATAGCCTCAGTTTGTTTCCCTGATTATACTATATTCTCAGAAGCAGAGTTAAGATTAGGGATTAAGCGTATGCTAGGAGTTCATTATAATATATCTGTTGAATGTATGCCTTATATGATGAAACAAGTTTGTTATTTAGAATCCATCCCTAGCGATAAAGTAATTAACTTAAAGGGTAAAATAGATAAACCATTTGATTTTAAATGGTATGATATTTATTTAAATGGTAAGAAACTAGTTAAAAAAGACGTTGAGATAGTTTCTGCAAATTTAATTAAGATATTAAAATCTGATTCATTACATGGATTAGAAATAATAGAAAACTCTAGAGATAGAGAATACTTTGGTGGATTTGATGTATTTAGAGATATAATAGATGATTTATTTGAAACTGATAAAGATTTTGCTGATAATTTAAATGGTTCTGTAGCAGATAACGAAAATTTAACAGACGATGAAGTTCCTAATACTGGTACTACAATTAATCCTTTAGATTATGTTGTGAGACAGCTTTATAATTTCTTGGTAGGATCATTTGGTATGATTAACCCTGATTATTTACAACTATCACAATATGAAATTAATACTTATAAAGATCTTACTGATGAAAGCGGTCCATTAATTTTAGGATTTGATGTATATGGTGAAAATAGAAAAGATGATGAAAAAACTATATTACCTGTAAACCCTGATGCTTAGAATTATAATTGTTTTCTGGGGATTGCCCCAGAAAACAATTATTTAATAAATTTATAAATTTGAAAGGAGAGTAAATGATTATGAGTAATCAAGCTTTGAGTGAATTAATACAAAGATTTGCTATATCTGCTCTGTCTAGAGAGAGAAAAGCAGAAGCTCTTAATGAAGAAATATTAGTAGGTAAATATTCTGGAGAATTCTATATCAAAACTAAAGAAGGTATAGTCCTATCTGCAGATATAATGAACCGTGCTAAAGCTGCAACTAATGAAGCTGTAAGAATTGCAGAATTAGTTGGTATGACTGGTGACATATATCATGTAGATTTTGAAAATATAGTATTGCCTGGATTCGTAGATTATGATGACAATATACTTCAACAAGAACCTATTAATATACCTGTAGATGCTAAAGAACTACTTATTCATTTAGACCTAGATGAATATAAGATATTAAACGGGGATCCTCAATTAATCCATAGTGATGGTAACGTTAAAATATTAATAGAAATTGTAGAAGACGGGGTTACTAGATATGTGCGTGTAGATAAAGATTTATCTAGTATAAACTTTAATAAAATTCCTTTAGAGCTTAAAGGAAAAGTATCTTCTATAAAAATAATGAATATTACTATAGGAAAAGCTGCAAATATCGGTGCTAATAATACAATATTATTACATAACCTATTTGTGACTATAAATCATTAGGAGGTGTGAAAATTGGCTAAGCTTACATTTGTTAAAAAAGTTGTAAATGAAGAAGTTATAAATAGTTATAACTTAATATTAAATGTTTTATTCGGTGGTAAAATACCTGAAATATACGATGAGAATAAAATATATAATAAAGGTGATAGTGTTATAATACAACAAGATGGTATATTCAAAGTTGTTACTATAACTAAAGATGGTGTTACTGGACCAATAGTTCCTGATAATTTCACTGATATTGTAATAACAGATATATACAAAGATAGTAGCATAATAACACAAAATAATACTGTTCTTCAATCTACTCAAGAAGCATTATCTGACGATGTTGCTACTTTAGTATATGAATTAGCAGGAATGTTAGATCATAGATTAGTGTTAAAAGTTTTATTTAGAGAAAACTTTAGAGACTTAGAACATCTTAATCTAGTTACTGGTTTACATGTACCAGGATCTGTTAAAGCTTTACCAGGATATGGTATAGATGTTAGATTAACTGAACCTATAGAATTAATTACCCAACCTAAAAAATATAAAATAAAACATATTATAGAAATGCTTGGAGCTCCTACTCTTGGTTGCTCTATTACTTTCAATGCATTAGATGCTAACCCTCATTGGTTTAATGCTAATGAAGCAATATTATCTGCAGACTTTTTTGAAATACCTGAATTTGTAAAAGAAGAAGGAAAGCCATACGCTTTAGATATTAAGATATTTGGAGACTGTGCTGTAGGATCGTCTTTAGAAATATCTGACTTTATGGTGGTGTTTATATAATGAAATCTATTTTTGAGAAAAACGTGCTTAGAAAATATTTGCTCATGGTGGCATGTCTGATTTTATTTTTTGCAGGAGGTTTTAGAGCATTCAATCTATACAAGACATATAAAAGTTATAATCAAGAAATAGCAGCTATAGAAAAAAATACTGATGAAAATATTCATACTATATTACGAGCAATTCTAATGGAAACACATGATATGACTGAACGAAATACAAAAAATGATTCATTAACATTGCATAGAATAATGATAGAATCGATGAATATTGATGAAATATATGATAATATAGTTAATATGAATTTAGATAAAACCTTTATAGGTATATTAGATGAAGTATTTGATTTATCTGATAAAAAAGATGAAATAATAATTACAGTCGGTACAAAAGACTATGTGTTTTATAGTAGATCAAATATAGATTTGGATAAATATAAATATATCGAATCCGAAGGTAAATATTTAACTTGGGATGAATACTATGAACAAGTGGATGGGTCAGGTGTAATGAAACAAGCATATGAAGACATAGCATTAAATAGAGTTGATTATGCTATAATCAGAACTGACGGTTATTATCCTAATGGAACTTACTATACTATAGAGGACGTTATAACAGAATACCATAATAATGGTATGAAAAATATGGATAAATATATGATTGTGACTATGGGAGTTATAACTGAAAATGGTGATATATTTGGAGAGACTGATAGTCACTTCTTAGCTAAAAATCCAAACGTTAATAAGATATATGTATTTAAATCAGTTTCTCTAGGGACAATTTTAGAAAACTATTTACCTTTATTAGAACAATGCGATCAATCAGTAACTATTAAAATTATCCAATACAGAAATACTACTGAATTTACAAATGCATTGATCAATATATTCTTAGTAACAGCAACTATAATTATATTAATGGTCGTGATTAAAAATATAGATGATGAGAATATACAAATAAAAGAAAATTCAGATGACCTTGATTAAATCAAGGGGTTGATGCCATGCAAGGAATGAATATTGATGTATTCTTATCTATAGCTATACCTTTATCATTGTATTTTTTAATTACATTAGCTGGATCTTTTGTAAAGGATATGTATAATAGTATCAGAGGTACAGACACATCCTTTAGATTATATAGAATTTTAATAGGATCATTATTTAGTGCATTTGTAATGGTTGGACTAGAAAGCTGGCTTTTAAAACATATAGGACTTAAAGAGATAGTCGTCCTCGCTTTTTTTGTAGGACTGCTTAGTTTTGAATTATTTGAAAGATTATCCAATATAGACGGTTTATTTAAATTCTATCAAACTTACCAAATGATTAAACGTGGTGATAAGGTTGATTTACATGATAAACCAACACTAACCGAAAGTGTTGAAAAGAAAAAAGAACAATCCTCTGATAGTAAAGATGAAAAGAAATAGATATATCCATATGGATATATCTATTTTTATTTGTATGAACCGTAATTCTCAGGATTTCGATACCATATTATAAAAGTGAAGTATAATAAAAATAATTTAATTTGGAGGTACTTGTATGTATAATATATCTAAAAATAAATTTGGTTTTGAATATTTTAACTTTGAAGGTAGAGAAGTTACGATAATGAAATATTCTCCTTGCTTCTGTAGAGTAAATGATTTAGATAGAATATATGTAAATCAACAATTTATGGAACAAGATGAGAATACACAAAAATTCGTATTATATCATGAATTCGGACATATATATTATGGACATAATAAAGTAGATAATTCAATAACAAACTTCAAAAGAAAATTATTCCATAGATTTGGATTAGTAGTAAAACAAGAAATACAAGCAGATTTCCATGCAGTTAAATTATTAGGTAAAGAAAATGCCTTAAAAGCAATAACAGAAACAATAAAATTTATACCATCAAGAGAATTAAAAACTAGACGTTTATTAATAAAATTATTTGCTAAGTAAGATTTGTATGTTCCTATAAAAAATTATAAAAAATATGGAGGGTATTAATATGTTAAATAATTTAATGAATATAATAAATGGATTAGAAACTAGAGTATTTGTAGATGAAAACGATGCTATAACTGATAAAGATATAAATGAATATGGATACGTTACAATAAGAAATAATGAATTACTAATGTACAACGGATTAGCTATAGCAATGGCTGGATTCTTACAATTCGATAATATGGATAACTATGTTCCTATGATAGTTGTAGATGATAGATTTATGGAAATGAGTGAAAATGGTAGAAAATTTACAATAGCACATGAATAGGACATTTTAATCTACATGCTACAGAAGATAAATTATTCAATAATGAATATGAAAGAGATATAAATGATGAATTTGAAGCTGATGAATATGCTGCAAAACAAATGGGATATCAAAGTGCTATATTTGCATTGGAAGAATTACAAGAAGTATTAGATAAAACTAGTAATGGAGAAAACGTTGAAGGTATACAAGAAATGGAAATAAGAATACAACATCTATTTGATATATGTAATGGTGTGACTTGTTAATCAAGTCACACTTTATGTGTTCTTTAATAATAAAAACAAATAATAATGGAGGTAGTTTTATGTATAAAGATTATATGGAAATGAATGTTGAGTTTAGAAAAATGTATGAAGAAAATATTAATAATATGCTACAAATAGTTGCTAATGATAATACTTTTACAAATACAATAAGAAACTTATGTACCCAAGCTTTAAAGAACAATTGGGAATTATATAAGAAAGTTAATATACTTAATATAATAAATAAATAAGAAATAATAGAATATCCATTAGGATATTCTATTATTTTTTTTTAATCATAAAACTTAGGAACTTTACTATAAGCATCAGCTATAACGTTTAATTTTTTATATCTTAATAAAGTAATTATTAACTCATCAGCTTTTAAATGAGCTTTATTTACAGTAATTTCTCCAGCTATAGCTTTTTCAGCTATAGAAAGTAATTCCATTTCTATTAGTTCTTCTTCATCATAAATTATTTCACATTCAAAGAAATGTCCACTTCTTTCTATAGCAACAACTTTGAATGTTCTAACACCTTGATTATTTTGATAATGAACTAATATTTTATCATTTATTCCACAAGGTATATAATTAATTCCATCATAATCTATAGGCTCAACAATGTCTCCTTCTGGTGTAATAACTATAGTTCTACAATCTATACTTTGTTCTATTACTAATCCTACACCGTTTTCATCGACATGTCTAGCTATAAGTACCACAGCATTCATATATTAATCAACTCCTTTATCTGTATAAATTTCTTAGCATTTTTTCTCCACTTTTTTCTATTATCGGTTCTAATTGTATTTGATTAAATACTTTTTCTGCTCCTCTTCTTACAGTGTTAACCATAAATATAAAATATATCATTGACTCTAAGGCAAATGGTGCAGATTCTCCGTACATAGAAATATAATTGAATAAGTAATTTCTTATCTGTAATTTACCTTCGAATCCTAATTGTAATCTCTCATCACCTAAAGCTTGAATAAATGTTCCTAAATCTTGATACGCTTCTTCATCTACTAAACTATCAGTTTCTTTTAAAGTATATGGAGATACTCTATTAGCTATCTTAGATCCTACGTTAAATATATATTCATCATTATCTATTCCTAATACATTTTTTAAATAAAATTTAGATGCTAAAAATAATATCTTACCTTCTCTTACACTATCTAAATTAGTATTAAACATTTTATTTATCGGTTTTATAAATATATTAGCATACATTAAAGCACCTTGTTGTCTTACTAATGTATCGTTTTTAATAGCATTGTAATTATCAGCAAAGTTCTTAGCTAAGTAAGCACTTTCTAATAAAGTGTATAATAAGTTACCTCTAATATTTAATAATCCATCTGATCTCATATTACAGAAAGGATTTAAGAATACTACAGCTTTATGACCCATTTGTGATGGTATTAATACAAATGGCATTAATTTAGATACTTGAACATTATCAGCATATATTACTTCTATTCTTCCTTCTTTAAACTCTGTCATTACCCTTTGTTTTAATAAAGATTTTTCATAATTTCTTATATAAACAAATTGTTCTAATAAGTCTTGTTCAGAATATCTTTTTCCTTTACTAGCTGCTTCATTTATTTTTCCAGTTAGTACACTTCCTCCTAAATTCTTAAATAAGAATGTACTAGTAATTGGTTTATATCCTGCCATATCTTATTCAACTCCTTTATTTTCTTAGTTAACTATTTCTCTTACTAAATTGTTTAAAATTAAAAAATGTAGATAGTTGGTTAATGTCACCAACTATCTACAAAGAGCCAATTAATCAAAATCTCAGAAAAAACCGTCCATGCAAATGGACGTATCTTCCTAACCGTATTCTAATATTTAACAACTTATTATCCGCTCCTCTTTTGGAGAGTCGCTTCATTTCTAATTAATGCTATCGCATTAATAAGTTGTTGTACTGTTGATAATTAATTATATGGTTTCTATGAAATTTTATATATTATAACAATAAACACATTTGAATGAAATTATATCAACTATAGAACATTACTGTAATTTGAATAATATAGGAGGAAATGATATGAAGAGAACAACATTTACGCTTTATAGATTTGAGCATTTAATAAAAACTGATTTAATGTATGTAGAGGAATTACCTGAAAAACAAACTTACAAAATAAGAGTTGAAGGAGATAATATTGAAGAAATATTAGAAAGAATGTATTTACCTGAGAGAGTAAAACAAGATCTAAGACAAGATATTGTAAATATAGTTAATGGTTATAAAATATTAACTTCTCAAATGGCTTATACAAAAGAGAATAATGATTTATGTAAAAAATATTTTAGAGACATGTTTGCAAAATTCTGTCAAATACACGGAAGCTATTATCAATTTAAAGAAGACGAAATATAAGGAGGTACAAATAAATGGCTAATAGTTTAGGTATATGGTGTATAATATATAGTGATTATACAACAGAGTTTGTTAAAGCATATAATATTTGGCAAATAATAAACACGGGTAAAATTGATAAAGACCCAGATTATATTGTAAGTATAACAAGAGTAGAGTTTGCAGGTGGTTGGGCTGATGAAAATGATATAAAAGATGTAACACATTGGGATTAATTAGGAGGTAAAAATATATGGGGAAATATTCTGATCATTCAACTTATATGAATAAAAAGATGGAAGAAGTTCCATCAGTTACAACTATAATGAAAGTCTTAAATAAGCCAGCTATTCCTATGTGGGCTAATAGTTTAGGTTGGAAAAGACAATCTTACAAACAAGTATTGGAAGAAAAAGCAGATCATGGGACATTTGTCCATGAGTTATTGCATGAATTTATGTTTAAGGAAGGAAAGAAATTTGATATAAGTCAACCAGGAACAGTTGAGCTTATTAAAGAATATATTGACGGATTTAAAGTATTTCTAGAAGAATATAAAGTCAAACCGATATGGGGAGAAAAATCATTCAGTTGTGAACTATATGGTGGAACTATAGATTTATTATGTGAATTAGAAGAAAAATTAACAATATTAGATTTTAAAACATCTAAGAGATTTTATTCATCTCATTTTATACAATTAGGAGCTTATATACAATTATTAGAATATAACGATATAAAAGTAGAACAAGTTGCAATAGCTAGAGTTAGTGAAGAAGGAGTCAAACTTAAGGTAATGTCAGTAGAAGAAATGCAACCTTATATAGATTTATTTAACTCATTAATGAATACGTTTTATATGGTTTATGAATTAAATGAAGAATGGGGTGATATGCTTTGATGAAAAGATTTTTAGTAGTGGGTGATATCCATTTTGGGTATTACCCTCCTGAATTATTATACAAAGAGTTTCAATTAATATTACACACAATTGAAGATAATGCTATCGACTGTGTGGTTATAGCAGGAGATTATTACGATACTAAATTATCTATGGCTAGTGCTCATTCAGTATATTCAGTAAAAGCATTTTCAGATTTAATTAAATCATGTGAAGAAAAAGGTATTAAAGTTAGACAAATTAAAGGTACTAATTCACATGACCCTGAGAATCAATTAAAGAATTTAGCACAAATAGCGAATAGTAGTAAATGTGATTATAAACTTATTTTAACAGTTGACGAAGAGGAAATATTCCCAGGTATGAATGTTTTATATATACCTGAAGAATATATGGAAGATTCTAAAGAATATTATAAAGAATATTTCAATAAAAAATATCAATTAGTATTTGGTCATGGTATGTTTGAAGAAACTAATTTCTCAACTAAACAACATACAGGAATGAAGAAATATCCAATATTTAATTCTAAAGAGATGGAAGAAATATGCGAAGGACCTATAGTATTTGGTCATATTCATACAGCTCAAAGAATAAGAGATAGAATTCAATATACAGGAAGTTTAGTTAGAAGTAGATTTGGTGAAGAAGAAGCTAAAGGATTTTATATAGTAGATTTTGATGAAGAAACTAAAGAAACGGATTTCACATTTATTGAAAATGAATTAACTATGAAATACGATACAATAGAAATTAAACCTAATAACTGCGTATTTAGTTATATGGTAAACGAGCAAATAAACTATTTCAAAAATCTTGTTAAGAATTATTGTAGAGATTATCTTAGAATAAAAATATATACACCAGAAGATATGATCAATTCAGCAACATTTGTTGATAGTATGAATGTAGTATTTAATGACATGAAAAATGTTAAATTACAGATTATAGAAAATAGTAAACTTAAATTAGATAAAGAGTTAAAAGAAAAGGTTAGTTTATTGATGGATAAGTATAATTTCATATTCGATAAATCTGTAGGCTACGATGAGAAGATACAAGAATATATAAAACTTAAAACAGGAAAAGAAATAAGTTTAGACAGGATCAGGTCAATGATATCAGGAAACGCTGTTAAATAAAATGCTTCAGAGCTAGTAGACGGCTCTGAAGCAGTGATTTTTTATTTAATAACATTATTATAACGATTGAATAAAATTATATTTTATTATTAACAAACTGATATTATAAAAAGAAATTTGAATTTTCAAATACGGAAGGGAGAATATAATTATGGATAATAACAATTTACAAGCACCCGTAACATTCCATGGAGATGGAACAGTTTCAGGAAATAGCTTAATACAAACAAGTGGAAAAAATAAATTCTTAGAGAATTATAATAAAATGAAGAAAACTGATACGGAACAGTTATTACAGGGTCTGCCTGAATTTATAATAAAGGATATGGTTTTATATTTCTTATTTGACGAATATCCAAAGAAAAGTAATTATATAACAGGATTATTAGAGACATTTGTAAATCAATTAACATTAAAACACATTAAAGATGTTAAGATATATGATATGATTCAATGGTGTAAAACAGCAATAGACGCTAGAAATAAAGGTATATGTTCGGGATATGCGTTTCTAGATTATTGCGATACAGGAGTGGAAAAAGAAATAGGATATTTAGATTTAGTAAATCATGTTAAAAAAGAATTACCGATAGATGAATATTTAGGACATATGAGTGATTCAGATATGTATAAATATCTTTCAGAATCAGCATTTAATTATATGGTAAATAGAATATCAAAAAATAAATTCTTATTTGAACAATGTGAAGATTATGAAGCTTTACAAGCTACAATCGATGGATTGAGAGAAGGTAAAGACGTTGAAGAAGATTATATAAATTTAAAGAAAAAAATAGAGAGAAATAGACAAAAATTCTATAGATTAAATATGGATAATAAAGTAGGAAAAAGTGCGTTAGAAACAGGATTTACAGCAAACTTAAATGAAGAAGAATGTAGAGATGAGAACCAAAGAAACTTACAATTACAAGTAAATGGTTGTAATAAATTTAGATTTGGTCATCGTTGGTTAAATATGATAACAGGTGGAGGATTAGAGTCAAAACAACTTATGGTTTACGGTGCTCCATCAGGAAACGGTAAAACTACAATGATGATAAGTTCTGCAATAGATATGGCATTATATAATCCACAAGTTAAACATGAACCAGGATTAACACCATGTATATTATACATTTCTGCAGAAACAGGTGTAGAAGATATAAAAGGTAGATATATAAAAATGTTAACTGGTACAGATATATCTTGGGAAGATGAATTAACAAGAGAAAAAATGAGATTAAGTAATGAAGAAATAGAAAATGAATTAGTTGAAGCAAGTAGAATATTATCAAGACATACACCAACTAGAATAAGATTTATACAAGTTCCAAATAATTCATATTCTAAAAATGAAATAATAAGAGATATAGAAATATTAAGAGAGTCAGAAAAATTACAAGTAGTAGCAGTAATTGCCGATTATCTTAAAGGATTTAAACCAGTTGAAAACCATGTTGAAAACAGAATAAGAATAGATAATATAACTTCAGATTTACGTGCTTTAGCAATAGAATGTGACGTTGCAGTTATAACAGCATCACAAGTTAAAGTTGAAATGAGTAACGAAGTTTTCAAAGCAAGAGGAAAAATGGAGACAAGTGTAATACCTAAAGATTGTCCTGAGACAGTATTCTCAGAATCAAAAGGTGTTGTTGAATGTGCCGATTTCGCATTAGTATTTGCACAAACATCAGAAAATTATGAGAGAGATGAATTATCAGATGCTATCAAATTTACACATTTAGAGGCATTAGTTATAAAATCAAGAGCAGGTAGACATAATGCGGCAAGATGTTTTATACCTTATGTTGAAGGAAGTCAGATAGCATTCCAAAAAGATTACGATTTATTTGATGAACATGGTAAACCTATTTGGTTAACAGTAAAAGAATTAGAATTTAAAGGTGATAAGTCTCAATTACCTAAAACTAAACAAAGTAATACAACTGGATTATTTGATAAACCTAGTAAGAAAAAGCAAGTAACAGTAACACCTGAATGTAATTTAAATAGAGAAGGAAACGTTTTAGATACATTACCAGATAGTGGTTTTGGAAATCCTGCATTAGCAGGTATGATAGCAGCTTAGTAACACAATAAACAAATGATGAATATTTAGAATTAATTTTTTATTATTTTATATTTTTATATTGAGATTATCCATGCAGTTTATGGGTAGGGAATAGCGAAAGTTATTCTTTCGATTGGTATTTTTATATCAGTCGGTCTCAATACAACAAAACGAAGATAAATGAGTATACACTACTCATTTATCTTCTTAAGTACCGACATTTCGTTGTCTATATAATCTTCAGATTCCATTACTAAAATTTCATTTAACAATGAAACAATTGAAGGTTTGAATACTCTAACTTCTTTAAAATCAAAGTTTATTACAGAATAAACATAGTTAAGACGTAATAATAAATAATATATATCAGGATTACCATAAAGGTCTTTAGCTAATAATCTTGGTTGATATCTATATTTAAGATATTCTTGTTCAGTTAATACTACAGTCGTAACATCTTCTAGTAATAGTTCATAATATTTTTCATAAAGGTTATACATATTAATTACAAACATATCACCCGAACTGTTTGTAATTACTTCTTTAAAGCATAAATCCTTTATTGTCATTTTTAGTTCTAATCCCTCTTCAATTACTTCTTTCATTGTAGATCTATTTCTAAAATTACTTCTAGCCATTTAATCACCTCTTATAGGAAGTTTGTCAAATATGCATCATTTATATTTCCGTTCATAAAACATACAATCATCTTAGCACCTTTCGGTAGATATGCTTCAACTATATGACCATCTATAAATGTCATTTCGTCACCTAGACAGTCTTTTATTAAAACGTGGTTTACTACTTTACATCCACATTCTTTTTTCTTTAAAACTGCAGATTTAGACAGTTCTAATCCTGAGAATGTTTTAACTGTTATAGTATCCGATAATTTGATAGGATTAACAACTTTTGGTTTACATTCAGGATCATTAACCAATATAGACTCCTGTGCTCTGACAGTGGTTTTACTCGTATCAACAGTTAACTTAGGTATATATACTTTAACAGTTTCAGCAGGTAAATAAGTTTTCTCTGCTACAGTACAATATTCCAATAAATTAACCTGCAATTCCTCTAAATTTGATAAATCCATTTTATTCCTCCTTAAAATTTAATAATTATAATATTGTATAATTTAATAGACAAATATGTATTGATTCCGTTTTAAAGGAGGTAAGTATATGGGAATAGTCTTAAATGACCAACAAGACGAATGTGTTAAAATGGCAGTTAAATGGTTTAACAATTATTCGTCTAAACAGACATTTGAGATAAGCGGTCCTGCAGGTTCGGGTAAGACGACTATAGTTAGAACTATAATTCAGAACCTAGGATTGAATATGGAAGATGTTTTATTTGTCGCTTATGTCGGGAAAGCGGCTCTACAATTAACCAGAAGTGGTGTAAATGGTAGAACTATACATAGTGCTTTCTACGATATAGATTTTGTACCTGTAAAAGATGATGACGGAAAACCAGTTATAAAGAATGGGAAAGTTGTTACAAGACCTGAATTTATAAAGAAGGAAAAAATTCCTAGAAATATCAAATTGATAGTAATAGATGAAGCTCCTATGGTAAATGAATCATTTGGAGTTGACATAGAGTCTTTTAACATCCCTATCATTTGTCTAGGAGATTTACAACAACTTCCCCCAGTTATAGGAGGAACTAAATACCTTATTAGACCTGATTATGTACTGACAAAAATAATGCGACAGGCAGAAGGTAATCCTATAATATATTTAAGTCAATTAGCATCTAGAGGTGAACCTATTCCTTATGGTAAATATGGGGATAAATGTTATGTTATACCAAAGGATAAGGTTAATGATAATATGTTATTAAAAGCAGATATGATATTAACACCAACTAATGCTAGTAGAGCTAGAATTAATAAATATATAAGAGAAGAATTAAGAGGTATTGATTCAGATTTACCAGTTGTAGGAGAAAAATTAATTTGTCGTAAAAATAATAGAAATAGAATTATCGGTGACGGTGTATATCTAGTAAATGGTATGTTGGGTTATGTTGTTGACGTAAATAAGTCAACATATAATACAAGAACAGTTGATATATCCTTTTCACCAGATTTCAACGATCAATTAATATTTAATAATGTAAGAATAGATTATAAAACTTTAATCCAAAGTATACAAACAGATAATGGAGTTTATAAAAAAGGTTATTCTGTGTATGATATGTTTGAATTTGGAGATTGTATTACAGTACATTTATCCCAAGGTTCTCAAGCAGAAAATGTGTTATTTATGTCAGAACCATTTGGAAGAGGTGATAGAGATATTCAAAACAAATTGAACTATACAGGAATAACTAGGGCAAGAGAAGGTTTAATATATGCGTATTAAGGAGTTGATATTATGATACCTAAAAACTTAGAAAAAACCTTTAGAGGTACAGGAAGGAGTAAAACTAATTGGTCTCCTCCTGAGACCAAAGAGGAAAGAATTGAAAGAATTATGAAACAATTAGGTATTGAGAAACATGGTAAAGGTAAAAGAAAAAAGAAGAAAGGTGGTAAAAGAAAATGACAAAATCAGTAGTTGAAGCTATAGCTAATGATGCAGGAGGTTTTGATCATATAGTCGGTATGAGAATGGCGAATGGAACTAAATTTTATTGGAGCCGTTATGCTTTAAAAGCAGAAGATTTTGTAACAATTGGAGGAATGGAGATTCTTAAATTATATCATAAAGATACAATGGGAGGAGAAGCCGTTTCGTATTTAGATGTATCTGAAATAGTTCAAGTGTATACAGTAAAAGATATAGGAAAACCTATAGTACTAAGAGATATTTTAGACTAAAAATTTATATATTGATAAACAAATTTCTAAAGTGTAATTGATGAGATTTTCAATGCTATATTATATAGGTGAATAGAAATATTAATATATTATTAAAAGTGTAAAACGTAGAATTTCAATGCTATATTATAATAGTGAATAGAAATAATAATATATTAATTTCTATGATCCAGAATAAAAAAATATATTAAAATTATTAGGAGGTAACAAGTATGAGCCAATTAAATAACAATAACCAAAATCAAGGAAATGGAAATAGAATAGCAGATGAATTAAGACAAATGAAAATAGATAGACAAAACTTAGATAGAAGAGATAAACAAATTAGATTTAGATGTGACCATAAAGATGGTCACGGTAGACCAGCAGTACAACAAGGACAAGAAGACGGTGTTTTAGTATGTAGAATCTGTGGTTGCAAGATCAATGCTAAAATGCAAAACAAAGTTGAAGTAGATAGAAAATTAAGAGAAGTTATAAACATAATAGAAGCTATTAAGATAGCATCTAGTTCAGATTTAACACCTAGCTTAGCTAAGATAGAAGAAGGTGTTGATAGCTTATTAGCATTATATGAAAGAATAATATTAAAACAAGGAAATGTTAACAAGAACAATAATAACAATAATAACAATCAAAGAAGAGGTGCAAGCTACAATCAAAGTAAGCTTTAAGATATATAAAGGTATAGACAATTTGTCTATACCTTATTTTATTTGCTTAAAATTGAATTTTTCGTATAACAAAATATTATAATAAAATTTTAGGAGGTAAATAATTATGAATAAAATGCATAAATGTAATGTTAGATTCAATGGTCCTGTAAAGGAAATAATGAAATTTATGGTAGACAATATGGAGTTCTCTGAAGTAAGTGATGTTGGAGTTAAATTTATAGTTGGCTTAGATTTTGGTAAATTGATGAAAGAACATGATGAATTATTTATGAAAGATCAATATGGTGTTAATCTTAAAGATATATGTATTAATACAAAAGTATTTGTATCCAATGTTGAATATAAAGAATATTATGATGACGAATATTATGATTATGATGAAAGACCTAAAAATATATATGAATTCGAAATTCAAAATCACGGTTGCTTCTTTGATGTAACTAAAGTATATGAAAAAGAAGTATGTTTTAAAGATGAGTTTGTAAAAAGACCTAAAGAATTTATGAGTGAGTTCTTTAATTATTTCTCATTAGGAAGTGTTAATTCACGCAAAGATCAAGATGAATTAATAAGACGAATGAATCTTTCATCAATGTTAGAAATAGAATTTTTCACATATGCTTTCCCTGTAGAAATTCTTAATGCTTGGAGAAGCAAATATAATTTAAGTGTAAGAGCACATTGGGCTGATGAAAATGAATTCTTAATATATGCAAGATATCAAGATGATCCTGAAGATTTATCTGAAGATAAATATGTACAGCATATAACTGCTGAAAAGAGTTTACAAAGATACACAGAAATGTTATGTGTGCGTAAATGGTTAGATTGTCATGCAATGGTTATAGATGTATGCAATATGTTATATGACATGAAAGATAATTTCCCAGTTAAGATTGATTTAGAACTTAAAGAAGTGCCTGAAGGTGAAGTGGCATTTAATAGTAATAATCCTTTTAAATATAATGTAACATATGGAAGTATATCAAATACAATTTATGGATTAGCAAACAATGGTGATAATTTCACATTAGCTAAAATGTATGCAGCATTAACAAAAATGCATGAAAAATTTATGAATGAAAATAAGTAAATAAAAATATAAATAAAAAATTAAATTAAATGGAGGTAATGCATATGCCAAACTGGTGTGCTAATAATATAATAGTAAATGGTAAAGGAAAAGATGTAAAACAATTCATACAAGAGAATTTCAGAACTAATAAATATCCTTATAAAGAAGATAGTAATGAGTATGCTTATATATTAGATTTTGAACAGTTCTGTCCAACACCATTAGATGAAAAAGGTGAAGTATTTAGTGAATGGTACAATTGGAGATTAGCTAATTGGGGATGTAAATGGTCCCCTTCTTATGAACAATGTATTCAATTATCAATAGAACATGAAGATGAAGAAGGTGTTAAAATAGTTTACGGTGAACATGAAAACGAAGATAATGAAATATTTAATGAATCATTCGTAAATAGTATACCAGATGATGATTGTAAAATGAAATTAGAATTATCTTGTTTCTGTGAAACTCCTTGGGGACCACCAGAAGGAATGTTTAATAAATGGTATGAAAAATATAATGACGTGTTAGAAATCACAATGAAATTCTATGAACCAGGATGTTGTGTTCTAGGTGAATTATGGTTTAGTGGTGATGAATATTGTGATAAAGTTATAGATGATAATGATAGAAAAGCTTATATAGAATATCTATTAACAGAAGGTTGGGAATGTAGAGAATGGTATATTGATGAATGTGCTGATATGATACAAGAAATGCATAGTGCTGAAGAAGCTGAATTAATATCAGCTAAAGTTGCTGAAGTGCTTAACAATTGTAAGACAGAAGATGCTGCTACATTAATAGCAGATATCTTTGATAAGTATTACAAATGGTTACAAGAAGGGGATGAAAAGAAAGATGAGCAAGGTGAAAAATAAACTGAAAGTTACAGGTAGTATTAAAGACCTTGTGATGTTTATAAATGATAATTATGTAGAAGATATATACCATCCTAGTGATGGTGTATATCCTTCTAATCTTATTTTATTTTTTGGTAAATTATACCCAACACCTAAAGATATTGAAGATAACAAAGATAATGTGTACCGATGGAGAATGAATAATTGGGGAACTCCATTTTTAATAGATAATGAAGATTTTAGTAATGAAATAACTATACTGTATAAACATGATTATGATTATACACCATATGATATAGATAAATTTAATGCTTATACAATAAGAAAAATATTAGAATATTCAGAAATGTTTTATGGTGAGAATATTCACAAAGAAGATAATGAAATAAATTCATTATTTACTACAACGATGACACCACCAACTAAACTTATAACTAATTGGGTTAATAGATATAAATATACATCACTAAAGTTTAGATTAGATTATATAGATATGGAAGATAGATATGTCGGTAACATTCATCAGGTTAATAATGAATATATTCTTGAGCATTATGTTAAAGATCATAATGTTACAGCATATGTTAATTATACCCTAGAAGAAGATATTAGAACTATAGAAGATTATTCAAGTGAAATAGCTAAAATGATAATAACTGTTAATCCTGAAAAAACAGATTCAGATTTTAAAGAGATATACAATATGATATTAGAAGAAATTGAAACAAAAGATAGTTTAAAAGAACAAGTTGATTTTATATCAATGATGATAAGATATCTAAATGGAAAAATATATAATTAAAATCAATTGGAGGTAACGGGATATGATTAGAGAAATAGGAAGTACGTATCATAAAGTTAAATTCATGGAGGATAAAATATATATAAGAATAGATGATGTAGATTATGCAGTTCAAGGTGAATGGATTAGATTCACGTATAAAGTAACTAAGAAAGGTGATGCTATAGTTGGTGCTAGATTAGCCACACAACCTGAAATAGAAGAAGCAAAAAGATTGGCAGGATATATAGAATTAGATAAGATAATTACAGAAGAATGGGAAAAAGTTAAAGAAAAATTTGGCATTCTTAAAGAAAAAGCAAAAGCTAAGCTTAAAGAATTAAAAGACAAACTAGATTAATAGCATAAGAATAGATACTATGAGGTATCTATTCTTTTTTATGTTCCAAGAAGTGTAATTCGTAGAATTTCGATACCATATTATAATAGTGAAGTACAATAAAAATAATTTAATTTTGGAGGTATTTTATATGATGAAAATAGAAGCTAAATTAATGGAAATGGAAACAAGAAGAGCTATGATAGTTGAGTATTTAAATGAATATCATAAATATAATAAAGAATACAATACAAATGAAATGGATATGTATATAGAAAGATATGAAGAAGCATTAGTTAAATGTGATATGATAATAGAAGAACTAAAAAGCTATACAATAGAATGTTAAGATTTATATGTTCCAATTAAAAAAATAAAAAATAAATGGAGGTAATAAGTTATGAAAAAATTAAGTTTACAAGTATTAATGATGATATGTGGTATATTAGCTGGTATAAATGTATTCGCTACAGTAATAGGTGTATTATGTTTAGATCCAACTTTAATTGTATTCTATGGAATATTTGCAGCAATATTTATATTCGCTAATAGAAAACTAGTAGCAAAAGTTAAAGTAATAAAAGCTGAAGCACCTAAAGAAAAAGTTAAAGTTAAAAAAGAAAAACCTGTTAAAGAAAGAGTTACAATAACAGATAGAATCAATGCTAAATTTGATGAATGGGACAAAAAACTTGATAAAAAGATTGCAGAAGGAACTGATGAAAATGGAGAATATCATATAAGTGAAAAAACAGAAAAGAGAGCAGCATTTGCAGGTAAAGTAATTGGTGTTCTTATATGTATAGGAATGGTAGTAGGGGGTATAGCTTTAATAGTATTATTATTTAACGTATTAGGTGCTGTAATAGCATTCTTATTTGACATATTATTTTACGTATTAGGATTCATAGCAGCTATATTTATAATAGGTGGATTCTTAAGCTTCTGGTGGGATTTAGTTAAATGGGAACACGTATACAAACCAAGAGGATATGTAAGAGTTAGAAGAAGACGTAGAAGATAGATAATAAAGAGTTCTAGGAGGCATCTCTAAAAGCCTCCTTCCAATAGGATTTATATGATCCTTAAAATAATATAATTAGGTGGAGGTATTATTATGTGGATAGTTGCGTTTTTAGTGTTATTATTAATGCTTGGTTTTAGAAATTTTATAAAATATATATTATATATGGTTGCTGCATGTTTTGGTATATTCTTAATATTTACATTCTGTCCGATATTAATGATACCTTTATTATTATGGGCAGCTTTTGGTTATTTATTTTAATTAGGAAGTGATATTATGAAAAAGAAATTAAATAGAATTGGATATGAAGTAGAAGTAATTCATGATGATTGGAAAGTTAATGTTATATATGCAGGTAGAATATTATATTTCTACCTGTTTGATAATGAAGTAGAAGCAATAGATAAATATAATGAATTTAATTAGGAGGTAGTTATATATGATGAATGTAATGGTAATATTTGGAGTAGTTATAGTAGTAGAAGCTGTAGCAGTATGGGCTTTAGGAAAACTGTTTAAAAATTTAAACGATGAAGAACTTGATGTAGTTGTAAAAGCAATGCAAGAAGCACATTGTAAAAGATTTTGGTAATTATAATAACAGGATTTATCCTGTTATTTTTTATATGTTCCTCAACATTAATATAATAAAATAATTAGGAGGTAATTAATTATGAAAATAGTTAAAAGATGTGCTTATATGATATATGAGGATGAATTAGTAAGAGATGATTTAATTCTTGAATGGGATGCTAAGCATTGGTGTAAACATTATAATGAAATTAATGAAGATCGAATGGTATTTTATCAGGTTGTGTCTGATGAATATAAATTAAAACAAGGAAAGAAAAGATAAGGGTGCTTCCTTATCTTTTTTTTGCTATCGTAAAAAGGTGTTATTTCAATTATATATTATAACAATGAAATAAAAATAAAAAATATTGGAGGTATTGGTATGAAAAATTTAGAAGAATTAAAGAAAGAATATATGGAATGGCATGAAACATTTAGAGAATTAGGTTATGAAAGAGTTAGACATTTTAGAGAAGGTATGAGTGCATTAGAAGAAGAAATGGAAAATGAACGAGCTAGGAAAGTAGAAGAGAAAATAGAAAAACTTCGAGAAGAATATGATGAATGGAAAGCTAAATATAATTTGTTCGATATAGCGTTAGAATGGAGTGTAGAATTTTATGGATTTGTTACGTGGGAGGATGAAAGACATTTCTATAGAGATTGGATGACAGATCATGAAACTAATAAGCATGTACAGGATTCTATACATGCTACAGATGAAAAAGAAGTTGAATTATTTATAGAGAATGCAAGAAAAGCATTAGAATCTATTGGTTATACACACGATTTTGATATTTATGAAACGCATGATTTTATAGATTATATTGAATATATAAATAGAGATTTTAGACATGACATAGAAAATGGATGTATGACGGTATTAGCAATGGATATATTAGAAAATAGAAAACTTTGGGTTCCTTATAGAGAAGGATTTAGTGATTGTCTAAAGAATGTTTCAGACGAAATAGATTCAACATTCTTACATTTCAATCTTAGTGATTGGGAGGAACCTGAAGGAGGTTGGTATTATGAAGAAGAAGATGATTATAATAATTAATACAGGGGTTACTCTGTATTAATTATTATATTTTTACCAACAAATAAGTGTAAATACCATTAATAGGAGGTATTATATGAGTAAAAATAAAGAATTTTTAAATGAATATAAACCTATAGAAGAACGGGTAGGACAGATAGGTGTAAATAAATTAGGTGAACGTATGGAAATAATAAAATGTTATCCAGATTATAGAGTTGATGTAAAGTTTTTAGACGGAAATGAATGTATAATAAACATAAAATATAGTAACTTTAGAGATGGTATTGCAAAAAAATTATAACAGAGTAGAATACGGGTTTAATGGTTATGTCGGTAAAGGTCCATATATTACAGGTTATCGTGAAAACGGAAAAAAGTATATGACACCCGAATTCAATGTATGGTTAGCTATGCATAGACGTGCTGAAAATTATATTGGGAATAAACCATCTTATGCAGATGTTACAATTTGTAAAGAATGGTGGTGTTTCCAAAATTTTGCTAAATGGTATAACGAAAATAAATATACATGTAAAGAAAAATTATGCTTAGATAAAGATATATTATTTCCTAAAAATAAGATTTATTCACCAGAAACATGTAGATTAGTTCCTGATAGTATAAATCAATTATTTAAGCAACAACCTAAAAAAGAGAATGAATTACCTATAGGTGTATATTTTGATAGTAATAATAAAAGTAAACCTTATAGAACATGTAAATTAAGATATGTTAATAAAGATGGAGAGGTTCATTTAACACAAGTTTCAACCGAAACATTAGATGAGGCATTTAATATATACAAAAAATATAAAGAAAAATATATACAAGATTGTGCTGAATTTTATAAAGGAAAAATTCCCGAAGATATTTATGTTGCTATGAAAAATTATAAGTTTGATTTATATAATTAAGGAGGTATGTAAAATGGCTAAAAATAAAAAATTTATTGAAGAAACAATGCAAGTTGTTGAAAATGATTTGGATAAGTTACGTAGTGCACCATATATGTATATATCTCGTCTTGGAGAATTAGGAGCAATACATCTAGCAAAAGAATGTATTAATAATAACATAGATGAATGTATAAATGTCAATTCACCAGGAGAAAATATATATTTATATTTAAATGAAGATACAAATACGTTTACGTCTGAAGATGATGGTAGAGGTTTACCATTTGATAAAATGTTAGATGCGTGTACAAAATTACAGTCAAGTACAAAATTTAATAAGTTATATGGACAACGCTCAGCAGGAGTTAATGGTTGTGGTATAAAAGCTACAAATGCTTTCTCTAAATATTTTAAATTAGAAGTATATAAATTAGGAGAATATGGTGTAGTTGAATTTAAAAATGGTGTTCAAGTTCAAGATGGAACTGTAGTAAAATGTAAAGATAAAGAAAGACATGGTACGATAGTAACATTTACACCTGATGAAAAATATATGGGACCGTGTCAAATGAGGGGTGAGTATTTAATAGAATGGCTTGAAAATATAAAACATTTCTTAAATGACGGTATTATAATAGAACTTGAAATTGAAAAGAAAGGTAAAATTAAAAGATATACCTTTGAACGTAGTAAGAATGGTGTTGGAGATTTATTAGTTGAAATGTCTCCTAAAAATAATACAAATATAACCAGAGCTTCAGGTTTAGCAAAAGTTGAAGAAGAGGTTAGAATAATTAAACCTGGTGGTAAAGTTGAAGAAAAAATGATGCCTAGAGAATTAGAGTTAGAATTCGCATTTGCTTTAAACGTGAATTTATTAGAAACTCAAGCCAAATCTTTCTGTAACTTTGTATATACAGAAGATGGTGGGGACCATTTAAATGCAGTAGTTACAGCAATATGTGAATATCTAAGTAGAAAAACTAGAGATATATTAACAGATAAAGAAAAAGAAAAATATAGTATCATATATAACGATATCACATCTTGTTTGGTGGTTGCATTAAATATAAGTACATCTATGGAAGTTAGATTCACATCGCAAACAAAAACAAAAATAGAAAATGCTAAGATGGTTAAACCATTAAAAGAAATAGTAAGATCTCAGTTAACAGTATTCTTTGAGAATAATCCTAAGGAACTTAAAACATACACAAATTTAATTAAAGCAAATGCTAAAGCAAGATATGAATCTACAAAAGCAAAACAAGCAGTAATTAAAAGAGAAGTTGGAGCAGTTGCAGAACATTCAATACCAAATTATTTCCCTGCAAATAAGAAAGGTAAAAAGGATTATAGAGAGTTATTTATATTTGAGGGGTTATCAGTTAAATCAAATGGTACACAAGCAAGAGATGCAGATTATCAAGCAATGTATACAATGAGAGGTGTTCCAGGAGAAGCATATACAATGAGTAGTAATGATGTATATACAAAGAATGAAACATTTAAGAATTTAACAAGAGCAATTAATGCAGGTATTGGAGATAATTTTGACGTAAGTAAATGTAGATTTGATAAAGTGATAATGTGTAGTGATGGAGATGTAGATGGATTCTATATCTTCTCATTATTAGGTGGATTCTTCTTAAAACATATGCCTGATTTAATATATGATGGGAGATTATATTTATCAGTTCCCCCATTATATAAAATAAAAGATAAGAAAACTCCATTCGTAACAGATAAAGAACAATATCAAAATGTATATTTTAGAAATATCTTAGATAAATATACATTACAAGAAGATGGAGGAAAAGAATTAACTAAGAGAGAAATGTTAGAATTTTTACAATTAAATCAATATTATCTTGATGAATTAAATAGATGTAAAGATCATTATAGTGCAAATTCGACATTAATAGAATATGTTATAAAATATAAAAATGATAAAAACTTTAAGAAAAATATGGCTAAGAAATTCCCAGAGATAAAAATTGAATTTGATAAAGATAATAAAACTGACATGATAGTTGAAGGAATATATGAGGGGGCATATCAAATATTTACAGTTGATAGATTATTTGATAAGAAAACGGAAAAACTTAAAGATCTTATGGATAAAAATAATAGTCAATATTATAAAGTGGTTGAAAAATATAAAGATGGAAGAGAATTTAGAGGGAAACTTAGTATTGGTGAATTCTTACAATTAACAGTTAAGTTACAACCAGGAATAGATTTAAGATATAAAGGGTTGGGGGAACTTTCGAGCGTAGATATGTGGGAAACAGTAATGAACCCGGAGAAAAGAACATTAATTCAATTAACAGTAAGTGATTTAATGGAAACGTATAAAATGTACGACAAACTATTAGGAAAAGGTAAATCTAATATGGAGAGTAGAAGAAAATTAGTTGAAGAATTAAAACCTTCAAGGGATATCTTTGATAACTAAAAGGAGGTAAATATATGAGAAAAGATGAATTTAAATTTAAAGAAAATGTTACAGAAATGGAATTAAAGGATAAGGCGTATGATGCTATTAGCATCTACGCCCCTAATAAAAATTTATATAGACATATACCATCAATGAATGACGGATTGTTGCCAGGTGAAAGAAGATTGCTTTATAGTATGTTCCATGATGTTAAAGCTTATCCTTGGGCGAATTATAAAAAGATGGCTTTAGCAATAGGGGCTACAATGACAAGACATCCGCACGGTGATGTAAATATTTACAACACAGCAGTTAAATTAGCTAGACCTTGGGAGAATGCATGTGAGTTTATAGATGGATCTGGTTCTTATGGTAATATAGTTGGGGATGAAGCAGCCGCTAGTCGTTATCTTGAACTTAGATTGAGCAAGTTTGCTTATAAATGTTATTTTGAAGATTTTGATGAAGATTTAGTAGAAATGAAACCTGGTTTTATAGAAGGTATATATGAGCCAGAATATCTACCATCAAGATATCCAATAGCTCTTACAAAATCAAATAAAAGTATAGGCTATGGGGCTTATTCACAATATCCAAATTACAACTTTAAAGAGTTGGTTGAGTTTACATTAAAACTAATGGATAATCCATCATATGACAAATTATTATATCCTGACATTCCTAATAATTGTGAGATAGTAGATGACGGACAATTTGATGAAATAAGAAGAACTGGTAAGGGAAGCTTTAGAATGAAATCTAAAGTTAATATAAATTATGAGGAATGCAAGATAGAAGTTTTATCAGTACCTCAAGGAACTAACCTAGCTGCTATAACAGAAAAAGTTGTAGAAATGGGTAAATCAGGAGAGTTAGTCGGATTTATTGATGTTCATAACATAAACGATCAGAGACATAATAAAAGTAAAAAGAAAAAAGGTGAAGAAGGTAAATTAAGTATAGAAATATTATTTAAACCAGGTAGTGATTTAGATAAAAATTTAGATTTGTTATATAAGAAAACAACAATGTTATCTACAGCTAGTTATGACCTTACATTAATAGATGAATATTGTTCTAAGCATTATACAGTTAGAACTTTATTATTGGATTGGATAGCATTTAGAAGAGATATTAAAAGAAGACAGATAAATAAAAAGATAACTAAGAAGATGGAAAGAAAACATATCTTAGAAGTTCTAATATTTATAACAAATGAAAAGAATGGTAAAACTACGATATCATTAGCAACTAAATCTGAAAATACAGAAGAATTCCAAAGTAAATTAGTTTCAACGTTTGGTATATCAACATTACAAGCAAACAATATTGCTAAGATGCGAGTAACAGCATTTAACAAAGAAGCCCATAGAAAATATAGAGAAGAATTAGAAGAAATCAATAAAGAATTGGATGAATTATTAGTTATAACAAAATCATCTAAATTGATAGATAATATAATCAAAGATGAATTAAAAGAAGGTATAGAATTATTTAGTAGACCAAGAAGCAGTGATATAGTAACATTTGGTGATAGTAAGTTTATACCTGATTCAGATCATAAGATAGTGATAACTAAAAATGGTAGAATAAAGAAATTAGATGCGAATGTAAATGGAATAGGTCAGTTAGAAGATGGTGATAAAGGTAAAGATTTATTCCCAGTAAATAATAGAGGCAGTATATTAGTGTTTGACAAAAGAGGTAATATGAGTAATATAGATGTAAATGATATAAGTTCAACTCCAATAGATAGTGGTGGAATTGATATATCCACAATGGTTACAGTAGCAGGGAATATAGTAACATCATTCCCTAAACCACCAGAAACTATTAAAGATGAAGAGGTATTCTTAGTATTAACAACTAAGAAAGGTTTAAGTAAGAAATTAAGTTATAAGAATTTCCAAAAGATAAGAGGAACAGTAACAGCTATTAAATTAGCAGACGATGATGAATTAGTTTCAGTTGACGTATTATTTGGAAAGAAAGATATAGTTATATATACAAAAGAAGGTGGAGCTATAAGAATAAGTACAGATGATATAAGAGAATGTGGTAGAGCTGCTTATGGTATAGTTACAATAGATTTAGCAGGTAATGATGAAGTTGCAGGAACTGCTATAATAAATAAGAATCATAAATATATAGTAGTATTAACTTCAAAAGGTAAAATGAAATTATGCAACTTAAATCAATTTAAAACAATGAAAAGAAAATCTCCAACATTACAATTAACTAGATTGGAGAAAAATGAAGTTGTAGTTTGTGTTAAATCAGTTAAGATGACAAATAGAGTAATGGTTTATACGCAATTTACAGAAAACGAATTTAAAGTAAAAGATATTCCAGAATTAACAAGAAATCATCCTTGTAAGAAAATGGTAACATTAAAGAATAAGGATATTGTTCTGGAATTAGTTGTAGAATAGATACTTCGGTATCTATTCTTTTTTACCTCAACTGAAACAAATCATTAATGATTGAAATATATAACAAAAAAGAAGGTGATAACATGGATATTGAAAGAATATATGAAGCGTATGACAGTACTATATTAGAAGAATTTAGAAAACAAAAAGAATATATAAAAGCTGACATGATGCGAAATGATTTCTATAGATATTTAAAACAACAATATCCTGATTTTGATAAAAAAGAGTTCACAAATGCTAAAAACAAAGAAGACGCCAAAGCAGTTGCTGATAAATATCAAGATGACTTTCAAAGGTTTATAAAACAACAGCCTAAGAAATTTATACCATCCGCAATACGTTGGGGATTAATAGCGGCTGACTTTACAGGACTTATACCTAAAGATGTTACTAACAAAATGTATAAAATAATGTTAGCAGATGATATTCAATATTACGGTAGAGAATTAAGTAAAGGATTTTAAAGAAGGGAAGTGTTAACATGGATAATTTTAAAGAATATGTAGAAGAAAGAATGGAAAATATATACGGTGCTTATAATAGCACTATATTAGAAGCACATAAAAGTGAATCTGATAAAATGAATAAATCGAAATTTAAGTTTGCATTTATAAATTATCTTGTATATAAATATGAAGACAAAAATATAAAATATGAATTTAGAAATGCTAAAACTGATAAAGAAAGAGAAGCCTTAGCTAAAAAATATGCCAAAGATTTCGAAGAATGGAGAAAGCGTCAAAGTGGTGTAATGAAAATACTTGCTGTTGATGCTGCTTCTTGTGGCTTAAATGCAGCTGGTATCATGAGTGCTGGAGCAGCCAATCTGATAGGATTATTATGTTGGGGTGCACTTTTCAAAACATTCCATAATGATTATAAAGCTAGAGACAATGCTAGGGAGGAAAAATATCTTAAAGAAAAAAATAAAAAATAGGGGGCTGAAATCATGCAATTATTTTTAACAAGCGTTTCAAGTGGAGTTGAATCCATAGATTATTTAAAGGAGAATATAAATAGTCAAACTCAATTAGTGGTTCTTCCATTTGCAAATCATTTTGAGTATTTAAGGTGTGCTGAAGATATTTATAAACGTTTTGACAGAAATCCATTTAATAAGGAATCTATATTTTGGAAAACTATAGAACCTTTTGTTAATATAGGTATAAATCCTGATAGGGTTGTAGTTATTAATAGATTTACAGATTCTATAGGATTAATAAAACATAAACTTCTTGCAGATAATACGATAGTTTATCTACCAGGAGGATTTCCAGAAAATATAGTAAAAATATTAAAAGAACTTAAATTAACCAACATGATAAAACAATGTAAAATAGTTGTAGGGGAATCGGCTGGATCTATGTTTTGGAGTAGAAGATTTTTCGTATATCCTGATAATGATTATGCTGGATATAAGTGCTTTAGGGGAATAAGATTTATAAAAGATTTTGTAATCTTACCACATTACAATCCTTGGGATATTGAGCAGAGAAATAAAATTTTAGAATCTGCTAGAAGATTTAAATTGTTTCACAGGGAAAAGGTTTATCTAATAAGCGATGGTGGTTGGGTATGGTATGATTCAGAATCTGGAAAGATAGTAAAATTTGCATTTTGTAAAGTTATGTAGAATAGATACCTAAGGTATCTATTCTTTTATTGCAATTTATAGAATTTCGATACCATATTATAATAGTGAAATACAATATTAATATAATTTGGAGGTAATGTTTATGTTTAAAAAATTAAAAGGAAAAGTTGAAAGTAGTATATTATATAGTAGAATAGAGGCTGAAATGTCTAGAGTAACACATCCAGTTAAAAATAAAATTAAAAAAGAAATAGCATATGCTAAAGAACATCCTGTTAAAGCGACAGTGAATGTTGCAACAACTGCATTAAAAGTATATGCTACAGCACAAGCAACAACTTTACCAAATTGTAGAATGTTATGTTCATTAAACAATGAAACTGCAGAATCTGCTAAAACTGTAGTTAAAAAATATGTTAGCGTTTTTGGTGTTAACTATGCAGCAGAAAAATTAAACGATTATAATAATAAACTAAATAATAAAAATTCTAAGTTTAATGCGGTCAATAATGTTTTAATAACACATACAATAACAAATGTTTATAAATGTGGGAATAATGTGAGTACAGCAATTTCATGGGAAAATCAATTTCCAAATAAAAATAAGATATTTGCTACAAAAGAATTGCTTAAGACATACCCAGCTATTTATGTTCCAGAACTAATAGATGTTACAATTAGCACAGCCGCTTATAGTGTAAACAAATCAGTCAAAGATAAAAAAGATGAAGAAAGTGATATAGATTTTGATAAATTATTACCTTTCTTTAATAATAATTAAAGATAGCTTATAAGCTATCTTTTTTTCTATGTCCCGAAACAATTGACTAAGAACTGTTTTGAATTTAATGAGAGGAGTGATTTAAATGGCTGATAGTACTGTTATTTATACACGTTTATATCCAAGATTAGAAAAAGCTTTATCACAATCTAATAACGTAGCTAAATTAAAAGAGTTTTATAATGAAGTTATATCAAGAAATAATGAAGCTTTATCTGATACTATACCTAGTAAAACTGTTTTTGTTGATAGAAGAGTTGAAGCAAAATTTTATCAGGCGATAGATATACAACCTGAAGAAGTTATGCAAGCACTTAAAGCTTCTGATTATGTGGGTGATAATTGGCACACTGTCCAAAATCCAATGTATGTATTATTGATACTATTAATTATATATTTCAATAATAAGAAAAAAACAGATATGGTTAACTTATCTATGTTAATTTGTTCAATTTATGCTTATAAGAATGTCAGATCTAAATATTTTAGACAAACAAGTGAGAAAACTATAAATTGTATGAAGGCAACAATTGATAGATTGTCTTATAAAAACGACTTTAAAAAATGTGGTTCTATATTAAAAACTTTAATGAAAAAAGGCGATTCTTTTTTAAATAACTGGTTAGTTGAACGTAAAAAAGAAACTGTTGGGGTTGAAGTTACAGATAAGACAATTTGTGATATGGTAAATAGAAATCATAGAGATTATGCTAAATTATTGAATAATTTTTATGCTGAATTTAGAAAAGACTTTGACGCTGGTAATTATTCCAACGTTGATAAAGATATAGATACTGAAGATGAATACATAGAATCAGATAATGTATCATTTATGGTTGAAAAAAATACACAAAAAGTAATGAATAAATTTATACTATCAACATATCCTAACGGGAAGATAATGGAACAAGTTTGTGAACGTGAAAAAGATTGTTCTATGAATAATCTCAGAAACATGTTACATTATGTATATAATGATCATGAGCGTGATTTCGAGAAATTAGTTAGAGTTATAATACAAGTTTATTTATTCGATAAAAAGAAAAAAGTAGAAGACTTAAAAACGTACGATTTTGAAATAGAAATGAAAGATTATTATAAAACACAAAAAATAAATGATAAAAACTTACAGGAACTTAAAGCTATAGTTGATAAAATATTTAAAAATTCTAATATAAAAACAACAAGAAGTGCAACTATAAATGCATGTAAGAGAGCATTTTATTTATATACTGTAGTTTATATTAGATATTCAATAATAGGATAGGAGTGATATATAATTATGATGAATAAAGCTAAAAGAAAAGAGATGGAAGATTTAATATATGGATTCTTTGATTTATTTGACCCATCTGGAAGAAACACTGAATATTATAGAAATAAGTTTAAAAGTATGTCAGATGCTGAATTCGATCAATACTTTAAATTGCTATTTGAACAAGATGACCCATATTTAACAGCAACTATGGTTGATTACGAAAATCCATTAAAAATAGAAAATATAGAAAAGGCTGCAAAATTTTTAGATGTACCATTATTTGAAAAAGTTGTTTTACCTTATGCAAGTCAAGATCCAAATAATCCAATAATAACTAAACATGAATGTCTAGTTGGATATTTAAATATAAAACGTTTACAACAACTTAACTTCAAGAAGATAGGTATATCTACGGATATAAGTGAAAGAAATATGATAACTGGTCAGGTTGCAGGTCATGATAAAAACTCAAGAAACTCTGACCAAGAAACTATAGCGTTACTTACAGTAGGTGCAAATGTTTCATTAAAAGAACTTATGTCTATGAGAGCTGATGATATGGTTATGAAAGCTGAAATGAATAAAAAGATAGCAAGAGATGGTTATGTTGCAATGAATGAATTAACAGATAAATTATCAAATAAAACAACATTAAATTCTGCAGCAGTATTCTTTATAGGTGCAGGATTAATGACAGACTTAGTAATGAACGACTATTTCTTACCAAAAACTTTAGATGAATAAGATACCTTAAGGTATCTTATTTTTTTCTGTAATTTGTAGAAAAACGATACCATATTATAATAGTGAGGTAAAATAAAAATTAGAAGGAGAAATGATATTATGAAAAAATTAAATCAATATTTAGAAAGTATAATAGAAAGATATGAAAGTTTCGATCCAGCACACAACAAAGATCATGCAAGAATGGTAATACAAAATTCAGAATACATTGCAAAAAACATGATGAAAGATGAACATGTTGAGTTAAACATAAACATGGTAAAAACAATAGCAGCAATGCACGACCTAGGATTAAAATATGACAGAGAAACACATCACCTAAAATCAGGTGAAATCGTAAGAAGAGAAGAAGAGTTAAAAGAATACTTTAACGAAGAGCAAATTGAAATAATAGCAAAAGCAGTAGAAGAGCATAGAGCAAGTTACAAAGGAGAATACACAAGTATATATAGCAAGATAGTTTCAGACGCAGACAGAATGAATGATATATACACAATGATAGAAAGAACATATAAATGGAACAGAAAACATTATCCAGATAAAAACAACAAAGAAATATATGAAGAAGTAATAAGTCATTTACAAGACAAATATGGAGAAAAAGGATATGCTAGATTCAATACAAAATATGCAGAAGACATGTTAAATGAGTCAAGAAAAATAATAATGAATGAAGAAGAATTCAACAAAATATACGAAGACATGTATGGAATGGAATGGAAATAAGATACCTCAAGGTATCTTATTTTTTTATAACATATATAACAAATATTTAGAATAGAAAGGGGAATGATATAAATGAAAAAGATTATAATTGGAAAATTGATAAAAAATATAGCAATTATAGGTTTAGCCCTTATCTTAACTTTATGTTGTTTAGGGTTGACAGGATGTCAAAATAATGAACCTGAACCAACAAAAGAAAATATTCAACAAGAAATTGATGTTGTTGTTTTAGAACAAGAATATTTTGCAATAATGAGATTGATAGATAATGTGTTATTTACAATAACAGAAGACGAAGATTTAACAATGAACGATGCGATTAATTTATTTGATTATATGACAAAAAATAGAATCAAACCAACACAAAAACTAACTATAGAATTAGATAATTGCTTAGACGAATTAATGGAATTAGGATTAAAATATACAATAGCTGCAAACGAACAAGAAAAAGCTGAAATAGAAGAAGAAATAACTTTAGTATTAGATAGAATGAATGAACTAATGATTGAAATAGAAGAAATAATAAATAATAATTACGAGTTTATATAATTTTATATAACAAATAACAAAATATTAATAGAAAAGCATCGAGAAAACTAAATAAAAAATATAAATTAAAAAGGAGAGATTTTATATGAACAAAAAAGTTAAAAGTTTATTAGTAGCAGGTTTATTAGTATTTGGAATGAGCGGAAATGTATTTGCAGACGATGTACATGTTAATGATGCGTTAATTGTTGAAAATATAAAATTAGATGAAGTGTTCATATTCCAAGATAACAATGTTTTTTTAGAACTAGATGGACCATCTAATATTTTATTAGCAGATATAAAAGCAGCATGGGTTGAAAATTATAATATAACATACGTTAAATTAATATTAAAAGATGGATCTGAAGTTAATGTACCAATGGAAAAAATAAATGTAGAAAATAATGGGTCTGGATTGATACGTAATAGTGTAGATCTTGACGATCTTGACGATCCTCTTGGAGCATCAGATGTAAAAACTGTAAAAATAGGAATAGATTATAAATATCCACAAGATGAAGATGGAAACGGTGTGCCTGATTTTAAAGATGACGAACCAGTCGATCCACCAGTAGAAGAAGAACCAGAAATACATGATCCAAATACAGGAGATGCTGGTATGATGGTTGGAGCAATAACAGTAGCAGCAGCAAGTATAGGATTATTTGTAGTTAATAAAAAGAAAGATGAAGAATAAGTAAAATAGAGTGGAGAAAGATTCTCCACTCTATTTTTTATTTTAGTATAGGAGGTATAATTTATGAAATTAAAGAATGTTATAAATGTAATATTAATTGCAGTATTATCTATAAGTTCATGGGAAATTGGTCAAAAGCAATGGGAATATTATAAAGCTAAGAAAACTTATGAAGAAGTACAAAACGAAAAAACACGATCAAATGATACTAGTAAGTATTTAAAAGAGCATGGATATGATTGGATAACAGTAGAAGGAACTGCTATAGACTATCCTGTTATGACATATACAGATAATATTTTTTATATCAATCACGATTATCAAGGGAATGAAAGCAATAGTGGAGCTATATTCTATTGCTCTAGTGATGAACCTTTTGATGGTAAGTATACAATGTTGTACGGACATAGTATGAAAAATGGAACAATGTTTAATAACTTACATTATTTTCAAAAAGACCATCAAAGATTTAAAGAGTCTGTATTGACTATAGAAACGGCAGAAAATACAAAAACATTCAAGCCGTTTGCTTATTATGTTACAAATAACAATTTCTTTTATAAACAAATTGACAATATGGAAACATCTGATGCTGTGGCATTGATAAAACAAAATAGTGATTATTTTATTAATGGTGTTGAATATGATGAGAATAGTCATATAGTTGGATTATATACATGTGATTATAGTGTTAAGAATGGTAGATTGATTGTATTTTATATATCAGAATAATTTTTTATAATACGATATACAATTATTTAGAAAAGGAGCGTGAAAAAAATGGAAATGTTAATACAATTAATAGCTTGGATATTATTTGGATTCATAGGATTTAGATGGGCAGAGAAATTAAATGTTGAACATGGAATGAATTTTGACGCTAGAATTTGGGCAGCAATCGGATTCCTATTAGGTTTAATAGGATTAGCTGGATTAGGAATATATGGGCATTACAAAATAAGACATAAGGGTGAGTAGAGATGAAAGGAACTTTCAATTTAGTTTGCGATGTGCTTATAATAGGTATGTTATTAGTCACAGGATTAATCGTTATACAAGACGTGGTTATGAAAGGTTTATTATCTGCTGTAGCTTGTGCAGCAATATTCCTTAAATTGAAAGAACTATATTTAGTAATAAAGAAAAATCATGATAAAAATAAAGAATAAGTTATGGTGATTTAAGTCACCATAACTTATTTTATTACTGTAAAAAGGTGCTATTTCAATGCTATATTATATAGATGAAGTAAAATAAAAATATTTGGAGGTAGATACCATGGCTATAAAAAGAGAAGATATAATGAAAAAAAGAAATAAAGAGTTTAGTCTTAGTGAAGCGATAGATTTAGCAGCTGTTGAAGCAATGAAAGGAAATGAATATAGTAGAGCAATAACAATGTATTGCTTAACTCATAATTCAATGAGTGATAAAGAAAAAGAAGAAGCCTTAGATGAATTAGGAGAATTATATGTGAATGATTTTTGTAAGAAAATTATATCTTGGGCAGAAGAGTCTGTAATAAAAGATGAATTTGTTAAAAGGATACCAGAAGTTAGAGATGAATGGAAGCAAACACATGTTGAGAGCTTAAAAGCACAATTTAAAGAATGGGATAACTTAGATTAGTAATTTATATGTTCCAAAAAATAAATTATAAAAATTTTAGGAGGTAAGTATATGAGAGAACTAAATATAAAAGGATTTGTAAATGAAATGAGTTATGATTTAACAATGCAAGAATTAGAAGCAGCTGTAATAGATTATCAAGAAGTGATAATAGATTATTTTGTAAATAACATGTATAATTATAAAGCTAAGAAAGAATTTAATGAAGTGTGTGAAATCATTAGAGGAAAAAGATTTATGAATACAATTTCATATTTAATAAATTCAGGAGATTCAAGAATTAACTTTAATATGGCATTTGTATTATATACAGCAACACATCATATAGAAGATAAAGAATTAGCAAATGAAGCTTATATGTTAGGATATCAATTAAGAGAAATAGAATTAGGAATGAATATAACAGGACATAAAGAAACTGATATAGTAATATTAATGTCTTCAGTTAAAACAGTTAGGGGATATGAAGTAACTCCATTCTTTAGATCTAAAGAAGTTGAAAACATTTTAGAAAATTTACCAGAGATATTATTTAAAGCATATAATGGTAAATATTCAATAAGTGCTATAAGTGAAAATGTTTTAGGAGCAATATTAACACAAGCAATTCCAGATTTACAACCAGAAGAATTTGTAACAGCATGTTGTAAAGCAGGAATAGATAAGAATATAGATGAAAAACATAAACCATATGCAACAAGAATACAATCATTCTTATATAAAACTTGTGGTGCATTATCTGAAGAAAAATTTGAAAAAGCATTACACGCAGCTTGTAATTCAATAGTAAGATTTAATGAAAGAACAGGAAGAAAAGAAACGTTAATAGATAAATATCTTAATTATAAATTATTAGAAGCAGTTGTAAATAATAAAGATATGAAAGTTCCTGAAAATATAAAATTAGCATATGCTAAAATGAACAAATTTAAAATCAATAACGAAAAATTTAAACATTTATTCTAATGATGAATCAAATAATCAATAAGGATAAATTTATCCTTATTGATTAACTATATTTAATATAACAAGTAATTATTGTTAACATGATTAAGTTTAATAATAATTAAAAATACAAAACTGAATATTCTAATACCGTAGGCTAAGGTCTAAGACTATGCCAAAAGTATGAACCTGAGAGAAAGAGAGGGGTTAACCTGAAAAGGTGTGAATGGTATGAGTACCAGCCAAGCTCGAGTAATTAGGTGAATGGATATTCTAATGTTATAGTAAGCTAAGGATTTTAAAATCTATGCTGAAGACATTAATCCTGAGAGAAAGAGAGGGGTTAACCTGAAAAGGTGTGAATGGTATGAGTACCAGCCAAGCTCGAGTAATTAGGATATAATAAGTATATACAACATTATTAGACTTAATCATGTTAACAATAAAAATTATAAAAATAAAGGAGAATGATATTATGAATAGTGAATTAAAATTTTACAAATTAATGAAGTATGGTAAAGAAGTTGAAATTGGTTATGTTGCTTATAATGACGGTATATGGGTGAAATATAAAGATATTGGAAATTATTTTGGGTACCGAATGCATACGTATTCAATAATATGGAATGATATAAAAGATGAATATAAAGATACAATAACTGTTAGTTTCACGGATCAATATGGTGACGTTTATCCAGATGAACAAGATTTCATTCATATATCAGTGATATTAGATTTAGCAAGACGAAATGATGAATTAAGTAATAATGCTAGAACTATGGTTTACGATTTAGAAAAGAATACACCATTAGAAGGAGAAGTATCTGAAGCTGAAGCTGTTAATGAATTCTTAGAAATTTGGAGAGACCCGAATACAACTAATGTTAAAATAACATATACAGTTGTAGATGAGGAAACAAAGAAACGTGAAGAGTTGTGGAAAGCTTGGAGAAGATCAGGTGCTAAAACAACATGTCCTAGTTGGATAAAAGATGTATTAAAATAATCATGTGAGGAGAAAAAACAGATGACAAAACTTACAAAATATTTAATAGCAAATGGTTCAGTTACATCAATGAACCGTAAGGAAACATTAATAATGAGAATAAAAAGGAAGTTTCGAAGCTTCCTTTTTTGTTAAAATTTATATGGGTATATACAATGAATTAATAAAATTATGGAATAGGAAAAGGAGAATAATTAATATGATAAAAGAATTTGATAGAGTTGATAATTTTAAAAAGTTAATTGAAAAAAACGCAACTAAAATATTTCAAAAGAATGTAGATCAATTAAATGTATTTGAAAGATTTGACGTTTTAGCAAATTCTTTAAAAGATACAATGTCAGAAGATTGGAAAAGATGTAATCAAAATCTTGAAGGGAAGAAAGAGGTACATTATTTTTCAATAGAGTTCTTATTAGGAAAACAACTTAAATCAATAATTTTAAATAGAGGATTAGAAGATGTAGTGAATGAAGTTATGGATGACCTTGATTGGGATTTAAATGAATTAGTTGAAGTAGAACCAGAACCAGCTATAGCAAACGGAGGATTAGGTAGATTAGCTGCTTGTTTCATAGATTCAATGGCGTGTTTAGAATATGCAGGTTATGGTCAAACTATAAGATATAGACATGGGTTGTTCAAACAAGAAATATTTAATGATGAGCAAGTTGAGTTACCTGATAGATGGCTTAAGAATGGTTATTATGCTTGGGATTCAAAATCAGGTGAAGAATATATAATCAAACTTAGAGGTTCGGTTAGATTTGAAACTAATGGAAATGATTTAGTTCCAATTCTTGAAAACTATGAACCAATAGTAGCAAGAGCATATGATATACCAGTTCCTGGTTATGAAAATAATACAGTGAACTATTTAAGAACTTGGGAAGCTGATATGCCTTCTTATAATATTCTTGATGAATGTGGAATAAACTATTGTCATGATAATAACATGCAAAGAAGAAGGACATTAATAAATCAAATATGTGAGAATCTTTATCCAGATGATTCTACACATGAAGGTAAAGAATTAAGATTAAAACAAGAATATTTCCTATGTTCTGCAGGTATACAATCTTTAGTTAATAAATTCAAAAAACGTGGAGTGAATTTAAGAGAACTAGATAAACATCTTGCAGTTCATATAAATGATACACATCCATCTTTAGTTATACCTGAATTAATGAGGGTGTTAATGGATGAAGAAGGATTAGGATGGGATGAAGCTTGGAATGTAACAACTAAAGTTTGTAGTTATACAAACCACACAATAATGCAAGAAGCTCTTGAAGTATGGAGTGGGTATATGTTACAATCTTTAATTCCAAGAATATATATGATAATACAAGAAATAGACAGAAGATATGTAGAGTATTTAAGAAAAGTAAAAGGATATAATACATCTAAAATAGATAGAATGAAAATAATAGATAACTACGGAAACGTACGTATGGCTAATATGGATTGTATGTGTAGCTATAGTATAAACGGAGTTGCTGCATTACACACAGAAATATTAGAAGAAGAAACTCTTAAAGATTTCTATATGGATAAACCACAAGCATTTAATAACAAAACAAATGGTATAGCACATAGAAGATGGTTATTATTAGCAAATCCTGATTTAACTAGATTCATAACTACAATATTAGGAGAAGGTTGGAAACAGGATCTTAAACAAATGAAAGAATTAGAACAATTCCATGATACAGGTGCAATATTATGGACAATAAATGATATTAAAATGCTTAATAAACAAAGATTTATAAGAGAGACAGGATTGGATTTAGATCCTAATAGTATATTCGACGTTCAGATAAAACGTATTCATATGTATAAAAGACAAATAATGAACGTATTAAGAATAATGATGATATACAACGATTTATTAGAAAATCCAGAAAAAGAATTTTATCCTATGACATTTATAATGGCTGGTAAAGCGGCAGCTAGTTATAGATCAGCTAAGAATGTTATAAAAGTATTTAATAAATTAGCAAAAGTTATAAATAATGACGAACGAGTAAATGGAAAAATGAAACTTGTATTTATAGAAGATTACAATGTTTCTAAAGCAGAATTAATAATACCTGCTACAGATATATCTGAACAAATACCAACTGCATCTAAAGAAGCATCTGGAACATCAAATATGAAATTCATGATGAATGGTGCTTTAACATTAGGTACATTAGATGGTGCTAATGTTGAGATAACTGAATATGTAGGAGAAGAAAATATATTCTTATTCGGTTTACGTAAAGATGAAGTTTTAAATAGATATGCTACATGGACAGATTTAAGTGGAAGACATATAGTTAAAACAAACAACAAGATAGAAAAAGCAATGGAAATGTTAAAACAAATTGATAGAGCTGGTGAAGAATTATATTGGGAATTAATGTCAAATGACCATTTCTTCACATTAACAGATTTACAAGAATATCTTGATAAAACATATGAAATGAATAGTTTATACAAAAATAACAGAAGAGAATGGAACAAAAAATGTTTAATAAATATAGCAAACAGTTTCCCATTTACAACTGATAGGACTATCAAGCAGTATGGGGACGAAATATGGTTTAAATAAAAAAAGGAGTTAGAGAATGGCAAAAAGTAAAGATATAATGAAATTAAAAGGTACGGTTATAAAATGCTTACCAGGAGCAAAATTTATAGTGAAAGCTGATGAAGTTGAAGTTACAGCAACTTGTTCTTTATCAGGTAAACTAAGACAAAATAAAATAGCTATAGTTGAAAATGATAAGGTAGATTTTGAAATTTCTGTTTATGATTTAACAACAGGAAGAATAGTTTGGAGATATTAATTGTATAAGGAAGGAAACTTCCTTATACATTTTTAATTCATAGGAGGTATTAATTTACTAATGAATGCTACAATTTCATACTTTTGCGAAGATGATGAAGGTACTGTTTTAGTAGAATTATTCAATAAAGCCTACGATATAGGACTTGAGAATGAAGATGGTATAATATTAACCTATATTAACCTTACAGGTAGTTATAGTAAAATAACAATAGATGATTTAACTTATCCTATAAATTATACATCTTATTCAGAATATAATGATTATACACTAGAAGAATTAGAGGAACAACTTTATGTTATATATCACGATTTCTATTCTAAAGGTATTTATTATGATCCTGTAGTTATAATGATACACGATGCAACTAAAATGTGTGATGATAATGATGATTATGAATTGATAAGATATATAAATGATAAATTAGCTTTATTAGAAGTTATGAGAGTTTATATATTCTGCACAGTAAGAGATAGATAGAAAATAATAAATAATATAACAAATAAATATAAAAAATAAGGGAGGTAATATTTATGATGAGAGTTATGTTTGCTACAATTCAATCCGAAAGCGGTCTACATTTATTAGGATTATGGCACATATGTTTATTGGTCGGAAGTTTTACCTTTTTAAATTGGATGGTTAAATATCAAAAACAAAATATTTTTATTGAAAAAATATCAACTTTATTTATATTAGGATTACAAATTATATTATATGGTTGGTATATAATAGGACCTGAGAGTTTGTTTCTAAAAGGATTACCTCTGTATACATGTAGAATAGTGTTGTATTTATTTACAATAGGCATATTTTGTAATAATAAGTTTTGTCTAAAATTAGGTAGTTATTGGGGATTTTATGGGGGTATAGCAGGGTTAATATTCCCTACAATATTTAAATATCCTTTCCCGCATATATTACAAATAACAACTGTATTATTACACGTATATATTATGTTAATATCAGGCAACTATCTGTTTGTCAAAAAGATTGGTTCAACTAGAGAGGATGTAAAAATGTGTTGTATAATAACAACTATTTTGTTAACGATTAATACAATAATTAATTTTATATTCGGCACAAATTATACATCGACAACTAGAATGCCATTACATTTAATAAATTTAGGTATAAATATTCCAATTCAGTTTTGTTATTTAGCAGTTGTATTAGGTTATATTATAGTAACTATATTTCAACATTGGGTTGTTGGAAGAGTAAATAGTAAATATGAACCTATTATAACTACAAAGGAGGTATCTAAATGATTCCTGTAAATATTTTAATATTATTAATTATATTTGTAATATTATATATTATAGGTGCTGGATTAACAGTTTATGCATTCATTAAAAGTATTCAAGATAAAAAAATAGCAACAACTATAATTTCATTTATAATAATAACATTTTACGTTGTATTTTATTTATTATTAGTATAATTGTTAATAAGGATATAATCCTTATTAACTTTTTATTTGTTTAATAACAACTAATTATATTTATAATAAAAAATATAAGGAGGTAATTAATTATGGCAAATCCTTTATTAAGTGCGTTAAGAGAGAATGATAAAGAAGGTTTATTTAATGCATCACCAGCAATGGTATGTTATCCAACAGGGATACCAACATTAGATTATCAATTAGGATATACATTAGTATCTAAAGATAGTAATGGAGCAGTAACTGGGACACATGATTGTCTTGGTTTAGTTGGTGGTAGTTTTATAACTATCATAGGAAAATCAGGAACTGCTAAAACAGCGATAGCATGTAAAATGGGAGCTGAAATAGTTAAAAATCATAAATCAAGTTTCGTTTTACATTATGATTTAGAACAAGCATTAAACCCAACAAGGGTTATGAATGTAACAGGATTAACAAATGCAGAATATATGGACCATTATGTATTAAAATCTTCACGTTCATATATTGAAGATATATTTGATACGATTATGGATATAGCAAATGAAAAGCAAAAGAATAAAAAACTTTATCAGTATACAACTGATTTTAAAGATGAGTTTGGTCAACCAATAACATTATATGAACCAACTGTCTTTATAATAGATTCGATACCGGTATTGGCTACAAGACCAGATCAAAAGAAAGTTAAAGCTAAGAAAGGTTCAGGTCAAGAAGATTATTATGTTGAAGACCAAGAAATAGAAGGTCAAACATATGCAATGAGGGTTGCAAGAGCATTAAAGCAATTCTTTAGTAGATTAATACCTATAATAAAAGAGTTTAATATAACTATAATAAGTATTAACCATATAAATCAAAAGATAGAAATAAATCCATTTGCAAAATCACAAGCACAAGTTTTATATCTAAAGCAAGATGAAAGTTTGCCTGGAGGAAATGCTCCAATATATTTTGCTAACACATTAATAAAACATGTTGCAGTGGGAAGTTCTAAATGTACGGTAGAAGAAGATGGATATTCAGGATTTAGAATAAATGCAGAGATAATAAAATCTAGAACAAATATATCTGGAGCAAAAGTTCCAATGATATATGATCAAGATCATGGATTTAGTATGGAAAGATCATTATTAGAGTATGCAAGAGATTTAGGATTAATAAATGGAGCTAGGGTAGCAGCTAGATATCTTGGGGATGATGATAGTGTTAAATTTAATGAAAAGGATATAGTAAATGAATATCGGAATAGAGAAGAAGTTAGAGCGGCATTTGATAAATGGGTATATCCACATTTAGAAGCTTTATTATCAAGAGTTAATAAAGATGAAGAAAAAGAAATGATGGAAAATAACGAGGGGATAAATAATGACGCATTAATGAAACTTGTGAATGAAGACTAGACGGATGATTAATTTCATCCGTCTTTTTATAGTGTAAAAAGGTATTATTTCAATTATATATTATATTTGTGAATAAAATAAATTTGGAGGTTGAGTTATGATAGATATAATATATGATGATAATGCTATAAAATTATTTGGAGTAGCAACTCCAGGAACTAGAGTTATAACTTATAACGATACACCTGTAGGTATAATAGATTATTATATAAGAGGTGAGAAAATTCATATTTGTTATATTAAGATAGGTGATGAATATAGAAGAAAAGGTTTAGCTTCTAAAGTTATAAACAGATTTAAAGAAAATCATAAAGGTAAGTATATAACTGGTGATTCATTACCAGGTGCTATTAAGTTTTGGGAAAGCATGGGAGCAGAATTTTATGAAGATCCAGATGATGATTATTGTACACCATTTATAATAGAATTCTAGGAGGTTGTATATGATTAAACTAATATTAACCAATACAGTTAAAGATAGGTATTATATTTATTTGAATGACGACGTAGTTGGTGTATTAGAATATATAGATTATGGAGATGAGATAGAGATAAAGTATATAAAGATTCATAAAGAATATAGGCGTATGGGTATAGCTACAAGAGTTATTAATGAATTAAAGAAAGAAAATGTACCAATAACTGGTGACGCATTACCAGAAGCAATTGAGTTTTGGAAATCAATGAATGTACAATTCTATGACGCATTTGATAATGATGATGTAATATTAACACCATTTATATTAAAAAATTATTAGGAGGTTGTGTGTATGAATATAAAATTTGGAGAAAGATATTACGATGAATGGCTTGGGGAAGTATATAGCATATTATTAGATGGTGAAGAAATTGGTGCAGTTGATTATATAGAAGAAGGCGATGAAGTATATGTTAGAGTATTATCAATTGCTTATCATCTTAGAGATTTCAAACTTTTTGAAGGAGCTGTTAATATATTAAAATCTATGTTCCCAGGAAAGAAATTAACAGGTTTAGCAGGACCAGTAGGATGCTATTGTGGAGATCCAAAAGATTGGGAAGCGTTAGGAGCAATAACTTATCCAGATCCAGATGATTATATATTTACAGTATTTGAATTAGAAATCGAGGAGGCTTAATATGATAGATATGGATCAATCAGTTTATCTTTGTTGTGAAGAATGTGAAAGTCAATTAGAAGAAATTGAAGAAATTTCTAATGAAGAAGGTAGATGTAGATTCATATCATATTACAAATGTGAAAATTGTGGAAAAATTTATAATTATTAGGGAGGTAATGTATATGGCTAGAGAAAAGAAAAATGAACAAGTAAATGTTAAATTTAATAGTGATAATGCGTTCTTAAAAGAACAACTTCAAGAACTTGAAGAGAAGTATTACGGTAAAGATGATATCTTTGGTATGACAGCTTTAACAAGAATAGGTTATATCTCTGGGAACAGGGGTATCATGACAACAGGACATCTTAAACAAGCTATGACACCAATCAATCCTCAATTCCCTAAAGTGTTTACAGAATATGAAAACATGGTAGGGAAGAATTCAACAGGGATTCAAAAAGCTAAAAGAGAATGGAGAATAGTTGATAAGATATATAAATTTGAAGAAGGAAATCATCTTTATACGTTAGTAGTTAAAGATGAGGCTACAGGATATTATGATGTTATACAAAAGAAATTAGTAGAAGATTTAACAGAAAAATTTGGATTCAGATATAACACAGACGAATTAGATAAGTATCAAGTTGGAGATTTGATTCCAAAAGATTCAGTATTATATAAATCAACTTCATATGATGAATATAACAATTATAGATTTGGAGTTAATGCAACATTCTGTTATACATCTGATGTAAGAACTACAGAAGATGCTATTCTAGTAAGTGAATCATTTGCAGATAGTTTCAGATGTGTTGAAGTTGAGAATATCAAAGTGTCAATAAATGACAACGACGTGTTATTAAATCTTTATGGTGATGAGAATAATTATAAATGTTTTCCAGATGTTGGAGAATATATAAATGACGCAATAATATGTGCAACTAGAAGGATAAACAATGAACAAATCTTTTACGATTTTAAAGAAACAAATTTAAGAAAGATAAACTTTGGAGAAGATGTTCTATGTATAGAACATGGATATGGAGGTAAGATAATAGACATTAGAGTATATTCTAATAAAACGTTAGAAGAAATGGGATTAAATGAATATCATGAGCAAGTTAATAAGTATTTCAAAAATGAACAAAGATATTATCAAGAAATGATTGAAGCAACTCAAGATATAGTAATGGATAATAAAGAGCATAGTAGAAACTTCAACTATATGTATAAGAAAAGTAAAGATATTCTAAATGAAAATGTTAAATGGAGTGAGCAACAAGGAAAGAAACCATTTAGTAATATCATAATAGAATTCACAGTTGAAAGAGAAGTTCCATTAAAAGAAGGAAGTAAGATAACAGGGTTATTTGGTAATAAAGGTGTTATATCTAAGATAGTTCCAGATGATGAAATGCCAGTATTAGAAAATGGAAAAGTTGTAGATGTATTATTTAACTGCTTAGGTGTTATCAACCGTCTTAATTCATTCCAATTATTTGAACAGTCAATAAACTTTATAATGAATAGAACTATAGATAGAATTAAAACATTAGAAACTGATGATCAAAGAGCAAGTGTAATATTTACAATGATAAGTCATTTTAATACAAGACAAGCAAAAGAAATGGGAGAGATGTATGCTAAATTAGATAAGGATGGAAGACAAGATTTCATTCAAGATGTTTATAAGAATGGAATATATGTACACATTCCACCATTCTGGCATGAAAGACCATTGTTTGATGTTATCACAGAAATTTATCAAAAGTATGATTGGTTAACTCCATATAAAGCATTCATTAAAAAGAATGGAAGATATAGACCAATTATGAATAACTTAGTAGTAGGAGAAATGTATATCATAAGATTAAAACAAACAGCATCTAAAGGTTTAAGTACAAGATCTGTTGGTGGAGTGAATTTAATAGGGGTTCCTGTTAAAGATGCACAAGCTAAAGAGAATAAAATCTTATATAGTAAAACTCCTTGTAGATTAGGTCTTGATGAGGTTCTAAACTTATTAATAGGAATGGATCCATATGACCTAGCTAAGATGAGTATGAGTTATAGAAACTCAATTGAAGGAACTCATGATCTACCTGTTCAATTATTAAAACAAGGTATGATTGATAAATTAAGAGATGATGATAAAGTTATCAATAGAAACATTGAAGTATTTAATGCATATCTTAAAACAATGGGATATAAATTACAACAATCTGAAACAATTAAAGAAATTATCTTTGATTGTATAGACAACGATTTACACGAAAGAACATTACCTGATGGTGAGAAAGTTTTAGTTACAGATGAGAAGTATAAAGAACTTCTAATCAATTATAAAGTTGAGAAACATTTTGAAGAAGAGATATTCATAGGAACAATGGAAGAATTTGAAGAAAAGAAAAAAGAATTGTTTGACAAGTTTATGAAAGAAGCATCAGAAACAACTTTTGAACTATAGGAGAAATCCTATAGTTCATTTTTTATAGACGGTATAACAATAATGTATCATAAAATTAAAGGAGGTAAATAATTATGAAAGAAGCATTAGTTATAAATTTATTCGGTGGTCCAGGATGTGGTAAATCAACTACAATGGCTAGATTATTCGCTGATTTAAAAACAAGAGGATATAATGTTGAAATGGTTTCTGAATTTGCTAAGGATTTAGTTTATGAACAAAGACAAGAAACCATGAAAGATGAATTATATATCTTCGCAAAACAGCATCATAGATTATTTAGAGTTATTGATAAAGTTGATATAGTTATTACAGATAGACCGATATTATTAACTAATATTTATGCCTCATTATATTTACCTGATGATGAATTTAGAAGTGATTTAAAAAGATTAGTTAGAACAGCATTTAATAAATTTAATAATTTAAACATAATGTTAAATAGAGAAGGAATCGAATACAAAACTGAAGGAAGATTACAAGATTTAGAACAATCTAAAGAAATAGATAACTTAACTTTAAAAGAATTAGTAATGTCTAGACAATCATACGGTGTGGTAAATACAAATAACTATGATAGTATATTAGATAGAGTTTTAAACTGTTTGAACATGATGAGCTATGAGGAATAAATCCTCATAGCTCTAATTTATATGTTCCAGATGTGTAAAACGTGAAATTTCAATACCATATTATAATAGTGAAGTACAATAAAAATTATATTTGGAGGTAGTAATTATGAAAAAATTTGAATTAGTATTAAAAGATAATGAGGAATTAATAGTTGATTGTGATGATTTAATGGAACAAGAATTAGTTAAATTTCATGAATCTATAAAAGGATTAACTCTTAAAGAAGCTAGAAAATTTGAAAACTGGATAAAAGTTTACAAATTATTAAACTATGACATAATAGATGGATTAGAAGTTAATAAAGTTTATAGATTTAGTAAATTTGCTGCAGTTATAGAATTAACATTCAGAGGTCATAAAGAATATGATTTATTAAATTTAAATCCAGAAACTATGACAGTAGCTGTAATGAACGTTAAAGAAAAATCAGTTAGACCTTATATAGTAAGAAGATTATTAATACCTCATACAGTAGAACAAGCATTAGCATTTGCAAAAGCTCCATTACCAGAAGAAGGTGTTAAAGCTGTAAGTAAAACAATAAAAGATTTAGAAGTTAATGGAAGTAAGTATGATGTAACAGAACATTTAAATCTTAATAATAATGAATTTAATCATGAAGAAGAACCTAAACAAGAAGAACCAAAAGTAACAGAAGAACCTAAACAAGAAGAAGTTATAGAAGAAAAACAACCAGAAGTTAAAGAAGAAGAATTTGATGCATTTAAAACTTGGAATGTTGTTAGAACAAGTGTAAATGAAAATGGAACTTTAAATTTAAAAGCATTATTTGCAGGATTAAGATAAGAGCTTAGCTCTTATCTTTTTATTTTGGCTGTGACAATTAATTATAAATTAAAAATTAGGAGGTAACATTATGAGTAAGAAAATATCTATATATCATCAATTAGATACAATCCATAAAGAATTATTAAAAATGGATAGTGATGTTATAAATGAAATAGTTGAAATGTTAAAAGGGATAAACTTTGAAGGAATTGTAGAATATTTTAATAGTACAAAAGAAATGGATGATATGGATTTATTCACATGTAGAAAACTGGTAGAGATATTACAATTTATCTATAATAACACAGACATTGTTCCACCAGTATCAGATTCAACTTATGATAAATTATATCAAATAATGTTAGATGCAGGATTAGGAGATATTGTAGGTTCCGTGAATAGTCAAGGTAAACCTGTAAGAGAACATCGTTATCCAGATTTAAGAGGAACTTTAAATAAAGTTCATTTTGTATTCAATGTTGATAAAGAAGGAGACAAAAGAAGAAGTATAGAAGATTGGATAACAACTATAGAAAATATATTAGGAAGAGGAATAAATAACACAGAAGAATTTGAAGTAAGATTACAAGCTAAATGGGATGGTTGTTCAGCAGTATTTGAATGTGATGAAAATGGTAATGTTGAACATGTATTAATGAGAGGGGATACAGAAAAGAATCTAGCAGTTGATATAGTTAAATTATTTGAAGATTTTGTAGATTTCCAAATATTTGCAAATGGTAAAGATAAGTTTGCAGTTCAAACAGAAGTTCTTATGAACCAAGCAGATTATGAGAAAATTATTGTAGAATATAAAGATTTTAAATCACCAAGATCTGCGACATCTTCAATATTAAATGAAAAAGTGTTACAACCAAAGTTAACAAAATATCTTACAGTAGAACCATTAAGAATTCAATATGTTGGTAAACAACCTGAGATAATTCCTAATGAAAATTATGATATGATTTCAAATCTATTTGATTTAAGAAATATAAGAGAATGTATTAAGGAAATAAACGAACATGCAAAAGCTGATGGTAAAGTAACTGATGGAGTTGTGTTACATTTAACAAACAAGAAACTTCAAGAAAAGTTAGGTAGAGATGGAGCAATAAATAGATATGAGGTTGCATATAAATTCCCAGCAGAAGCAACTAAAGCAATCTTATTAGATATAGATTTCTCATACGGATTAGGAGGTAATGTAACTCCAGTAGCTAAAATAGAACCAGTAGTAATGTTAGGTAAAACTATAAGTTCAATATCAATGGGTTCTATAGATAGATTTAGAAGTATGGACCATCTTACATCAGGAAGTGAAATAATAGTAAGATATGAAATAATTCCGTATATGGATTTAGACCATACATGTAAAATAAATGAAACAGGAAAACGTTTCTATGTCCCAACTCATTGTAAACATTGTGGTAGTTTGTTAATAGAAGATCCTTTATTAAAATGTGTTAATGAAGAATGTCCTTCTAGAATAATAGGTAATGTTGTAAATTATATAAATAAAATGAGAATAGAAAATCTTAATATAGAAACAGTTTCAACATTATTCGATCAAGGAATAATAACAGGTATAGAATCATTATATAAATTAGAAGAACATAAATCTAAAATAGTATCATTACCAGGATTTGGAGAAAAATCATATGAAAATATGATTGATGGAATCAATAAACGTAAAGTGGTATTTGATTATGAGTTATTAGGTTCATTAGGAATTCAATCAATAGGTGTTAGAATGTTTAAGAAAATTCTATCAGTAATGGATTTAGAAACATTATTAAGATTAGCAAAAGATCAAATGTTGGTTGTAAACTTAATGGGATTATCAGGATTTGGTGAGAAAACAGCAAGTAGAGTTCAATATGGTGTAGTGAATAAATTAAGTACAATATATTTCCTATTAGACCAAATACAATTAAAAGAAAAAGTAGCACCAGGAAAACTAAAAGGAAAAGTATGTTTCTCACAAATAAGAGATCCTAAATTTGAATCAGAATTAATAGCTAATGGATATGAAGTAGTTGATTCATTAACTAAAACTACAAATTATCTTATAGTACCAAATTTAGATGTAACATCAAGTAAAATAACAAAAGCCAAAAAATATGGAATATGCGTAATGAGTTTAGAACAAGCTAAATTAAATTTAAAATAGAACAACAATAATGTAATAAATGTTTGAAGAATTTTAGCCCCAATAAATAAATTATTGGGGCTCTTAGTAACATGAGAATTACTTAACCGTAACCAGAACGACGTAAACTGTTAATTCCAGTGATACGGATTAGTACGCATCGGTTTTGCATGTGAACGGAGGTCAATAGATTTATTTTTTATAAATCTTGGGGTGAAACATATTCTTCAGTCTTAATTTGTCTTTTATTTTTTTATCGGTTCTTCATATAAGTGACTGACGAAAAGTTATGTCTGGTCGTAAGTACGAATCATAAGTACGCATTTGCAGGAACATGATTTTGGAAGTCGACCGACAATACGAAGTAGCGGCTGTATGTGACTTAATGATAAACAAATAAAGACTATACAATTAAGATTTTAGATGGACGGAAGGGTAGTCAGGTTTTTGCTTGATGTGAATCCAACCGTGATTAATTAGATTTTTTAGCTCCCTTGTCGGAGCAGTACATAAATTTGAACTGGTATTACTTACCTGAGACTACTTAGTATTGACATCAAGGTTTATCATTATAAGTGGTCAGCATATTCTTACCTTAGAATATGTAAAGGGTGAGTAATACCCTTCATTCGTCAAATTTATTAAATTTTAATTACGGTATAACAAATATGTAGATTAAAATTATAGGAGGTAATGTTATGAATGGACAAAAAATAACAAAAACTGTTTTAGTGATAGGTAAAGTAGAAATTAAAGATTTTCAATGGAATATATTAAAGAAAATTATGGGAGTTCCAGAAGAAGAATTTGAACATACAATAATTAATTTGGTTAATAAACCATTAGCATTTGCAGTACCTGAAAATGTTGAGAAATATGATATGGTGTTAACTTCTCAATCTTCACCATTGTTATTAAGAAACATGAAGAAAAGATGTAAAGAAGTTCCATTAGTAAAACCATATAAAGATAAAAATAAAAAATTTGTTGGATTTATGAAACTAAATGAAGTTGTAGTGAAATACGATTATGAATTATTCAGATTAGGAAAATAAATAATAAAAAAATGAATAGACATCTAGCAATAGATGTCTATTTTTAACAGACTGTAAAAAGGTAACATTTCAATTATATATTATAATTGTGAAGTAAAAATAATAAAATAATTGGAGGTAATTATATATGAGTAAATTTATATCTTTACAATTTTTAGGATCTGAAAAGGAGATAAGCAAAATTGTAGACGCTACAATCAAAACATTAGAAAGAGAATATAAAATCATAATAAGTCAAGAAGTAGTAGTTCCAGCAATGGTAAACTGTTTTATAGACGCAGCAATATATGAATCATTACAAATGTTAGGTATTAATAATGTAAGAAGTGAGCTTAATCTATTTGAAATGGTTAGAATCATAAATGAAGTAATTCCAGGTGAAGAGAAACCAGAATTATTAACAATAATGAGTTTAGGTAGAATGGCGATAAGAAGATTAGAATTAGAAATGCCAGAAGAAGATGTAGAAGAAGCAATGAACTCTATAGAAGATGTTAACATAAAATTATTGGAAGCTATATCAATGAGAGCAACTCATTATTTAGCAGATAGACATAATCTAGTAACAGAAAATTATCAAATCATATTTAAGATAGCAGAAGTATTCTTTAATGAAATGATATCATTCATTAAAGTTAATTCAGTATCAGATGATACCTTAGTAGTATTTGATCAATTCTCAATATTATTAGATGATACAGGAAGATTTGAATCTATAGAGATATCAGAGTTTACACAAAAGACAATAGAAGCTTTATATAATGATTTACAAGTTGAAGCACAAAGATTAAAAGATGAAGATGACGAGTTTGCAATGAACAATGTTAAATCAAAATAAGAGAGAAATCTCTTATTTTGATTTTAAATTTTAAGGAGGTAAGATTATGATAAATGATATAAAAGAATATTTTAGATTTAGATTATATGATAATTCAAGAGTGTTAGTTAATAATCTAAAAGATACAATTGAAGAAGTTCAGTTGTTTTTAGATAAAAAGATTTATCCTTATTTAAAAGAAAATGATTGTAGAATAGTTGTAAGTGGAATAGAACTATTATTTGAAAATGAAAAAATAGTTTGGAGAATAGTAGAGAATGGAGAAATTAATAATAAAGAAACTAAAGATGTCGATATATATAATATAAAAGAATTTGTAGATGTTGAATATATTAAAGAAGTTAAAGAAAAATTTGAAGATTATCCAAAGGATTTATGTGGTACGTCTTTAATATCATTTATAGAAACTATAGCATATTTTATATTTAAAGATGATTTTATAACAACAATGGATGTATTTGGAATTTGTATGATATCTAATAACGGTAATAATAATGTTGTATATGAAATGCAATAATTAGAATTGGAGGGATAATATGAGTAAAATTAATTTCCTTAATACAGCTCCATGTGCTGAAGCATTAGATAGAATAGCTTCTAAAACGTTTATAAGATTAAGTTATGAATATGGAATATGTATGATCCGTAGAGATGTTATACCTGCTTTAGCATCTCTATGTCTTAAAAGTTTAATAGGTAATTTAAACTCATTAAGAGAAGGAAATGATATGGCTGCTTATATAAATTTATTTGATTTAGTAACATTTGGAGTTGTTGAACTAAACTTTGAAGAAACAGAAAAGGCAACTAATATATTACCAGATTTCAGAATAGGACCTAAAGGATGTGAATTAAGTAAAATGGATTTTAAAGAATATTCTAAACATCAAGTTCCTATAGAAGAATATGGTGGAAGAATATTAAATGTAAAATCTGGAGAGTATAATGAGACATGGTCAGATTTATTGAATACAATATGTGATATATCATATGGTAATATAGGATTAATATTAAACGATAAACGTATGATGTCAATATTCATAGAGATATTCTTAGAAGAAGTATTTTATGATTTAGGATTAAATTTTGGTAAGAAGAACTACGCATATAAATTATTCGATCTATTATATTTCAATTATAAAGATGAAGACAAAATGTGGGGAACTGATGTAATGCCAGAATATAAATTAATTGCAAAGGATGATGTGTTCCAAGAAGACAGAATTAATAAAGCGATTGATGAGTATGAGAAAGATAACAGTAAAGATGATGAGTATAAACCATTAAGATATCAATAAGGAGGTAATAATATGAAAGCCATGCTTGCGGATTATTGTAGAAGTTTTGATGATAAATTAAACTTACCTTTAATCAGAAGAGAGTTAGACAAACCTTTATATTTATATGTGTATGAAACAATTAAATCCTTGGAGGTTTTTGATAGCGTCCGTATTTTATCATATGAATATAAAGAAATGCCTAATGATATCAAGATGAATGAATATCAAAGAACAAGATCTCAAAATGGAAAGAAAGTTCAAGAAGAGTCTGTTGAAGTAATGCATATGACAGAATCTAGAGTAAACGAATTAACGATTCATTATGAGTTATCAATAGATACAAAAGCAGAAGATGGGACAACAAAGGTAGTTAGTAAGAAGTATTCAAAGAATATTCTTATTCCAGTTGCAGATGATGATGGGTATTATATGTTAAAAGGAAAAAGATATATCCTTATGTATCAATTAGTTGATTCTACAACATATAGTACGTCTAATAGTGTTGTATTAAAATCAATAATGCCTATAGTATTAAAAAGAAAATCAAAAGTAATTCATGATGTAGATAGAAATCCATTTACAATTCCTGTATATTCTACAGCGATATTTAAAAATGAGATAAACATGATGTTATTGTTCTTTGCTAAGATGGGATTTAAAGAGGGATTAATGTATCTTAGCATGGATAAAGTAATATCATTAACTACGTCATTGGATGATGATTTAGATAAGTATATATATTTTAAAATTAGTCAAGAAGCATTTGTAAAAGTTAATAGATTTGCATTTGATGAATCTACAGAAGTTAAATCTGTAACAGGAATGATATTAGATGCAGTCAATAATAGATCGACAGTAAAAGATATGTTAGATACAAACTTCTGGTTAGAGAAATTAGGTCATCAACCTAATATTCAACAACCAAATTTCAAAAGAGCTAAAGCAAGAAATCTTCTATTATCCGTTGACCGTATGATGGATATGACAACAAGAAGAGTTCTTAATATAGCAGCAGATCATAAAGATAGTATGTATAGTGCATTAAGATGGATGTTTATGAATTATAATGAATTAAAGAGTAAAAGAATAATGGATATAACTAACAAGAGATTAAGAGATAATGAATATATAGCATCATTAATGACAAGAGAATTAAGTAACTCATTATACAGAATAATGAGTAAAGTTAGAAAACCACAATCAAGAAACTTGAATACGTTAGAAGAGTTATTCTCATTCAGAGGTGATATATTAATTAATAATTTATATAACTCTGGATTATTCAAGTTTGATGATTCTGTAAACGATTTAGATTTCTTCAGTAAACTACGTTACACGATAAAAGGACCTAATTCACAAGGTGGATCATCAGGAAAAACAATAGCAACATGTCAAAGAGGGATAGATCCATCATTTGTAGGTAGAATAGATTTAAACACGGTTGGTAATAGTGATCCTGGTGCTACAGGGGTGCTAACTCCATTTATAGAAACACATGGGTTAAATATTTCCGATAAAAAAGAACCTGAAAGTAAACAATATGAATTATTAAAAATAATAGAAGAAGCCGTCAAAAATGAATATGATTATATAGAAAAATTTGGTATAGAAACATATGATGATTATTACGAACTTATGAATAACATTTATAGTACAACTGAAGGTTGTTCTGTAACAGTTAGTAAAGATATAGAAAGATAGGTATATACCTATCTTTCTATATAATATAAAGGAGAAAATTATTATGGATATGTATAACGATAGAACTGGTGAATTAAATGTAAATAAATATGGTACAATAATGAAAATTATCTATTATAATAATGCACACGATATAATTGTAGAATTTCAAGATGAATATAAATACAAAGTTCATACAGAATATAGAAACTTTAAAATCGGACAAGTACGAAACGTATATGACAAAACCGTATATAATGTAGGAATGTTTGGAGAAGGTAAATATAACAGGATTGATTATTTAAAATTATATAATACATGGCAACACATGCTTAGAAGATGTTATGATCCATATACAATAAATAACGACCTAACATATGTAGATTGTTTTGTGGATAAAAGATTTCATAATTTACAAAATTTTGGTATATGGTATGAAAAAGAATTTTATGAAGTAAATAACGAATTGATGTGTTTAGATAAAGATATTTTATATAAAGGTAATAAAATTTATAGTCCTGAAGCATGTTTGTTTGTACCTGAAAGAATAAATAAGTTATTTATAAGAAATTATAGACAACGAAACGATTTACCTATAGGAGTACATTATAGAAAAGATATTGGTAAATATATTGCTAGATGTAATGTCAGTGAAAATGGTGCAGAAAAAAGAGTGCATTTAGGTGAATTTAAAACGCCAATAGAAGCTTTCAATGCATACAAAAAGTATAAAGAAGGTTATATAAAAATAATAGCAGACCAATACAAAAATAGAATTCCAGAAAAAGTTTATAAAGCATTATATGATTATATAGTTGAAATATGTGATTAACAATATAAGTTTCCTTTTTATTATCATTTATATATTGGAGGTAATGTATATGAATCATGAACAATTAATACAATGTAAAAAGGTTATATTAAACAATAAAAAATCTAATAAATTTGTAAAACTTACATTAGCTGATAAATTATATTTGATCCTATTGTCTAAAAGATTGAAAAAAGAAAATAACATAAACAATTTAACATTTGAAGAATTCGCTCTATTATGTAAGCACCATAAGACAAAAGCAAATCTTAGAATTGAAAGTAAGTATTCTACAAGTTTTATAGATATCTTACAGTTCAATGAACATACATTACATTCAGTATTGTATAAAATTATAAACGAAATAGAATTATATAATGAAGAGGACAATTATAATAATATAGAGGACGTGATAAGTTTATTAAGAGTCAACCCTGTTATATTATTCAATACATTTAATGACATATGCGATCAAATGTGTATTAAAGTTTCAATTGAATAATAATAAACAGTATAACAAAATATTAACAGAAAATAAAAAATATTAAAATTTTTAGGAGGTAGTTATATGAGTAAAAATAACAAATTATCTTTTAATGTATATGTTGATGCGGACACAAGATTAGCTAAAGTAAATTGTGTTGAGCAAGTAGGAGCGATAATATCTTACACAGAAGCATATGATGAATTTGCCAAAACTCATAAAACAACTGCAGAAAATTTAGACAAGGTTCTCAAGTCTTTAGATGATGTATTTAAAGCTGGAAATATAGAAAACGATGTAGAATTGGTTAGAGTGTCTATGGCTATGTTAGAAACTCCACCATTCATGTTTTACCTAGAATATTTAGAGGATACAGTTTCAGAAAAATTAACATTCAACAAAAAACCAAATGATATATTTGGTATGCAATTCGAACAAATATTCCCACCGATATTAGGTATGAAAGGAGATGTTCCAGATATGTTAGGAATGGATAATTTTATGTTAGGTTCTAAAAAGAAAGAAGAACCTAAGAAAGAAGAAGCTAAGAGAACAACATTAACATTTGATGATGTTGTAGGTATGCATGAAGTAAAAGATAAATTAAGAGATGTTATAGATCAATTTAAAAATGCTGAAAAATATAAAGCATGGAATATAAAACCTATAAAAGGTATATTATTATACGGTCCATCAGGTACAGGAAAATCTTATATATCTGAAGCATTTGCTAATGAGATAGATGCAAAATTCTTCCCATTATCTTCTGCAGATATAATAAGTAAGTACCTAGGTGAATCAGGTAAGACAATAAGAACCAAATTCGAAGAAGCTAGAAAACATCCTTTATCAATAATATATATAGATGAGGTTGATTCAATAGCTGCTAAAAGAGATGGTTCAGAAAACAATAAAGAAAGAAATGCAACATTAAATGAACTTCTAGTTCAAATGGCATCACCAGAAAATGATAATGTTATAATGATATTTGCTACAAACATGCTTGATCTATTAGACCCAGCATTCTTAAGATCTGGACGTTGTGATTTTAAAATAGAAGTTTCATTACCAGATTTTGATTGCAGAAAAGGTATATTAGAGATAAACTCTAAAGGTAGACCATTAGCAGAAGATGTAGATTTTGAAAAGATAGCAAGAAACATGAGTGGTATGAACTGTGCAGATATGGCAGTTGTTGCAAATGAAGCTGCACGTAAAGCTTTAAAAGCTGGAAAAGATGTAATAGAAGCAGAAGATTTTGATAAAGCATTTGAAGAAATGGTATGTGGTGCTAAATCAGAAACTAAGAGATTAGGTGAAAAAGAAAAAGACATAGTTTCAATACATGAAACAGGTCACCTATTTGCTAATGAAATATATAAAGTTAACAAAACTAAAAAGATATCAATATTACCTAGAGGTACAACTTTAGGATTTGTAATGCATGCAAACGAAGAAGAAGATGATAAATTCTTACAAAGTAAAGAAGAATTAATGAATAGAATAAGAGTTAGCTTAGCAGGTAGAGCTGCTGAAGAAGTATTCTTTGGAGATGTAACAACAGGAGCTGCAAACGACCTAGAAAAAGCAAATAGTGTAGTTGAAGCTATGATATGTAATTACGGTCTTGTAGCTGAATTAGGATTATCAACATTCAATTTAAATAACCCAATGGTTATAGGTCTAATACAAGAATACAAAAATAAAATATTAGACAAGTGTTATGAAGATGTTATAAAAATGGTTGTAGAAAACAAAGAAAAAATGAGAGAATTTGCAGATGTGTTAAAAGAAAAAGAAGAAATGACAGGAGCTGAAATAGAAGAAATATTATATCCTGAAACAGCAGATGCTGAATAATTTAATAGCCTATGGGATTATTCTCATAGGCTTTTTATTTTTAGTGTAAAAACAATAACTTTTAATTATATATTATGTAAATGAATATAATTATAGGAGGTAAGATTATATGATAAATTATGGATATGGAAATTGTATAATAGCAATAGAAGGTGATGAAAACATTTATTCAGTAGTACCTTATTATAAAGGTATTAGTTTAGAAAAGAATACAGGATATTTAAGAGATGGGTTTGTATATATCTATAGAGGAGATATATCAAGACAAAAGAAATTTAAAAATGGTATATTTACAGATAAGAAAGGAAATGTATATTTCTCATTAGATCCTGAAGAAAGTGAAAAGTTTGCATTTGAAAGAATTAAAGACGATTCAATTCAATCAATAATTAAACAAGCAGAACAGGTAGACCCAAATCTTAAACGTAAGATAATGAAACAGATAACACAATCATCAGATATATATTTACCAGAATTGGATCCAACTAACGATGATTGTTTCAAACATCTTGTAAAACTTATGTTACATGAGAAGAAGATAGATTTAAAACAATACAAGCATCTATTTACAAAAGCACATTTCTTAACAAACTTAAAAGCTGCGTTAGAAGTTAAATCTTCAGCAGATGGTAAAAGAGGTTCTTTAACAACAAGTAATTTATTTAAGTGGTTAAGTGTTTTAGGAATGGATATTGAGATAGTATGTAAAGATGCAGAAGAATCAGAAGAACCTTGTGGAAAGATATTTTCATATAACAGTAAAGATGGCTTTAATGTTGAATGGAATGAAGATTACGAATATATAGAAAATGACGATTTCGAAAATGAAGAAGATAATGAAGGAGACGATGAATAATGAAGATAAATGAGTGCTTATATGAAGGAATAAAGAAAAACTTAACAGAAGACCTGTTAATTGCATATGAAGTGTTTAAAGAAGAAGGATACGAAAACCTTGAAGGAGTTATATTAAGTCTGAATTCCTCCAAGGGATTCGGATCTTTTCTTGTAGCAAATCCATCAAAAATGGCAGATTTTTCAAATCATATTTATGAGAATATTGAGTTCATTGTTCATCTTGCATTTAGTAAAGACCAAGAAGATGAATTCTACCCGTTAATTGAAAAATAATAAATAGATATACAATATGATAGAAAAATAAATAAAAAATTGGAGGTAATTGGTTATGGATTTCTTTATATGGAATAAACAAGATACAGTTATGGGGTTATCTGCAAATGTATTATTGAATAGTAGATTAGATTTCTTAAGAGATGAAGTTATTGTAATCCATAAAAAAGGAGATAAACGTAATGTAGTTATGATGGAAACAGCAACTAGTCTTAGAGAAACTTATGATATAGAAAGTAACGATCCTCAAATTATAGGATTGGTGGTTTCTGTGATCCTAGCTCAAGAAGATGCTGAAACTGTACGTGAAATGCTTCAGAAAATGGATGAAGATAATAAGGCTAACGAAGATATAGATTTAGTTGACGAATATACAAAATTATTAGATGATTTATTAAAAAGAGATATTGAAAATGAAATGAAACGTAATGATGGAAGGTCAATAATACCATATATGCCACCATATATGGATGCTGAATGTAACATAATAGATTTAGAAGATGTAGAATCTGCACAAGTTAAAACATTAACTGTCGTATTAGAACATGCATTTATATCTGAAGTTTCAGATGTAACTGAACTACGATGTATGTCTGGTTTTAATGAAAAATTAAAAGAACTTGAAGCAAGAAGAGAAAAATATGTAAATGAATCAGATTTCGCTTCAGTTGAAATGATAACTAGACAAATTGATGAAATGGAAGAAGATATATTAGATTCTTGTGATGCTACATTAAAAATAGAAGCTACAAGAATTTATCAATATGAAAATAATGTTATAATAGATTGTGCTAACGGTCAAACTATAATCATGGATAGTGATGTTGTAAAATCATTAAAATCATCATCTATAGAATATGAAAAACGTGACGGTAAAGCAGATGAAAAATATAGAGTTCATTATAAAACAGTAGAAATAAAATTAAGTGAATGCTATAACGAAGTTAAAGAAAGAGGAAATACAGTATTTGTTATTTCAATATAAAACAAACAATACTCCAACCATTATATGGTTGGAGTATATCTTTTATTTTTAGGAGGTTTGATATATGAAAATAACATATTTAAAATTAGAAAACTTTGTTAATATTAAAGCTGGAATGAAAAAGACAAAAGTTGAGATAGATTTAAGCAATAGTAAAAATAATCTAATATTATTATGTGGACCTAATGGGACAGGTAAAACAAGTTTATTATCAGAATTACATCCATTTGCCAATAGTGGTAATATGGATGTTAGAGGAGAAACCAATCTTATTATAGAGGGTAAAGACGGATATAAAGAAGTTCATATAGAAGATGGAGAAGATAAATACGTTATTAAACATCACTATCTATTTTCTAAGAAAACTAAATCTGTTAAATCTTTTGTAACTAAAAATGGAGTAGAATTAAATCCTAATGGTAACGTTAAATCATTTAAAGAAGCTATAAACGAACAGTTAGGAATAGACCATGAATTATTAAAACTGATGAGATTAGGAAGTAATGTAACAAGTCTTATTAACATGAAATCAACTAATAGAAAGAATTTTGCAACTAAACTATTTTCTGATATAGAAGTATATAATGGGTTCTATAAGAAAGTTTCAGAAGAATATAGAAATATTAGAGCAGTTATGAAAAGCACAGCAGATAAAATAAGTAAATTTAATATTCAAGATGAGGCTGAATTTGATAAGCAGATAGAAGTAACACAACATGAAGTTGAATTATATACAATAGAAAAAGAAAGATTGCAAAGAGAAATTACAACTATGGAAAATAAAATACATGATATAAAGATAGATGATGAGGAGTTAGTCTATGAAACATTTAAATCTTTAGAATCAGAATTAAATTCGGCTAACACCCTTCTAGCATTAGTAGCAGATATCAATATGTCTAAAGCAGAATATGAATTGTTGTGTGAAACTAATAAACAACAATTAGAATTAGCTTTATTAGGATATAAGAGTAATATAGATAAAGCAATATCTGAAAGAGATATATATTATAACCAAAAACAAGATTTAGAAGAAACTATGAAAAGAGCAGCTTCGGCTGAAAGAATAAGTAATCTTAAATCAACTATAAACGAATATAAAGTTAATATAGTTAGATTAGAAAAAGAATTAGAGAATAGAAATAGATATGACAAAACAGTTCTCTTATTATTAAAAGACCATTGTCAAAAGACGATGGATTATGTAAGAGATTTAGAAATATATAAAGATTCTGATATAAAACGATTAATGGAAAGCTTGTTAGATAATGATGATATATTAAAAAGAATGGAAGATATAAATAATAAAAATAAATCTATTTATGATAAACTTAATGCTGATATTATTAATATAGAGAATATGAATTTAGAATTTGACATAGATTTAGGTGATGATAGTTGTACAGAAGATTGTCCTTATAAACAATTTTATTTACAAACTATAGGTAAGAAAAATAATCTTAATAAATATATAGAAGAAAGAAATGCTATCAATAAAGAGATTCTTAGATATGAAGAACTATATAATCTTTATAATAATTTAGTATTCATAAAGAATCATATTGAATCTTATGAACATGAATTCCAAATACCTATAGAATATAACTATGCAAGTTGCTTTGAGAATTATATAATGAACAAACCTGTCGTTAATAGCAATTTATTAAATTTAGCAATAGACGATTCTGAAAAATTTGAGTTGTTAGAGAAATATAAAAAAGATTTAGAAAAATTTGAAACTGAATATGATTTAATCAAATCATCAGGTTTAGATATGATAGAAATAGAAAATAAAATATTAGATATAAATGATAAGATAAATGAAAGAGATGCTATAATACGAGATAATACAATATTGAGAGACGAAGTTGAAGAAGAAATAGCTAATAATGAAAAGCAAACTGCTGAATTATTAAAAGCTTTAGCTTTGAGAGAATCAATGGAAGAAATGAATAAACGTTATGAAGAACTTAAAGCAAGAATAGAAGAAATAAACAATTTAAAAATTGAAAAGAATCGTTGTCTCAACACAATGAATTCTAATAGAAACGAATTGATGAAAGTAAATGAATTTATAACTAAACTAACTGCTAAGGCTAACCAATTAGTATTTAGTAAAGAAACATATAATAATCTAGTAACTGAACATAATGCTTTAAAATTATTATTTGAAGATGCAGACATTATCAGAGATTCATTAAATGCTTCTAAAGGTATTCCATTAATATTCTTACAAGTATATCTTAAAAACTGTCCAATAATGATGAATAACTTATTAGATACAATTTATAACGGAGAACTTCAAATAGAAGGATTCTTAATAGATGAGAATGAATTTAGAATACCATTTAATAAAGCAGGTATAAGAGTTCCTGATATAGCATTTGCAAGTCAAGGAGAATCTAGTTTCATTTCCATAGTATTAAGCTTATCTTTAATAATACAAAGTATGACAAAATATGATATAATATGTTTAGATGAATTAGATGGACCGTTGGATACAAAGAATAGAGAACAGTTTATAAAAGTATTATATGAATTCATAAGACAAACAGGAAGTGAGCAAATATTCTTAATTAGTCATAATAACGTATTTGATAATGAAGCTGTTGATTTAATATTAACTGGAGATATAGATATAGAGAACTTTAAATTTGGGAATATGTTATTCAGACCTTAGTGTAATAAGGTCTGAATTTAATGCTATATTATATAAGTGAATAAAAGATAAATTAGGAGGTAAATGTTATGAGAATAATGTTATTAATTACATGCTTATTATATGGTTTAGTAATAGCAGGTTTATTTGGTAATGAAGCAAACTTTAATCAAATATGGGTTTGGTCTTCATTTATATTATTCGTTATAAATAATGAAGTTGCTAATGGTCTATTAGTAAAATTAGGATTATTTGAAGGGGAAGATGAAGAAGATAACGAATAATTAATATAATATGGAGGGGTTTTGCTATGAGTATAAATTACGAAAAGTTATCTGAAAAGTTATCTGAGATATTAGAATATGATTGTTGTTATGGTAGACCTGAAGATATATGCCAAGAATTAATGATTGAATATGGTAGATATTATGACAAAGGTACAGTATATCATGGAGCAAGTTGTCATACAGAAGAAGATGTGAGAAAATCTTATTATGGATTAATATCATGTTCATACGATAAAGAAATTGCAGAAAGTTTTGCTCAATCATATTTCAGTGATACAAAAGATGAACAAGGTTCAGTATTTAAAGCTGACATCAGTGGTGTATTCTGTTTAGATGTTCAGCAATTGATAGAAACATGTTATAGAAACTGTCCAGATAATGAATTATGTAAATATTTATACGAAGCATATAATGGCGAGAATGAAATGTTATTATATTATGAGGATATAGAAGATACGATAGAATTTATATCATAAAAAAGATGAATAGGGATAACCCTATTCATCTTTATTTTTTTCTCCAACTAAAGAAAATAATCTATCTATATCATCTGGTTGATGACCATCAAATTTAGGTGCTTCTTCTAACTCTTGGACTTTAAATTTATCCCACCAATCTTTATGATAATGATAAGAATATTGTCCTTCAGGTGTATTTACTCCAACTATAAAATAATCTTCATACATTGGAAAATTTTCTTCATGATGGTGTTTCCAACTCTTCCATGCATTTTCTGGATATGTGTTACATATAACAGCAAATAATGAAGCTCTATGAGCATATAGTTCATTAAATGTGTGTGAACCATCCGATATTTCACCAACGGTTTCAACGTCAAAAACAAACTTATGATTTTTATCAATCTCATCATAATCTTTAAGCAATTGTAAAAGTTTTAACCACATACCTATCTGTATTTCTATCTTATCGTTTGTAAGATATCCTCTTTTCTTACCGTCTAATTCTAATATTATATTTTCTATTTGATGTATTAAAAAATATTTATCTAACACATCTATTTTATTTTTGTCCATATTATACCTCCTAACAGAATTTCTCTATTACTTTATAAGATCTACCATAAGCATCGGTTGCCCAAGCTCCATCGGCAGAGAATTTTACTTTACCTAAATCTTTACGACTTGGTACTGGATAATCAGGAATTCTTTGACCATCTTTATCAATAGCTATAATTTCCCAAGTATTATCTACAGCACTTCTCATTATTTTTAATTCTGGTTTTAAATGTTCGTATATTATATATTTCTCAGCTTCTATACTTCTAGCATTTAAACCTGATTCATTTTCCAATCTTTCGTTTATTATATCATGAATAGCTTCTTGAGCATCTGGTAAAGCATTTGCATATTCTATATCATCATCATTAGAATAATCTGGATTTGAGAAATGGAAATCTGGATCACCATTTAATGCTGAAACAAAATTATTTCTTCCAACACCCATTATGTTTTGGAAGAAGCTATTAGCATCGTCTTCTAATGAACCGTCTCCACCCATTTTAGCATATTTACCATCAGCTTTAATTTTAAGCTCTTGTATATTCTTTTTAAGTGAGTTTATTTCTTTTATAATTTGTAATCTATTTGTTGTAGATGATAATACTGATTCTATTAAATCATTTAAGTATTTAGAAGAACCTTTAGCTTTATTACCATCCATAGCATCGTATTTTTTAGTTAACTTCTTATTAAATTTATTAGCTTCATCAAGTAAATCGTAAAGCATTGCCAACTCCTCAGCAAACTCTTTCTTAAACTCATTTTCATCTTCTTTATATTTACTATAGGACTGCTTTCCTCTTCTTGAGTATTTATCAAGAGGTTCTTCAATATATTCACCATTATCCCAATTATCAATAGCTTGATAGAAATCATCTGATTCATCAAACTCTGGTAATATATCCATAGGATCTTGATTATCTAAATCTGCCATTAATTGCTCATAATCGGCAATAAAATCATAATCTTCAGGCATATTAAAGCTAGTATTATCTTGAATCTCCTCATTGTTTAAGTCATTGAACATATCATCCATATTTATTTCCTCCTTTATTTAGTTTTAATAAAACACATCATCATCGTAATAATTTAAAATTGCATTATGATAATAAATAACATCTTCTAAAGATAATGGTGTAAAATTATGTGCATCAGCACTTACACAAAGTCCATATTTTTTAACCATACATAATTTATGTATATGACCATAACACACAAGTGTTTTATCATCCAATATCTTATCTCTTACTCTCGATGGTTCATGCGTCATAGTTAGATTGTATTCTTTACCTTCATGAACTATTTTTGTCTCGTGTATGAATTCATGTATTTCTTCAAATTGGTCTTCATGACCTTCCAGTAATTCAGGTTTTTGTCTTTCATAATTTCCTTTAATCAATATTTTTTTACCATTAAGCAAAGGTAAAATATCCATTATACCGAAATCCCCTAAAACATATACCGTATCTTCTGGTTTAACCGTCATGTTCCAATTCATATACATTATCAAGTCCATTTCTTTTACACTACTGAATGGTCTTTTACTCTTTTCTAAAGTTCTTTTCTGCCCGAAATGAGTATCAGCAATAAAATACACACTCATACTACAAACCTCCATTACTAATATTCATGTCTAATCTTAATATATTGTCGGGAGGTTAAAATAAAATCTTACCAGTAATACATATAATTAATAATTAGAATATATTTCATCCATATAAAATATATGCCTTAGGTTAATAAGATATGAGAATGTGAGTTTCTCATATCTTATTAATTCTTATTTCTAACTTAACAAAAATATATGATATGAAATATTATTCGTATAATAAGGAGGTAATTATATATGGAATTCTTACAATTAAAAGAAACTAGAAGAGACGATATTATGTTATTGAATGTTATTTATAATCAACCAAGTCCACAAACTAATTGGGTGGATTCTATAGATGTTATATATAAAGATTTAGCAACTGATGAAAAATATTTAGAAACTATATTAAATCCTACAATGGATGTATATTTTACAAAACCTGAATATAGAAATTATGAACATCCTAAATATGTTTTACCAGTAGATCAATGTGAGATTAAAAATATAAGTTGTAAATATGCAACTAGAGATATAGCTAAACAAGCAGGTGGAAAATATGAAGCTTATTATAGAAGTTGTGCAGAATCAAAGAATAGAAAAGCAATGAAAAATCTTCATAAGTATCCATATGTATTAGCAAGTGATTATGATCCAGAGTCATATTATAGAATACAATTTTCATGTAATTATTTAAATGAAAAACCTAAACCAATAACTAAACTATATTCAGATATAGAGGTTGATGGTATAAATGTAGAAGGTTTCGTTACAGATGGTGTTGCACCAATAAATGCAATAACATTAATAGATGAAAAAACTAGAAAATGTTTTACATTCGCATTAAGAAATGAAAAGAATCCTCAAATACAAGAACTTGAAGATAATTTAGATTTATTTAAACATGAATGTCATAAGATGTTTGATGAATCATATGGAGAGTTTGAATATAATATAGTATTCTATGATGAAAAAGATGAATTAGCAATGTTGAAAGATTATTTTAAATTAATTCATTTATTAAAAAGAGATTTTATAATGTTTTGGAATATGAACTTCGACGCAAATTATTTAATGGATAGAATAACCGAATTAGGTGAAAATCCTGCAGATATAATGTGTCATCCAGAATTTCCTATAAAGAAATGTTATTATTATGCAGATAGAAAAAACTTTGCAGTTAAGATGAAAAAGGATTGGTTTACAATTTCAGATTATACAGTATGGGTAGACCAAATGATTTTATATGCACAAATAAGAAAAGGTCAATCAGAATTAGGTTCTGTTAAATTAAACATTATAGGACAAAAAGAATTAGGTGATGAAAAACTTGATTATAGTGAAGAAGCAAACATCAAAACATTACCATATGTGAATTATAAAAAGTTCTTATTGTACAACATAAAAGACGTTCTTTTACAATATGGTATAGAAAGAAAAACTTCAGATTTAGATAACTTATATACAAGAAGTATATTAAATAGTGTTCCTTATAAGAAAGTTTTCTCACAAACAGCATTATTAAGAAATAGATGTTATGTTGAATATTTAAAACAAGGTTATGTTATCGGTAATAATATAAACTTAGATTATAATAAAGATTGGGATTCAGATGAGGATGAAGAAGAAAAAGAAAAATTCGCAGGAGCGTTTAATACCAATGGACGCTATAAAAGCTCTCTAATTGCTGGAACACCCTTAGAGCCTAAAGTACCAAAGTGTAAAAATCTTTAGGATTGGGCAATCAGCAGCGAAGATATTTATTATAAAAATTATATTGGAAATAAAATTATAAAGGTGTTGATAATAATGTACTACAAAGATATAGCTGAAGATGAAAATGAAATATTCATAACAGTTTTTATAGATGGTGAGTATTATTATGATTATTTGGTTAGCAATAAAGGTAGAATTTTTAGTTTAAAAACATTAACTTTTATGGAAGGAACACATAATCATAATGGTTATGTTAGAATAAAATTAAGGGATAGTGAAGGTAAACAACATATAAAACCTAAACATAGAATAGTAGCAGAAAGTTTTTGTGAAAATAATGAAAATAAACCTTTTGTTAACCATATAGACGGGAATAAAGATAATAATAGTCCAGATAATTTAGAATGGGTTACAGCTAAAGAAAATACAAAACATGCGATAGAAACTGGACTTATATACACAGTCGGCGAAAAATCTCATTTTGCAACTATAAATGAAGAAACAGCACATAAAATATGTAAGTTGATTGATGAAGGTAAAATGAGTTTAAAAGAGATAGCTCAATATCTTAATGTGGGATACGATTGTGTTAAGAAAATAAATAGAGGAAAATCGTGGGTACACGTTTCAAACCAATATAATTTTTTAAAATAAATATAACGTTCAACGACTATCGAAACCACACTGTAAAGTGAAAGGGAGTAGAGTACACTCAAGTGAGTGGAAACGGGAGCCATTCTGAAAAGAATGATGATATAGTCTGATCTCATATGAAAGTATGAGCGGTTCTTAGAGAAACGGCGTGGGAGTAACGATCCCACGTGAACATGAATGAGTTGGAGACCCGACATTAAATAGTACAGTTAATGGTATGGAAGTTAATGGAGTTAAGAACAGATATGTACGTAAGTATGTTATAGATTTTGACTTCTCAAGTCTATATCCAAGTATTAAAATAGCACATAATGTTGGACCACATACATTAGTAGGTAAAATATCTTTAGATGAAAAAGTTTATGATAGATATACAGCTTTTGAAATGAACAATGACAAAGGTAATATGTATGATTCAGGAAAAGATTTTGTGGAAAATATGTTATGTCAGAATCCTGTTATGACAGGAGTTAGATGGATGAATTTACCGAATATGATGGAAATATTAGAAATGGTCGGAAAAGAATTTGGTAAAGATACAAGTAAAATAATTCCTGAGGAAAATAAATACAGAAGGGAGTAATTATATGAATGTAATATTTGAAGAAAAAGAAAAGAAGTTTAAAACTTCTTTTCTTAAAGAATTGGAAAATAACGTTAAAGTGTTGAAAAATATATACGATGAAGTTTATATAAATAATGAAGGTTTATGTTATTCTTTAGAAAGTAAATTAGATTCAGGAAGAGTATTTTGTAATAGCACGTTACACAAGTTATTTGAGATTGGAGAAAATCAATTATTAAAATTAAATTTAAAAGCGATTAGTGATTGTCTTAAAGCAGGGAAATCTAAAATAATCGGATTTTTTGTTGATTGTGGATTAGTATTCCGTACAACAGAAATGGATTATGAAGTAGGAGAGTTTCAAGATAATAAAAAACTTAATATAGATTATATAAATGAGATAACTAAAAATGTTAAATATAAATGTAATATAAATGAACTAATCGAAAGATTTGTAAATAAAGAATTTATAAATGTAAGAAAAGATAAGTATGATTTATTATTAACACATAAATTATTTCCAATGATAGGTAAGTCAAGTGAATTTAATTTAGAAATTAAAGAAAATGATAACGGAACATTTTATGGTATATTTAAAAATAAAATAGAAGAAAGAAATAAAAAAGATGAAGTAACTTTCGAAATAGAAATAACTTATATTTACAGATTTTTAGATTTAAACTAAACCTTAACCTTATGGTTAAGGTTATTTTTTTACCCATTTAAACAATTACATATGATACGGATGAAATAATCTAATTATAAGGAGTTGAAAAAATATGGCGAACAAATCTGAAAAAGAAAAAAGAGAAGATAAAGAAATTCAGACTAGTAAGGAAGAGATAAAATTAAATGACCTTTTCCAAGATTTATATAAAAAGATATCCATGAATACACATGATGTAGATGAAGATGTAAATAAAACAACTATGGATACAATGTCTGAAAAGATAAGAAGAGTTATAGCCGATGATATGGAAGAAATGAAATCGTATGGTGGTGAAAATGATCTAAGTAGATTCTTAATAAACACTATACAAAATTCAGGGTCTAATAAATTTAATACCAGTATAATGGATCCTAGAAACGAAAATGCTTTAGAGAACTTATTTTCTTCTGGTGAAGGTTCTATATTCGCAACTTTCCAAGATAGATTTAAAAATAAAGCATTATTATTCAACGACTTAGAAATAATAAGTGAACAGTTGGTTGAATTAAGTGAAGCTATAAATACTACAAGGGATGATATAGTTTCATCAGATGACGTTGGTGCAGATATATCTAAATCATTAACTTTCTCTATGGATGGAGTAGAAGATGATGAAAAGAAATACGATGAACTTGTTGAAGAAGTTAAACGACAAGAACAAATACACGGTTTAAATTATATGGTAAGAGAACATATAGTCCCTAAAACATTAAAATATGGTGAATATTATGTTTATGTAATACCTGAAAGTAAACTATATGAAAACACTCAAAAGAAAAAATTAGAACGTACTAGTGGTGCAGCAATGGAATCTGCAGATGCAAAAGCATTCTTAGAAAGTCTTAAATTAGATAAATCGCTTAAAGATGTTAAACCAGATGAAATGGTTTCATATATATCAGAAAATATAAAAATAAATAATACAGATATACCAATACCTATATTAGAAAATAATAATATGGTGGGTGCTATGAAAGATTTAGCACAATTTAATAATTTAACAAATTTATTAAAACAACACAAAGGTAAAAAGAAAAATGGTAAATCAAATGGTGAAGATAAATATTCATCATTAGGATTTAGTGATGGTGTTAAAAGTTATAAAGTTGAGGATTGGTCTGATATTAAAGGTTGTTATATAAAACTATTAGACCCTAAAAAAGTTATACCAGTTAAGCTTATGAACTATACTATCGGTTACTATTACGTTCATGATGCTGAAATGGATGTTACAAATAAACATCACTGTAACCATGGGCATAGATTTACAAATATAATGGATAACATGGCTAATAAATCTACAGACCAACAAAACTTAATAAGTAATATAGCAGATGCTATAGTTAAATCGTTTGATAAAAAATATCTAAATGATAATATAGAGTTTAAAGAATTAATAATAAACTCTTTACTATATGATGATATGTATAAAAGAAAATTACATTATCAATTTATTCCTGGTGACCATATATGTAGATTCTCTGTAAATGAAGATGAAAATGGTAATGGACAATCAATGATATATAAGTCATTATTCTATGCTAAGCTTTATTTATCAATACTTGTATTCAATATGATAACATATCTAACTAAATCACAAGATACTGTAGTAACATATGTTAAAACATCTGGAATAGATAAAAATGTTATAAATAAAACAATGGATGTTGCTAGACAATGGAAGTCTAAACAAATAGGAATAGGAGATTTAATGGATTATTCTTCTATATATAGTAAGATAGGTACTGGAAGGGACTTATTTATACCTGAAGGTGAATCTGGAGAAAGAGGATTATCTTGGGATATAATACAAGGTCAAGACGTTAATATGCAAAATGAATTCATGGAACAATTAAAACAGGACTATATAAATGGTACTGGTGTTCCTTCAGTTATAATGAACTATATAAATGAAGCAGATTTTGCTAAAACATTAGTAATGGCAAATGCTAAACATTTACGTAGAGTTATGATGTATCAAGATAACTTTAATGAAGATATAACAGAAATGTATCAAAAGATACTTTGTTATTGTACTGATATGGAAATGGAAGATATAGCAAACTTTAAATATACATTACAAAGACCAAAAACATTACCTAATAATAACTTAGTAGATATGTTAGGTTATGGAGATCAAATATTAGATTTCGTAGAAAAATCTGAATTTGGTCAATATGCAGAAGAAACACCTGAATTAAATACTACAAAAGATATGTTTAGAAAAGAATTCTCTAGAAAAGTATTACCTATGCTTCCTTGGGAATTAATAGATGAAATAATGGAAAATGTTAAATTAGAAGTTGTTAAAGATACGGCTAAGAAAGCAAATAAAGATGCTGGTGGAGATGATATGAGTTCAGGTGGAGATGATAGTGGTTGGAATTAAAAAAAGAATATAGAATACATCCCTAGGGATGTATTCTATATATTTAATCCTAATTGAATGTCCAGTCTTTAATATTTTTAGATGGGAATTCTTCTTCAGATAATGATTTAACTTCGTTAGTTTCAGATCCTGTTTCAGATTTGAAGTCTAAGAAGTTGTAAAGAACTCTATATTTATTTAATAATAATTGAGCCACAGCATTTATATCAGGAGAAGTATACATAGTACAAGTGAATGCTATTTCTAATTCAACGTGTGCCATTTCTCCAGAAGTATGGTTGAAGTGGTTTCTAGCAGAAGTTTTAGGGAACATATTACATAACATACAAGCGAATTCTATATTGAATCCAGTTTGGTCAGTCATTACGTAGAATGCTTCCATAGTATGGTTAGCTTGAGAAACTTCTACTTCAGGTTCTTTAAATCCGTTACCATTTGCATTTGGTTGAGGTATAGCTAATCCATGATAGTGAGTAAATCCACTATTAGGGTCAGAAACACCTGTCATCCACATTTCTAAATATTCTCTCATAGGAGAACCAGCAAATTCTAATATTTTTATAGTTATTTCGTTAGTTTCATCTTTTAAGATAGTTGGTATTTCGAATGATCTTCCAGCATATCCTCCAGTGATACTATCGAATTCCATAGTTAAATCTTGTATACCTTGTATATCCATGAAACCATATTCAACAACATGTTTAAAGTTTTTAGTTGCTTCTGGCATTAAAGCTTTCATGAAGAAAGGCATTTTAGTTAAGAATATTCTACCTTTACCAGTTTTTAATACGTTATATTGTTCTAATGCAGCACGTTTAACGTTTAATCCTCCAAGGAATAGCGAATATCCTGTCATATCAGTTTTATTATTCTTAATGTTACTTTGTAACGTTCTTTGTTCATCTAAAGCCATTTATATTCACCTACCCTTTTAATTATACTCTACTATTGATATTAATTTCAACAATTGAAGATTTAGCAATAGTTTTAAATGTGATTTCTACATAGCAATGTAGTACAGACCAAAGTTCTTCTTCTGGTGTCATACTATATAATACAGATATTGATCTAACAACATCCCTGTATTGTTTTGTTTTTTCAGTAAGTATTTCACCGAATAATTGTCTATCTTCAGGTTCTGCAAAGTTATATCTTCTAGCTATAGTTTCTTTTTCAGCTATATCTTTTATTTCAAGAGTCATAACCATATTATGTTCTTCACTTAAGTCAGAATCTGCATCTTGAGCAGTTACTTGAGTTCCTCTAGCATATATATTTTCTCCTAGAGCTTCATAGTAATTTAATCTTAAGTCGTAAAGTTGTTCTTTCATATCTTCATCATATTCATCAAGAACTGGTAATACAGAGTTTTTAACAGCTCCTGTTAATAATGCATGTGCTTCCCCTGTAAATGGTACGTGTGATCCAACTAATTCTATATGTTTAGCTAATTGACTAGCTAAATGATAAGTATAAGTAACTGCAACTTTTTTTCCGTTGAATGGATCTCTTATTTGGAAATGTTGATATCCTTTAGAAACTATTCTATAGTTTAAGTCAGTAGTATCTTCACCAAATATTAATCCTTCATCATGAGTAGTTATTATACCTGCATCTAAATAAACAAATGCATCATAACGTTGAATAGCTAAATTAACCATTGCTCTCTTAACAGGTAATGGATAGTTAGCATCTAACATGTATTTAACTGGAGTTCTTCTTGGAGATAGTATAGTTCTATCTAAGTCTCCATTAAATGCTTTTATGTATAGATCTTCTAATAATTCTCCTTCTAAATCTATTCCGTTAGCGAATGCACCATCATGTCCTCCCATTAGAGGTACACCATCTAATCTATCTAATGCTAATTCTTCGTTATTTATTACTAAGTTAGGTATTTTAACTTGTTTATTAGTTACACCGTATATTGGATCGAATAATTTATGATTTTCAACAGGACATTCTAATCCATTGTCTACGAACATTTTAGCATATTCATCATATAATATTTCGAATGCATCTTCGAAAACATGTACACCTATTCTAGTAGAATAAGCAGTTTCTCCATCAACTATATCAGATAATAACATTGAACGAGAGTTTGCAGCGTGGTCGTATAAGCATCCATCGAATGTTTCAACAACAACGTTTCCTTCCTCAACGTCTAATACTTCTAATCTGTATGGTCTATAATCTATGTTAGTTTTCTTTCTAACTACACCAGTTAATCTGACTCTGAATGAATCTCCATATACCCCTCTACCTAAAGATCTTATAGCTAATAAAGGTAAAGTTTTATATCCAGCTTCGTCTTCTTCATCATTTCTTTTTTGTAATAATAGACCTTCTAAATGAGCAGCATTATTTAATGCTAACTCAGTATCTCTAACTAATTTAACTTCAAGGCTTCCGTCAACTACTTTATATTTAGCAGAAACTATCATATTACTGTACATTGCATCAAGAGGCATAACTCTCATACAATATGCATGTGAATAAGCATCTGCTATTGAAGCGTAAGCATTTAATATAGGTTGCCCATATTTAAATATGTTAGGTTTACCATATTCCTTTAAAAATTCTGATTGACTTGTAATTTTTACTAATTTATTATCTCTACCTTTTCCTCCAACGAATACGCATAAATAATTAACTCTGTCAGGCACAGCTGCAGGTCTTTTTTCACGAATTGTGTTATCATTTATGATCGTAACGTTAAACGGATGATCGTAATCAGGAATGTTTTTCTTATTATTAACATACATGATTTGAATTCCTCCTTTATTTTTTAATTTATTAAATTTAAATAATTGTTCAAGCAGCACTTTACTGATTTAACAACCTGTTACGTTATATTATTGTATTAATACTTAATAACGTCCTCAAGAGGTGTTTTAGTTTCAGTTCTATTGTATTTCTTATTATTAATAGCTGATGTAATCATCTCATCCATATTTTCGAAAGAAATACCTGCGAATGAACTATTATTTTTACAAATAGTTCTAACATTAGCTAATGAATAGTCTAATTGCTTTTTCTTTGGATCGAAGTTTTTAGCTAAGAATTGACCATACTTAAGTGAGTTATCTCCAGCGTATCTATAAACTTCACTTATTATCATTTCAAGCATGATAGCAGGAGCTGGTAAACCAACTTTATTTTGCTCAAATACTTTTAAGAATAAATCAAGTGTCTTATCATATGGAATGTTCTTAGGTATTTGTCCACCTAAAACCATATTAAGAAAATTCTCAGGAGCAGCATTGTCACATCTTATAGCTGAAGGAAATAGATTATTTCCTTTAAAAAACTTTAATACTATATAGTCAGCTTCAGTATCATTCCCTATTGTCATCTTTCTATTTTCTTTTTCTGCTGGGAAGAAACTAAGCATATTAGGTATTTTAAGTATCTCTAACTCATTTGGTTTATCCATAGTGGAAAAAGTTCTAAGATACATTACGCCGAATGCTTGGAAAGATTCACCACAGTCAACGGCAAGTTCTTTTTCAGTATACTGTCTAGGAACATAGAATTCAGCATATGGACAGTTTAACACTATCATGCCATCTTTCTTAATAACATTTGCTTTTAACACTTACATTCCTCCTTTATTTTTATCTTATTAGGTAATTGTTTTTAACGATGAAAAAAAGATGATAGCCATTGGCTATCATCTATTATCTTACCATGTCTAAAAATTCTTTAATATTTGTTAATAATATTTCTTCTTTGTCTTTAGGCATTTTACCTAAATGTAATAAGAATAAATTAGTTGTTAATTGTGACACGAAGAAAGCTGTATCACTAGAATATCTACCATCTTTCATAGATTTACTTATATATTTAATAACTGCTATTATAAATAAATTATTCAAACTATGATATTCTTCTGGTAAAAATCTTTGTTCTAAATCATTTACTTGCACTAGGTCATATTGAGAACCTAATTTTTGTTGTACTTTCACATAATTTTTATATATTGTTACTGATCTATCCGATTGTGCATCTTTCTTTAAATTCTCAGGATCTAATGTTTTATAAAGATTTTTAATTCTATCTAATGTAAATGTTTCATTAAAAGTTTCTTGTGATTGTAAAATTTGTGCATATTTTGTTATATCTCCAGCCTCTTCAGCTTTTGATAATCCATCACTTATAGCTTTTTCTATTATATCAATTGAACTAACATTTGGATCTAATTTATCAAAACCATAAAATTCTTTTATAGCGTCATTAGTTTCCTTTGTTAAATCATTTATTTCTTTAATTGAATTATCCATTTCTATAGAGAACTCATAAGATTGAACTAAATAAACCATAACTGATCTTATATACTCAACTAGATCTTCTTTAGTTTCAAAATCTGGTTCACCTATATAATATTTACCTTCTTCATAATTATTAAAAGCTAATAATTCATCATCAGACATTTCTTCTATTTGTTTTACTGATAATGTAGGAACTACTGCAGCAAAAGCATCTTCATCCTCTTGTAATAATTCCTTTTGTGATTCTCTTAATTTATTTAATTTTTCCTTAGATTCATCCAATCTTGTAATATTTGACATAATTATTACCTCCTAAATATTTTTATTCTTCTTCACTTTCACCAAATATTAAATTATTTTGAAGTTCTAAACATATCTCCGATGCAAATTCATCTATTGCGTCATTATGTGTATATTTAACTTCGTTGAATAATCTACTTACGAAGTTATTAGCTATTTTAAAACTGTACACATATTCTTTTACAGCTTCCCCTGAATACTCTCCTGGTTCTATAGACATTTCCATAAAATCCTCAGGATCTAAATCAAGATCTAAAATGTGATATATTACCGATATTATATTTGATAATATAACGACATCATCTTTATTCTTAGTTAATCTTTTCATATTTGTAGTTGTTACATCTTTACGTTTATATTCATCTGTAAATAATTCAGCCAATGATGATTTGTTAATACAAATATAGTTTTTAAGAAAATTAGTTATATTTTCTCTTAGATTAACTACAAAGAATTCATATGCATTTCTACCTATTTCTTCCATTTCATATGATTGTAAATTCTCTATATCTATTCCTAATCCAAACCCTTTATCTAATTCTAATATAAGGAATGAATTAAAATCATCTCTCATTTCATTAAGTTCTTCTCTATATTCATCTATATGTCCTACTTCATCCATTGCTTCATCAAGAGTTTCGTAAACTTGATCACAATGATTTGTCATAAATGTTAAAGGATCGTCTATTTGCGATTTGATGTTTTCTTTTATTATGTCTATAGGTAAATCCCCTAATATTCTTTCTATATCAAAACCGTTAATAAAATCATTATCTCTTATCATAATTCTACCTCTCCTTTATACTTTATATTCTCATTTATTATCTAAATAACTGTTAAGTTTAGAATAAAAAATAATAGATATGACCGAAGCCATATCTATTATTACCAGTCATTTAAATCATCGAACTCATTTAATAAGAATGGATTTGAATTTCTGTCCCTTTTATCAAAGTCATAGTTCAAATCTTCTTTTTCTATATCTTCAACTCTAGTAGTAGCATTTATTTGTTTATCTATTATTTCCGATTGTCTATTCCATTGCATTGCTTCTTTCCTCATTTGAGCTTCATATGTACTAGCAGCTTGAGATGCCATTATTTGTGCTTGGAAGAACATCATATCTTCTTCAGATAAGTTATTCATAGCATATTGCATAGCATCTTCTTCTTGTGCTTTATCACCATCATAACCTGGTTCCTTCATACCTTGAACAATTCCCCATCTATTAAGGTTTTTACCATAAGTATAAACGTATAAAGCTATTAAGTATGACATAATACTATCATCGTGTTCCCCTGCTGCTGCTTGAACTTTACCATTCTTTCTTACTAATTTAAGTATATCATCTATAACATAATGAGAAGTTAATCTATCTTTATTTTCTTGTACTGTTAAGAATAATAAATCTATCATTAATGCTCTTGATTTAGTACCTGTAAATACTCCGTAGTTTCTTCTTCTTTCAACTTCTCTTTCTATATGCCCTTTATTCATTTTAGCATTATTATCATCAACTAATTCTTTTGACATACTATGGTAGATATTTCTATTAAGAACCGATTCTCTTAAGTCTTGTATTACAGCATCTCCTCCATGGTTCTTTTCTATACAAAGAACACAGTTTGGAATATACTTTTTAACCATTTGATATAAGAATCTTTTTAAATCTGGATAACCCATAATAGGACTTCTAAATTCTGCATCTATTTGTAAAGTATAAGGATTAACTACTGATACAGCCGTACTGTCGTTATTAACCCCTGTAGCAACGTCGACACCGACTAAATAAGGAACTTTAGGATTTAATTCCTTATAAACGTTTAATTGGTAAATATCCATTATAAAATATTCTTCCAATATAACAGGTCTAATTTCTTGTATAGCCATTAAGTCTTCTTCACTAAAAGGAGAATCTTTACTACCTCTAATTCTTTGTAATAATAATTCCCTTTTAATCGCTGTAGGGTCACCATTGACAAGTTTACATAGCTTTCTAAACCATTCTTCACCCAATCCTAATTGCTTATAAGAATATTCTATATAGCAAATACCATTTTCAGAGTTAGAAGCTATTATTTCTTTAGCTTTTTCAGGACCTAAATCATAATAAGTTTCAGTCCATCTACATGTTTTATCTAATATAGCTTGTGCAGCTTGACCAGCAGGAGAGTCTAAGTCACCTGGTGTACTTGAGAATATACGGCAATAAGCAGCACCGTTACGTTCGGCATTGGCTGCTGCAGTTGAGAACGCTGGACCTGAAGCCTTAACTATTTCATCTATATAATCAGTGAACTCAGTTTCGTCTGAATATGTGATAGGTAATGTATTACCCCTTCCTAGTTTTATAGCTGCTTCTTTACTACTAGCTTTAGGTTTAGTTACTATTGTATTTTTATTTAATGGATTATAAATTTTTCTAATATTGTCTATTTCATTATCTTTAGTTCCTAATATAGCATCTATAACACAATCCTGTCTTAATCTTAAATATGGAGGTAACAATTCCCTTTGCATTTTTAATCTCTCTAAGTTTTCTGATGCAAGTTCTTGTGATGTAGCAAAGAACGCAAACGAAGAGTTGGTTGTACCGAATAAATAAGCCCAAGTAAGATTTGCTATTATCGATTGTGTTTTACCAACCTGTCTTGGTATTGTTAAATAGTGGTCTATATTATTAACAAAACACCAAGTAGCTGCTAAGTTGGCTCTATTTAATTTATATGGAATACCATTACTATTCCCTTGGTCAGGTATTCTACAAACTTCTCTTAAGTAATACCATGGATTCCTAATACATTCTGCCATTATTCTTTGACATAATTCATTTGACATTGCTGTTATAGGACCATGTGGATCTATTCCTTGTAATCCTTTATCATATAACCTTAAAAAGAACATATTATTTTTAATACCTAATTTCTTTAGGTCCGAGGCTACTTGAAGGAAAGATAGATTGTTTGTTTCTGTATCATAAAATACATTATTCGTTTCATGTATGTACATTTCCATTCACCACCCAAAAAATAATTTGGAACCGTGGTTATCCCACAGTTCCAATATACTACCCTTCATAATCTGCAGGATATTTGATAAACAATCCATATTTAGTTTTAGTAATTCTTTTCTTATTAACTTCATTTATTATTTCATGTATTTGATTTATATACATGTCAATAGTTTGAACTGATTGAGTTGATCTCCTAGGTTCATCTATAGCTATTTGTCTAGCATACTCAGCTATATCTAATAAATCATATAATCTTTCTAATAAGAATATTTTATCATCTACAGTGTCAACTCTTTCTAATTCGGCTCTATAAATATCTAAATCTCTCGGATGAAGTTTTCTAACTCTTCCAGAACTATCCATAGCTCCTTTAGGTGCTTTACATTTTTTACCATTTAAACTAGATAAAATAAATGCTTCATTTATTACAGCAACCTTTTCAACTAATTCTTTATGATCATCTTTAAATACCGAATGATGTATCTTATCTAATTGATCTGCTAAGAATATAGATGGAGTGCTTAATTTTAACATTTTGATAGATTTATTTAATCTATCTTTTCTATATTGTAATTCTTTAACATTAACGATTAACCAGTCTATGGTTAACTCTATATCTTTATCCATGTCTTTTTGTGTTCTTTTAACACGCTCTCCCTTACCATTAGCGATAAGTTTTCCTAAAATATTACTTAATTCTTCTCCATAACCTTCTTTAAATGCCAACTCATCTGCTTTTCTTTCTTTAGCTAATTGACTATTAAAATGATTTGAGAATATTTGTAATGTTGCTATATTGAACACTTGTTTTATAAATGGAAGTATAGGAACTAATTTTCTCGTTCTATTGTCAAATTTTATAGTTATATATTCTTTAGCTCTTTCAAATCTACATACGATACTGTTAGATGCTATTATATGTCCTATTTCATGTAATAATATAGCAGTAACTTCTCCAGCAGAAGCATTTAAATTATGATCGTATAAAAGCATAGAATCTATTTCTACAACATGTACTCCTTTAGTCATGAATTCAATATGAACACGTTCTACATCAGCCATTCTAACATTTGTATCTAATAGCATTTTAGTAAGTTCATTTATTTCTTCAGGAGATGGATAAACACACATTCCGAAGAATTGTTTTTTATTATCTATAATAGATATTTGTAATTTTATATCAAATTCTCTCTTAATAGCACTTTCTATTAATTTGATATTTTTAGAAACTTCTTTTTGTTGTTGAATATTTCGTATACATTCTTCAACGAACATAATAGATTCTTTTTTTGCTATCCTCTTCATCTACTTACTCCTTTCTATTTAGAATAAAAAATTTCTAGTACAATCTCGTTATAAGATTGTACTAGAAATTCATTTATCACCATCTATTACAAATAGTCATGGATTTAAAATCCATCAAGATTATTCTCTAGCATCTATACCGAAATCGTTATTTACGAATTCCATACGAGCTTGAACTGGTAACATTTCAGTTGATAAGTATCTATGAGTACCCATGATGTTAGGAACTCTATCAACTTGTGGATGTCTATAAGTATTTTCTATATTGAAAGAATATTTATAGTGTTTGAAAGTTATATGGTTAGCAGTAGTAGGATAAGCAACTATTCTTACACCTATTTCTCTAGCACATTTTAAAGAAGATAAGAAGTGGATTCTATTTCCAGATTCAGTCATAACACCGAATTTATAGTCTAATTGTACTCCACCTACTCTAGTATTTTGGTCTACTACCCATTTAACAGCACTGTTAAATAATTCTATATTATCTGGATGTCCGTAAGCAACGAACATTATTTCGTTAGTTTTTAATATATCTTTTAATTGAGAAACTAATTTATTAAATCTGAATTTTAATTCTTTTTCTATATAATCAGATTGAGTTAACATACCACTTGTAACGTTGCAATCGAAAGTAGCAGTTTGAACAAATCCTTTATTATATCCATATGGAAGATCTTTTTTGTCTATCCATCTATCTAAACTTGTTTCTAAGAAATCCATAGCATTTGAATCTTCGAATTGAGTTAATGTAGTAGCTATATCATTAACTATTTCTGGAGTTATGTCTATATTAGCCATAGCTTTCCAGTCTCTTATTTTTTCTATAGTAAGAGCAGTATTGATTCTTTCTCCTTCTGGTATTTCCCAAGTTTGTGGAGTTCTTTCTCTGTCCATATCTAGTGAATGGTCATTGAATTGATTTGATATATGTCCAACAAACTTAACTGATTCTAATTTACCATCTAAAGAAGAACAAGAAACAGTTCCGTTATAGAAATCTACTCTACCTACTATAACACATCTTTTTTCTCCATCTCTAACTTCTTTATAGAATACACCATCGTTTTCTATATCTGGTTTTATATTTAATCCTTTTACAGTTACTCCATCGAATACAACTTCTTCTATTGCTAAGTCATATGCAAATGAATCTTGACCTTTTCTTACTTGTTGTCCAGCTTCTAGCATAGAGTTTTCCATTAATGGGAATTCATCAAGTGGAGCTTGTATTGGGTCAGCCATTACTGGAGTTCCTTTAGCCATTTCAGAAGCTTCCTTGAAAGATTTATCATAGAATATTTCAGGTATATAATATTTTTTACCATTTTTATCTTTTAAGAATTTTCTTTCGAAAGCAACTTTGATAACTGGAGCATCTGGAACTTCAGTCATCATTATGTCTTTAGCTATACATTCAAGCATATTTTTCTTAATTATAGGTAATGTATATCCAACAACTGGAGATAATTGAGCTACACCGTATGCTTCGTTTACTATTTCATATTTAGAGTTTTCTACTATTTGTTCTATTTTAGCAGGTAAAAGATCTAAATATTTATCTCCCATAGAAGCTTCAAATAAATCCCCTAATAACATTTCTTTGTATTGTTCGAATATAACATCGTCCTTATATATTCTTAAAGACTCTTCTATTGGATCTAATCCAAAAGAACCTTTAAAAGTTTCGTTTATAGAAACTAATTGATTATTGAAATCTTCGTTTCTTGATTCCACAAATGATCCAACTACTCTTGTTGGGTTTACTTCATTATATCTAGCCATTTATAAATACACTCCTTTGCACTTATTTTTAATTTAATATTAAATAGTTGTTTCAAAAAATTATAGTTAGTATTGTTAAAAATCCTAAACTTCACATACTATACCACGCTTATCAAATTGTTTTCTTATAAAACCTCGGAGAATTATTTTTTCTTCTTAGAATTTGGTTTCTTTTCGTCTTTTTTCTTCTTACTTTTTTTATTAGCTTCTTCAAATTTTTTGTTTGAAGCTAAAACCGAACTTAATAAATCTATGTTAGTATTTAATGCCTGTATTATTAAATTAAATTGATATAGATTTGCAACATAACTTTCTTTTGCGAACTTATTAATTATATAATCATAGGTAATAGCTTTTAACTTCTCTAAATTACCCCTTACTACTAACATATTTGGATTGTATCTTATGTTAGTTTTACAGTCCGTTCTTATCTGCTGCATTATTGTATCAATGCGTCTATGTAATTCAATAAAATCATTTATTAAATTCACGTTTTGTTTATCAGAAGAAACGTTATCCTCCATATTATCAGTTTGTTCATCTTCTGGATTTTCGTCTGAACCACCTTCAGCATCATCTGCTAATGGATCTTCATCTGCTGGATCTCCACCTTCATCTGCCATAGGATCTTCATCTGCTGGATCTCCACCTTCTTCATCTTCTCCTAGTGGATCTTCATCTGCTGGATCTGCTTCAGTATCATCTGTAACATCTTCTGTTTCTCCACCTTCATCTGCCATAGGATCTGCTTCAGCCACGTCCACATCATCTCCAGCATCAGCATAGTCTGTAGCAGATAAATCTCCACCGTCATCTAAATCATCTTCAGGAGCTTCATATATAATATCTTTCCAATTAAAATCATCAAATCTCATTATATCAACCCCTTAATAGTATTTTAATCCATGCTTAATACGGAATATTTCTTTTTCCAATTGAGCTTCTATACGCATTAATTGATATTTTTGCTCTTTAGCATTTTCCCCTTTAGCATCTTCTATTTTCTCTCTTGTTATTTTTAATTCAGTCTCTAGTTCTAACATAATTCTTTTCTTTTCTCTAGCTTCCGTAGCTCTACTTAAACCTCTTGCCCCTAATAAACCTATTATAGTAACTGCTGCACCTAATAAAGGTTTAGCTTTAAGTGCTGTACCTGCAGCTAATATTCCTATAATAGTTTTCAACACCTTACTTAACCTTATAGTATTCTTACCTGTTATTATCTTTTCTCTTTTTTGTTCTCTTGTGAAATTAAGAATTTGGTCTATTTTATTATTAATTGCATCAGATGCTCTATCGTCTACTATTTTAGCTCCTCTTTTTATTTGGTCTACTTTAGAATCAGCATTAGCCATTCCTCTAGATCTAGCTGAAGCTCTATCTATAGCTTTAGTCACTTTTTCAGTACCTTTTCTAATTATTCTAGAAGAAGCTTCCATAGTATTTTCATATTCACATAAAGCATTGGTTAATTCATATAATTTAACAAATTCATTAACGTCTATTTCAGTATCTTCAAAGAATATACTTTCAACCATTGAATTAAATTTTTCAACTGCTTGTTCATATATAAATTCATCAGATTTTTCATAACCTATAAAATGCTCAATTAATTTATTACAGTGATTTAATTCTCTTAAAGTATATTCTATCATCTCATCACTTTGATTTTCTAACAGTGATTTTAATGATTCATAATCTATATTGCAAGATTCTGGTGAATATTTATATTCGTATAATATAGCAGTATTGTGCTCTTCAATCCTATTTAACACTTCTTCATTGTCTTTATTTTCTAATATAGCATGTTTTATACTAGATATTATACCAAGAATCTGTTTAGATTCTTCATTTAATGAAGATATAGTTTTATTTCGCCATTCAGTATTATAACTTTCTCCTATATATTCTATAATATCTCCACACTCAAAATCTTGAATTATATATGATAATGTACTTTCAGTTATACGTACTTTTTGTATATTTTCTATCATATATTTTTTATCTTCTAATGTATTTTCTAGGTCATTATACGATTCAAAACATCCATTAAGTTTTCTATCTATTATAGATTTAAAATTATCTTGTGGAATTCCTGAATCTTTTAATCTAGGAATTATTAAATTGGCTGCACATTTTTCAATGGCTCTTGTTGTATTATACTTATTACACACATACCAATTAGCTAACCAATTTTCAGCTATAGAAGATTCTATTATCTTATTAGATAATAATATATAAATATCATTATATAAGAATTCAAAATTCTCTTCAATAGAATAAAAATCTTTCATATCCCTTCTCCTTTCCTTGTATTTAACCTAATTACAAAATTGTTTTTGACAATAAAAAAGGAAGATAACCATACGGTTATCTTCAGGGAGATATATTATGAAAAATATTGGTAATAATAAAATTAAATTAAATATGAGGTTACTTAATTGTTTATCAAATTAAAAACTATATGAAATAAATATTTGATAAATCTAAATGATAAGTTTGCTCCCATTTTTCTATTAAAGCTTTTCTATCCTCTTCTGCTCCACTCCATCTATCTATATTAAGACTTAATTGACCATAAGCTGTAGAAAGATTATCATAATGAATTAAAGTATTATATAGATAAGCTTTAACATCTAAAGTTGCTAATTTTAAGAAAGAACCATAACATGTAGCTGGTATAGTGGATAAGTTTTCAGAATGAGATAAAGCTACAGAAAGTCTGTATGTATTACCCATAGCATATCCACTAAATATTTCTATCATGTTAGGAGGCATAAATTTAAAAGTAGCACCTTTAGCAGCAGAACTAAGCATATTAGCATTAGCCTGAGCCATCATTAAATCTTGATAACCGTATAAACATGGAGTTACACCATAAGAGAATAATGATGTATTGTAATCATGTGAGTATCTGTCTGTATCGAAGATAGGTTCCATATGAGTAATCATCATTATTTGTGCATCTCCAAAAACATCTGGTAATCTATATATAGTACTTTCAGATCTTTTGTCTACTTGTTCTAGTTCATTAGTGTCTATTTGTAATGGTACTATATAAGGATATAACTCATCAAATACAGGAATAGTTCTAACAACTATTATTTCTCTAACTAGTTCATCTAAGTTTTCAAAAGGTGTAGCCATAGCAACTAATCCTAAATCTAATTTGATTGATGTGATTAATTTACTTATGTTAATCATCTATTCTCCTCCTTCATTTTATTTATTATTAAATTGTCTTCAATCAAACAATTCCTTAATACCTTGAAATATAAAGAAAGGAGAAATAAACAAATGGAAAAAAATGAAGTAATAGCTCATGTTATTATGGAACAAACTGCAGATCCTTGTGCAGTTAACGTTAGAGATTTCAATAGAAATGGTATGACCTATGTTATATTTGAAACCGTATTCCAATCTTTCGGCGTTAAGAATAGAAATAAAAGAATATATGATGGAGATGCTGTAATGGCTTCTTGGAATGCTCCTCATATACAAGAATTAATAAGAAAGAAATCATTTGTTAGTGAATACGGTCATCCGTTAGATCAATCTATGCACAGAGTTACACAAATAGACCCTGCTAGAATATGTGGTAGAATAAACTCATATTATAGAAGTGGTAATTTACTTAAAGGGGAATTTGAAACTTTTGATGATGGTGCTTGTGGAACTATGTTGACTAGAAGAATATTACAAGGAATGGAACCAGCTTTTAGTGTTAGAATGTTAGCTAAACTTTCTAGAACTAAAGATGGTACTATGTTAATGAACACACCTGGTCATTTAGTTACTGCAGATTGTGTTATATTACCTTCTCATATGGAAGCATATAGAGATGAAACTAAAAACATAAGTATTGTAAATAAAGCAATAACTGAGAGTGCTGGAGCAGATATAACTGCTGAGCAATATCGAGATATGGTATTTGCTATAAATGAATCAATGTTTACTGACTTTATTAAAGAAGAATCTAAGAACTTTAAGTTAGTTAAAAACGTTGAAGAAGTTATAGGAGATACATTCAAATTAACTAAAGACTTAAACAACATAATAATTAAAGAAGGAACTGATACTTATTATGTTAAAGTTGAAGACAAGATAAAACATGATATAAGAAATTTCATGAGTAAATTTTAATACAGATATGTTTGTACTGGCGTACAGACGGCAATAGGAGGTTAATTGATGCGGGATGTTAATATTCGTTTATATAGCACAGTCTATATGAACAATTTAACTTACGAAGAAGCTTTAGTTCATTGTAAATCTGGAGCATATATAACTAGACCTGAATGGAATGGATTTCATTATATAGAAAATGGTATTTATAAAATAATGCTTAAAGAAGGTATTATATTAGAAAACCCTGATGAAATTTATGGAAAAGGTGCAAATGATTGGTGTGTTGTAGATATTACAATGGAAGCTTTTAATATTATGATAAATGATGAAAAATAAGATATAGGCTAAAGCCTATATCTTATTTTTTTATGCTCTAACGTAAACCTCAAATCTTTCAGTTACATCTGAAAATCCTTCAGTTTTTAATGTTATATTAACAGCGGCAGCTTCTGCAGTAAGCATAGTGACAGTTACTGCTAATCTTGAACCACCGTCAAGAACATTTGCAGCGATATCTATAGATGTCTTACTTCTATTAACTTCAAAGTTATAAGTATATGAACTATTATAATTAGTAATGTCTGCATAGAATGTATGTTGTTCTCCAGGTATCATTTGTGATTCATATGCTGATAATATTAATCCCGGTTGATTGATAACCTCAACATAAGCTAATTGAGATACCTCTATTCCATTAACAACAGCTTTAACTGTAATCATTCCTGATTTTTTTAGTGTTAACACACCACTATTATTAATAGTTGCTATACTACTATCAGTAGTTGACCATGTTGCATTAGATTTATAACTACTTGGGTTAACTATTAAATTACTAGAAAGATCGACAGTTGTACCTGTTTTTCCTGTATATGTTGCAGCATCAACATCCATTTGAACAGCTATTATAGTTATAGCACATGTAGCAGTTTTACTACCGCAAGTTGCAGTTATTGTAGCTGTTCCTGCAGCTTTAGCGGATACAACTCCATTACTATTTACAGTTGCTACATTTGTATTAGATGATTTCCAACTAACAGTATCTGTAGTATTAGATGGTGTAGCAGTTGCAGTTAGTGTTACACTATTGTCAGCAGAAGTACTATTTTGATATTTATATAAATTCATCGTATGACTAGTTTTGTTCAAACTTAAACCTGTGCAAGATCTTTCGACTGTAACTGTAATTGAATCTGATTCACTTCCACATTTAACTGTTATATCAGCTGTACCTGGGGATTTAGCAAAAATTGTACCTTTAGTACCACCTGAAGTAGCACTAACTATAGCAACACTTGTTTTATTTGAACTCCATGTTATACTGTCAGTTGTATTAGATGGTTTGATTGTTGGAGTAAATGTTACAGAATCAGTTCCTGATAGATCTAATGTATAAGTTGATTTAGATAAACTCACGGAAGTACAAGAAGCTATAACTGTAACAGTACATGTAGCTGTTCTATTACCACAAGTAGCAGTTAGAGTAGCAGTACCAATTCCTTGAGCTGTAATCAATCCTGTCGTTGTCACGTTAACAACACTGGTATCACTTGATTTCCATGTTATTATATCTGTTGTATCAGATGGTGTGACTGTAGCCTTGACTAATGTTGCTGAAGTTCCTGATAAATCTAATGCATACGATGATTGTTCTAATCTTATTCCGGCACACGATTTACCAGTATTAACCCTTATACTATCAAAATATTTACCACAAATTGCTTGAACATGGGCAGAACCTACACCAGTGATACTTAAATACCCCTCTCCATTAACACTCATAACATTATCACCATCATCTAATATAGTCCATTGAACAGTTTCATCACAATTTTGTGGAGTTATATTTAATAACGTATTTAAATTATACATAAAGTTACTTGTATATTCTAATTCGATTTCATCTTGTGTAAATGATAATCCAGTACATGGCACATTTACTTCTTCAGAAGTGTCAACACCAGTACCAAGAACATATACAGATTTACGTATTAAATAAATAGTATTTATATTAATAAACTCTTCAAGACTATCTCCTGTATCAATATTACGTTTAAAGTATAGACCTAAATACCCAACACCATTTACAAGGTCAACATCAAGTGAATGTTTATTAACTCCTTGTTTTAGTGCTATAACGGTTCTATCTTCAACAAACGTTGTACCGTCTACATCTGTAGGGTTACCGTTCTGATACCCTTGTTGTCCAGTTTTATTATTTCTAGTTAATCCTATTATAGTTGAATGGTCTGCTGCATTTGTTATATCCATATGCATAACATCATATTCTCCAAAATCAACTTTGTTAGCCCAACTGAACCATATCGTACCATAGTTACTAGTCGAACCGGCTAATGTAAGGAAAATGTTATCAGTTGCATAACTAAACTTACTCGTATCACTAGGATGAACTATCTGACCAAACTCACTATTATTATTTACAACTCCTCGATTATATAAATATAATGTTTGTTCTTTAACATGTACTTTACAAGCAACACTCTTTTTATCACATGTTACTATTATATCACATGTACCTAAATTTACAGGATGTATAGATCCATCTCTATTAACCGTTGCAACATCAGTATTACTAGATGTAAAAGTTACTTCCTCAGTACAATTCGAAGGTGTAACTTTAACTGATAGTTTGAATGAATTATCGACTGTATTTGTAAGTACTAATTCTCTGGCATTTAATTCTATTTTTTCACATGGTCTATAATTATAAACCAATTTACCATTAAAATACATTGAGCGAACTTGTTTCATTCCTGCTTCAAAAGCAACCTGATCATCAGAAACTTTAGATTCACCAACAATAGCTTTCCCTACAATAGCAACCTCTTCATCCGTTAACGATGGTCTGTCTTTTGTATAGATATGATATATAAGAGGGTTTTTTCCATTAAGTCCTAAATTGTTTAACATTATTATTACCCCCTTAATCTATAATTATATACAATCTTCCATGTTCTACTCTAGTCAGAGCTTGATACTCTGCATTTGTACCTACCCAAAATTTAAGATATTGCTCTTTAACTTCATCTACAACTTCATGTAAATCTTCTATATCTTTATGTAATCCTGTAGCAGGATCGTCGTCTTTAGCAGGTGTTCCTACTAAATTTTGTAGTTCGTTTATTTTTTCTAATAAAGGTACTGTATATGTATTACCATCAACATATCCTACCATTTGTTTAATATCATTAATATCTTTAATTATACCGTCTCTGGCTTCTTCATCACCTTCAGTATTGGCACCTATTAGTTCTCTTAGTTCCTCTAATTGTTGGATTAATCCTTTTTGATCTCCTTCGGCTTCTATACCAACAAATTCTTCTAAGTTATCAAGTCTATCTTGTAAATTAGACCCTCCTTCTTCTTCATCTCCTAGACCAACAAATGTTTTTATATCTTGTATTTCTTTTTCATTAGTTACTTGCTTTCCTTCAAGTACTGCAATTCTATTACTGTTTAGTTGTATATTATTTTTATTCGTTTGCACTTGTGCATTAATTCCAGTTACTACTTGATCTATACTACCTTGTAAATTACCAGCAGTTTGTTTTATGTTATTAATTTCTGTATTTATATTAAGTATATTAGTTGTATTCGTAGAAACTTTTTCAGTAATTTTTGATAGTTCATCTCTATGCTCTTTATCTAAAATAAGAGCTTGTTCAGCCATTTGAGCTATTTGTTTTTTAATTGAAGACAAATCCCCATTAACTATAGTCTCTTGTCTTTGTTCTAGTTTTTCTACAGCTTCTTGTATAAGTCTTAAATCGTTAATAACTTCCCATCTTCCAGGAGATCCAGCTAATACACACACCCAACCAAATACTCCATTTTCTTGTTTATTGGATATAACTATATCACCAACTATAAAGTCACCTTGTGTTGGAGGGTTATCTAGACAAAGCATCTTATTATTATCAAAAAATCCGGCTTCATCATTACTTATATATAAGCGTTTTTTCATTCCATATCACTCCTTTTCTATTAAATTCTATACGCTTATCTGATTGTTTTTATAGCCTTAATTAGGTTACTGTAACCTTACAATCTGCAGAACACTTACCACATTTAAATGTTATGACAGTTGCTCCTGATTGAAAAATACCATTTGAGAATACATACCATTTTCCACCAATACATTCAACATATACCATATCTGGATTATGTACTGTACAAGTTACAACATCAGTTGTATTTGCTGGTTCAACCGTCACATTAATTAATTGACCTCCACCATTTTCAGGTAATATGTTTTCATTATCAACTGTAACTTCCTCATCACATGTTATTTTTGTACAAGGTATATTAGTATCAATTACATTAACAACACAATTATCCATTTTATTACCACATCTACCAGTAATAGTACATGTTCCCATAGATAAAGTTTTTATCCAGAATTCATCGGTACCTGTGCTATGATGTTCAACTTCTATAATATTTGGATCTGATAACTCGTAAGTAACTTCATCTTCACAATCGTCAGGTGTTATTATATATTTAAGTTTATAGTAAGTTTTATCAACAACTTCAAGATTTACTTGATTTTCATTAAATTTAAAACTTCTACAACTACGATCGTTAATTATACTTAAATTGATAGTGTCACTATAAGATTCACAAGTAGTAGTTACTAATATATTCAATTCATCAACATCTAAACTAATATCCCCAACTAATCTTGTTAATACACCATTAGATATACTAAAATAACTATTAGATTCTATAGACCAAATTACTGGTTCTGTGCAATCATTAGGTGATATATTATAATCAATATTATAAGTATCTCCAGCACTACCTTCTAGTGGAATCGATATCGATTCTTCTATAATATTTAATCCTGTGCATGGTATGTATTCGTAAATTATATCATCATTAAAAACCATTCTCCTAATTCTCTTATTATAAGTACGATACTTTGGAGGTTTCCCTCCATTAATGTATAATTTATTTATCATCGGAACACCTCCTTAATCTGTTATTATGTATAGTCTATTTGGATCTTTTGTTGGTATTGCATCAAATTGATCCTGTGTCCCAATCCAGAATGTAAGAAATCCTTCATGACCATGTGTTTTAGGTGCAAAGATATCACTATAATCATGAGTATGATTTATATCCGAATACACACCATCATGTTCATGTGTTTTAGGTGCAAAGATATCACTATAATCATGAGTATGATTTATATCCGAATACACACCATCATGTTCATGTGTTTTAGGTGCATAATCGTCATCATGATTATGATCATTCATTTGACTTTTAAGTGTTGTAATATCATTCGTATTAGTATTTATTTTCTTATTAACATCAGTTAAATCTACTCCTTCAGGTATATCTAAATCATTTATCATACCTCTAAGTTTTTCTATATCAACATCGTGCCCATCAACTCTACCTTTAAGAGTATCAATATCTCTAGCATTATCTGATATATTCGTTTTATTTGTATTTATATCTTTAATAACATCAGTTAAATCCACTTCTTCAGGTATATCTAAATCATTTATCATATCTTTCAGTTCTTCTAGATCAGCATCATGCCCATCAACTCTACCTTTAAGAGTATTAATATCTCCAGCATTAGTAGATATATTTGTGGTATTGGTATTTATTTTCTTATTAACATCAGTTAAATCTACTTCTTCTGGTATTTCTAGTCCATCTAAGTCCTCTCTCAACTTAGCTATATCTGTATCATTAGAGGCGATATTATTTTTATTTGTATTTATATCCTTTATAATATCAGTTAAATCCACTTCTTCTGGTATATCTAAACCTGCAATTAAATCAAATAATTCATCTATGTCTCCTTTATTATTGGATATATTAGTTATATTATTATCAACTTTTCTTTTTAATTCAGATATATCTGATGTATGTATATCAATATTACCAGTATTCGTCTGAACCTTTCCTTTTAATTCTTCGATATTAGTATCATTTTCTCCAATATTCGTAGTATTTACATTTACTTTTTTAGTAAGTTCAGCTATAGATTCTCTAAGTTCACTTCCTAAACTAGTATTACTTCCTCCTAATGCAGCAACATCAGCTAATAACTTAGTTATGTTGCCTGTATTGATTTGAACTTGATCGTCTATATCATTAATATTACTATCTTGAGAAACATTTTTATTTTTAAGTTCATCATAAAGTTTTTCAAGTCTTTGTCTTAATGCACTTATAAGATCATCATGTGTAACATCTTTATTTTGTAATTCTTTAATCGCTTCTTTAATAGCACCAAGATCTGCAACAGATCTCCATGTACCAGGTTCTCCTGATCTGATACAAACCCACCCAAGCGTTTCTTTTTCCTGATGACTTGATATAACAATGTCACCTACTTTGTATGATCCAGTTGTTGGAGGTTCTGGTAAGCAATGTAATTGGTGTTCTGCAAAATATGAAGCTTCTATATTACTTACATACTTTCTTGTAGCCATTTCAGCTCATCTCCTTTACTTATTATTTATTATGGGATTGTTTTTGAGCCAGAAAAAAGATATAGTATGACCTAGTCATACTATATCAATTATTTAAAATATCTAATATATTTATAGGTAATATCATTTCATGACCATGTTCATCTCTAACTTCCAAAACTGTAGTTTCTCCATCAATTTTAGCAATCATTTTACAATCACCATCAAAACCACTGTCCTTTAATAATCCTATAACTGCTAGTTTAGAACCATCATCCAATATTTCCCATAATAAATTATTATATAATTTTATTGGTTCTTCCATATAATCACCTTCTTCATCTTGTAAATTGTCTTATTGAATTGTGTGTATTTATAACAAGACAAAGAACATTATCTTCATCTAATACCAACACAACATCTTTTAATTCATGTTTATGTTCATCCATATAATATTCAAGCCAATCATGTTGTTCTTGAGTTAATTTCTTACATATAGCTAGATTCTTAACCAATCTATTAAATTCTCCTATTTTAATTGGGCATGGTATTCCTTTTTTCATATAAATTTCCTCCTATTCATTTAACAATTTGTGTTGTACTATACTCATTAATTCTTCAACTTCAGTTAATTCATTTGTATCCATTTCAAAATAACTGTATATAGGTACATTCATCTTAAATACATGATTAAAACAACCTAAACAACATAACATTTGAATATGTTCAGTTCCTTCTTCTGTTTTAAGATTATAAACTAACATGTACCAATTATAAATATATTGATCTATTTTATTTGCTAAATCACCTTCTATTTCTGCATAACTTCTAGGTAATACAACTCTAAATTGTTCTTGTTCTATGAAATCATACATATTCTCTATTTTTATACCTTGTTTAGGTACATCATTAACTATATCTCTGTATGCTACTAAACTACAAGAACCTATTGTTGATAACTTAACCTCATTAGCATAATTATTAACACAATATTCAATATATTCTTCATTTGATAAAATTCTTATATTTTCACCTACAGAATCTAATAAGAATTGTCTATTTTCATCATCAAGTTTCATTCTTATAAATAAATCATCAGCAACTATAACATCATCTAACGACATAGCTATAGTTACAAGTTTTTCCATTAATTCATCATAATTACTAAATATAACTAAAATATCCATCAATTCATCATATTTACCACATGTTAAAAAGAAATAAAATAAATCTTTAATAGAAGCAGAAACTCTAATATTTACTAACTTACTATTAGGTTCTAAATATTCTATTTCTTTTTTAGACATATTAAGTTTAATTAATTCTTGTTGTATTTCAACATACTCAGTTATTAATCTTTCATACTCTTTCTCAAATTTTTCATTTGGAAATTCCATTCTAACAAAACTGATATCATTAGGAACTAATCCAACACTTATATTTTTCATTGATAAAAGAGTTGTATAAGCCAATGTATCTACATCTTCCAATATGAAAGAAATATTAAAACTATCTAAATCATCTAATACATTTCTTATTCTTTTATTGTTAATAAAACTTTTTTCTTCTTGTACAAATCCTAACAATGCTTCTGCAACATCATTTAAACCTGTTTCAAAAAAATCACTATTTTCAATCGTTAATATCATCTTATCAGCTCCTTACATTAAATCTAAATTTACGTCTATAAATTTATTGACTATTTCAACATACTGAACTTTAAATTCTCTTATGTTTTCTAATCCTTTATATTCATATTCTTCTATTGTAAAAACATCTTTGTATAAATCGTAAGGTATCCATTGATCGGTTTTTACTAAAAAATCAATCCATTGAATAAGGTGTTTCTTCTCAAAAAATTCATCTACTGTTAAATCAAATACATGTTTTGAACCATTTAAACAGATTAAAGTTATTTGATATCCCTTATATTCATGATTTATTTCCATTGTCTCACCCCTTACATGTTATATACTTTTACTGTTTGTTCTTTTCCACATTCACTACACATGATTGTTATCTCAAACCATCCGTCATCAGTTTCTTGAGAATAATGTGTTACATCATGTACTGTTTCTTTTCCACATTCTTTACAAAAAATAATAGTTACATCCATTTTATTCACCCCACATTTTTTATTAATTTATAAAGATGTTGGACTATAAATAATTATCTATAATCCAACATCTCTTGTATTAAATTAAATCATAATATGATATGATATCACCTATCATCTCAGAACCTGATTTACCAGCTAAAACAGACATTAATCCTATCGCTCTTGTATTACCTCTTATTTGAAATGGTTTATTTGCAAATCCAAATGTAAATTTTATCTTTTGCCATAAACTTTCTTTCTTATAAACTAAATCAGATTCTATAGAATGTTTTAATATTTCCGTAGCATTAATTGTCTTACCTTCATGTTCGTATATATAATGTAATAGAAAACAGAAAACCATTGCTCTATTTAATAAACTATCTCCGCCTAAAGTTATATATTTATCAGCTAATGTTGATAATATAAACATCATAGCACCTGAATCATCTGGTAATCCACTTGTATCTTTTATTATTTCATCTACAGTTGTTAGATTATAATCTGCTATTATACCTAATAACCTTTTAAATGTTTTATTTATTATAATTTCGCCTTCTTTAACTTTCCAAAAATCACAACCATTGAAGGTTGTAATATATTCATTTAATTCATCACCTATTTCATTTACTATTCTATCCATTATTCTTTGTTCTCTTAACATATACAATACCTCCTTTAATTGTTAAAATATTGTAACACGCTATCAAAATCAATATTATCGTAATATTCTTTTAATAATGTTTGTACTTGTTCTACAGGTGCATCTTCACCTATTGATATACGTTTATTAAGATAATCATTTTTAGCATTTGCTAAATTACAACCTTCTATAGTTGATGTCATAACATTATTATCTGGAAGATATATTCCTCCTGAACTTATTTCATAATTATCTGCTATTGAAGATGTTTCTATTGTATCTGTATCAAATTGTTGTATTATTCCATTTGTAGCCATATCATTATAAACTAATGATATGTTATTATCATTTAATATTTTTGCTAATTGTGATATCACATCACCTGTTACGTCTCCACTTATATTTTCCCTATAAGCCATTTCATTTATAAATCTGTTTAAATTCATTATGTCTATAGCCTGGTCAATATTAGTTTTATCTATAACTGGACCATTGTTCATATTATAATGATATACCATATTCTTTAAATCATTAGGATCATACTTTTGTTGACTTAAGTTGTATTTATTTGCTAAATGTTTTATTGTAACTGTACCTAAATATTTTAAGATATCTTGTGTTGATTTTTTACCTAATAATGTTTTAGCTCCATTTAATAACATTCCTACACAATTATTAATCATAAATAATTACCTCCTATAATTTTAAATTAAATAATTACATATTATATCTATCATAGATATAATATGTAATTGAAATATTACTCTGTTACACTATCTGGAATTTCTAATGCTTCCCAAGCTTTTTCTGTTATTTCTTCTCTTGTAAGCATTTCATAACTTCCATCTTCATTCTGCTTACAGCAATCTATCATAACATAACCTTCTATATCACATAATCTTTGTAAATTATTATATGCTTTCGTAAGATTTTCTATTGTTTCATTCTCATCCGTTTCTCTACCACGGTTTAAAATGTTTTGATATGATACTTCAGGCTTAACACTCAATACTAGGGTGATATCTGGTTCAGGTAAACCTAATAGATCAAATTCTATATATTTCATTTTTGTTATATATACTTCTAATTCATCTTCTGACATGTCATTGCATCTGTGTATAAAGTTACTAGAAAGATATCTGTCGAATATCAATAATTTATTTTCATTATATTCATCTAATTTAGATTTTCCATTTTCTCTTATTCGTCCTAATGAAACCATTCTATCTATAGCATACAACATTCCTTCTCTCACTTCTTTATATCCATCATCATTAAATCTTAAACCTTCATATAAGAATTTATCAACTAGCTCTCCAGAGAATTCTTCTTGATGTCTTGGAAAACTTATTATCTCGGCTTCTATATTTAATGCTTCAAATTTCTTTTTAAGATTCTCTGCTAATGTTCTTTTTCCACTTCCATCAATTCCTTCAATAGCTAAAGAAATTCCCATATAATTACTCTCCCTTCACTAATTCTATTCTAAAATTAACTAATTTACAATCAACTATAAATAATGCATAATCTTGTGTAATCTTCATTATATAGTTATCAGTTTCATTAGTTTTCTCAAATACTTCAACTACACATTCTTTAAACTCTTTCACTGCTGTAGCAAAATCGTTATAATGCATCGTAGCCTTTAATTCATCAACTTCCATTTTCATTGTATACATATTCATTACCTCCATAAATTATTAAAAATAATAAGGATTATTCCAAAAGTTAATCCTATTAACATTATAGGGAAAGATAGCAACACGTTATGTGTCGCTATCACTGCTCCTATAATAATATTAATTAAACATACTAACCAATACTTCATTTTACCTCCTTATTTTTTGACATTTATAACTTTTGTACTATCTACAAATTCTATTGTATATTTTAAGTTATTTAAATTTATTGTATCAACTAATTCTTTTAATGCTTTGTTGGCTTTCAATTGAACTTCTGTATCATCATATTTTTGTGCTTCTATTTTAGAATTTCTCATTAATTGTCTTATAGCACCTTCTTTTAATTCTTCATCATCATTAAAGCACTCTAACCAATCTATTGCTTTAACTTGCCAATTTTTATATCTTTCTATTTCTTTTATGTCACCTACTAATTCTACAGAATCAACTCCAACTGCATCTTTAGGAACTTTTAATATAACTTCTTCTTTATCGAAGTTATAATCTAATTTCATTCTTGTAACATCTACAGAATATTTTATTTTGAAATTACCTTGTACTACAACATAATTTTTACCACTCTCACCATATGTTTCTGTCATTCTCATATTTTCTTCACCAAACACTAAAGCACTTACATCATATATTCCAGATTTAAGTTGCTCAACATGTTCTAAGAATAAATCTGTTTTTCCTTTTTCGTTTTTAACTTCTACTATTTTTGCTGGTCTGTTATTTATTGTAGGAGCTTGTTTCATTTTGAATACTATTATACAACCTCCCATTATAGTTATTACTGCTAAGATTATTGCTCCAGCTCTTCTTAATTTATCTTTACGTGTTTCCACAAATTTGCTTGATTTTTCTTTAACAACTTCAATATAAAATTTAACTCTTTCACTTAATTTCATAATAAAACCCTCCATTATTTTTTAATATTTTATTTAAAGCTTAATGTTATAACTTCTGGTTCAGCTATAGATCTTGTATTATCTAATTTAACTTGAACGTTATCTATTGTTATTTTTATATGTTCTGTACTTTTAGCTGTTATAACTTTTGTATTCTCAATGTCTTTAGCTATTTCATCTATGTTATCAACAGTTGAACTTATATTCTCTAATGTTTCATTTAATGACTCAACCATTTCATTTACATTCATGACTTCTTCAGCTTTATCTATTACTGCTTGTTTTGTAGGATTCATACTTTGTAATTGATTGTATATAGATTCAGCTATTTTATCTGAAACATAATTTACATAATCATCACTACAAATCTTAACTATTTCTGCTTTATTAAAATATCCAAATTCACCTAGGATGCTTATTTTATTACTATTTTTAAATTGATTTAATTCTCCTATATATCCATCATTAGCTCTATTCGATCTTTGAGGAACATAGTTATTATTCTTTATAGAATTAGAGAATTTATTTGCTACTTCTGCTGATTTTGTATCTCCTTCATTATACATGAAGAAATATCCTGTACTGTCATCTTTGAAAGAATTATGATGAACTGATAAATATATTTTTGGATCACATTTCATTGCTCTTCTACCTGCTGCATTTAAATCTCCAGATTTATCAGTTGCATATTGTAGATTTACATCTACTCCATATTTGCTATCTAATTTTTTAGCTATAGCTTTTGCAAGTTTTAAATTGATATCATATTCTGATATAAACCATTCGTTGTTTTCAACCCTTAATGGTATGTCACTAGGTATTTCTTTTATAGAGATTCCATGTTGACTTAAATTTATATCATTACCCCATGTATATCGTTTACCTGGTTTAACTGTATCTTTGTTACCCCATTCACCTGCTCTGATTACTACTTCTGTTGGTCTTATTGCGTTTTCACTATAATCTGCATATGCTGTATCTTTAGGTAAACTTGTTAATATCATTGCTGCGAATAATATTGCTGTTAAAAGATTTTTTCCATATTTTATTATAGCTTGTAACATAATAACACCCCTCAAATTTTTTAAATTTTTATAGCTATCTTTTAGCAAATTTATCTTGAAGTTGTTTTTAAGTTATCTTACTAATACTGTTGGTAATCCTTGGTTTTCTCTTTCATATTGATATGAAGAATGTAATGCATCTACATCTAAATTAACAAATACGTTATTCATATTATACTTAGCATGAATATTAAATACTTCATCCATAAAGTTTCTCATATAAGTTAATTCTTCTATGACTGTTCTATTAAATACATTTGTTAAGGTTAATAGATTATCTAATTCCTCTTGAATATATTTAATACCTTTTGTTTCTTCTTGACATCCTTCTCTAACCATTTTTATTTCCCCTAATGTTAAGAATGTATTAGTTCCTTGAATATTATATACTTCATAATCTTCATAGAAACTACTATTCCTATCGGATACTGAATAAGGTTTATATGTTATATCATCAGTTGTGATACTATATAATTGATTAATATAACTATCACACATCGACATTGTTCCCCAACATATAACCTGATTGAATTTGTCTAAACATATAACATAATTATTCATATTAAATCCTCCCTTAATAATATTTTGTATCACTTTTATAATATATAACTGAAATTTTATAATTTACAGTTAAAAAAATTATTTCCTCTAAAGGAAATAATTATGTTTATTGCTTGCGTTAGCGAGAAAATTTGTTCATGTAAATGAACGTATCTTCCTAACCATATTTCTATTTGTAACAACTTCTTTCACTCACCTTTTTATAAGGTTCGTTTCGTATCTTAATTTCGCTTTCGCTTCATTAAGAAGTTGTTGGTATGTTGATAAATAATTATACGGTTTCGCTGAAATGTAATTTGCTACAACAATATATACTATTTTGTTAAGGAACATATAAAATGTGTATAGCCCTTAGGCTATACACAGAATATTATTTTCTAACTTTTCCATCACCTATTAATAAATTAGCTTTATTAACTGCTTTACCAACAGCTTTAGATTTAGTATTTTTAGATTTTTTCATAGCTTGTTTTGCTAATTGTTTAGCTTGAGCAGAATATCTTTTTTCTAATTTTTTCTCTATGAATCTTTCTAATTTCCATAAAGTTAAAAGTTTTTTGAAATCTCTATCATTTTTTTCTTTAGCTACTTGGAATATAGCCATTTTGTAAGCTTTATTTTTCTTAGCTTCTTTATCTAAACGAACTATACTTCTTTCTACTAATATATCTTCATTTATAGCTTTTCCTAAATCGTAAGTATTTTCAGTTAAAGATTCTATTTCTTCACTAGAGAATGTATCTAATATAGCACATTCTACTATTAAAGCATTAATTTCAGTTTCATTACTAAATTCATTTATTATTAATCCGTTATCATCGAATATCATAAAATTTACCTACCTTTCGTATTTTAATTCATTGTTACACCATATGCACTACAAAAATCTTTTTTAGCTTGTTCGTATACTGTAAAGAAAGCATTGTAAGCTTTAAATACATTTGAAGTCATTGCACTTATGAATGAACTTACCATAGTTATTAATTGTTCTACTTGTGAAATATTACTTTGGTCTATTTCTGCTCCTCCATTACGTGCACCTTCAAGTTGACTTTTTAATTGTTCTAATTGTTTAATGGTATGGCTTTGGGCATCGTTAAGATATTTAGAAAGACCTTTACCACCACTTCCTCCATCTCCACCTTTATCCATATCTGCAGATAGATAAGATTCTACTACATTCATTGGTATATCTTTTACCTTTACAGGTTGTGCTTCTTTAGGTTCTCCAACCTCTAAAGCTATTCTATCAGCCATAGATGCTTCTGGTACAGCTTTGTATGATCCTTTTCCTTTAAAGCAAGCACGTTTAACAGCTTTTAAAAGCTGTTTGTTTTCATTTTTATATTTATCTGCAAAAAATGATGATAGGTGGTTTCCTACAACACCATTAACGGCATTTATGAATGTATCAGTTACTCCTTCTTTAACTTTGAATTCTGCGAATTTTATCATGTTAACAGTACGTAAAGATCCAGCGAATATATCTCTCATTGTTACATTCTTTTTACCTTTATGGATATTTGTATCATAAACGTCACTTGATTTACCTTGAGCACCGCCTTCTCCGATGGCATCATTTATATCATCTAAAGGAACACTGGATTTTCTACCAAGTAAGAAATCAATCATTTTTTTAACAAGTTCTCTTATCTTAGCAATTACGGTTTTGATAAATTCAACCACTTTATTAATCGCATTTTTCACATTTTCACCTAGAGCTTCTTGCATGTAATATTCGTTATTAGCTAATTGACTTATGGTATAGTCTAAATCATATTTAGCCATATTAACATCCACCATAGCTTTTTGCTCAGCGATTATATCGTATATATTTCTCATCCATTACTCTCCTTTCTTTAAGTAATTACAGTAATTATAAGATTGTTCTTTAGTGTAAAAAGGTAATATTTCGATGCTATATTATATAAGTGAATAATCAATCAAATAACAATGATGTAACCAACTTAGAATAAGGATTGATTAAATTCTATATGATCCTTAACAAAAAATTAATAAAAAATAAAAAAATTAAGGGGGTACACCATATGAAAGAATTAAGTAACAGTTATTTAGTAGAAAGATTAAATGTTGAAAATAGTTTAAGAAATGCTGGCGTAATAGAAGTTCAATCTGTAATGCCTGGAGAATCATCTGAATACAAAAACAGAGTGCTTAATCTATTTGGTGGATTCGACAAAGCAACAATAAGCGAAATGATGAAACAATGCTTAAAATGGGAAGAGGAAGATGCTGAGATATTATACAAACATTCTCAACAAATCAGACAATTACAAGATCCAAGACAATTATTAAAACCAATAATATTAAACATAAACTCTCCTGGAGGACATGTAGATGAATTAATGGCTTTAGTAGACATGTTAGAATCTATGCCTGCTCCAGTTATAACAAGAGCTTATGGAGAAATAGCATCTTGTGGTTTTGTATTATTCTGCATAGGGGATGAAAGATATGTTGGACCTAATGTATCTTTAATGTACCATGAGATAGCATACGGAATAATGGGAAAAGATAGTGAGATAAGAAATTACAGTGAATATACAAAAAGAGTACAAAAACGTATAGATAGATTAATAAAAGCTAAAACAGGAATAACATTAAAGAAATTAGATGAATGGAAAAAATCTAATCAAGATAAATGGCTGGATGCTGAAGAAGCAGTTGAGCTAGGAATAGCTACAGCATTCTTATATTAAAAAGGAGAGATAATATGAATACGTGGTCAAAATATGAAAGATGTGCAAAAGCAATGTCTGATTATAAAGCAAAATTTGGTAAAGGGATACCTGTACAATTATTATTCTATGATATGGAGTATATAATTGAAGTTACAGAAAAAGCAATAAAAGATAATGTTGAATTATCATATGAAGAATAAGGGATTTCCCTTATTCTTTTTTATATGATCCTAAACATTTAAATATATCAAAAGTGTAATTTATAGAATTTCGATACCATATTATAACTGTGAAATACCATAATAATATATTTAATTAGGAGGTAATCATATGAGAATAGTTGTAATGGATAGAAAAAGAAATGAAGTAATAAGAGTCAATATTGATTTAAATGACAAAGTGTTCATAGTGGCACCTGAAATTGTTAATCATAAATTCGATTATTTAAGACAAAGATTAATGGATATACGTAAAGTTTATATGATCCAGTATTTAGAAGATAAAGAAAACTATGTGTATTATGAAGGACAGATATACAAAGAAATGAAAGAACTATTATTAGAAGAAATGCATAATATATACACAACAGAGGGAATTATGTATTACACAAGATAATAATATTACAGAGGGATAAACGAAAGGGAGTAAATAACTTATGAAACAAGAACAATCAGGAACTAAAGATGAAATAGCATTTTCAATAATAACAGAAAAATTCAATAATGAATATACAGAACTATATGATGCATTATATTATTATATGGAAACCCATATAAAAGGATATACAATGGATAGAGAATTATTTAGAGACGAAGTAGAAAATTATTTAGACATAAGATCTCATTCAGATATTGTAAATTATATATTAAAATTATGAAGGAGGTGAAAGGTGATACTATCATTAGATAGTATCACCACTTTTATGTTCTTAAATTATAGTACAGGGAAAAACTATTTAGTAGGGAAAGTTAAAGCTAATGGAACTAATATAATGTTATATGGACATGTTAGTGAAAGATATCCTGAAAGATTAGGACGTGTACAAGAAGTTACAAAAGCAAAATGCTTAAAGTATAATAACTTATTAAACAAAGCTATCAAGATAACTGAAGATCATTATAAAGAATGTATAAACCCAACAGATAAAAAAGTTAGACACGTAATACGTGATGAAGTTCATTTTGAATGTGAAGATGGAAAACATTTTGTAATAGATTTAACAATGTTAGTTACAGGAACTGTAGTTGGATTTGATCCTAATCATCCTAAAGTTGTAGAGCCTCAATATAAAGATTTAGTTAATAAAAGAATAATAAAAGTAAATGACAAGATATTAACTTTCGAGACTCTAGCAACTACAATAAGATTTGAAAATGAAAAATTAGAAAACTTTAGCTATCAACCAACTGTAGCATATTTTGGATTACCTCAAAGAGTATATAAAGCAACTAAAGCAGATATGTTATATATGACAGAACACATGGTAAAAGATAAAGATACAAAGATAAGTAAAAATGTAATGAAAGTTTTAAACGCATATAATAATGATTTAAAAAGACAAGCTGTATTAGCTTAGTTTATATGATCCTATGAATTATGATAAGTGTAATTCATAGGATTTCAGTACCATATTATAACAGTGAAATATAATAAAAAATAATTTAAAAGGAGTGTTGTTTATGTTAGGATTATGGTTATTAGTATTTGCTTTAATATTAGCTGCAATGAAAGTTAATGCAGAAGTAATATTAGCTTTAGTAATATTAGCAATAATAATAAAAGATATATATGTATTATTCCATTATAAAAAGAAATAAGTAATAAAAGAGTTCTAAAGAGGCATCTCTCTAAAAGCCTCTTTCCAATAGGATTTATATGATCCTAAATAAAATAAATAAGAGGGAGAATGATATTTATGATGAATATAACTGCTAAATTAACAAGTAAAAGTGCTGAGAAAATTGCTGTAACAACAATAAAAAGTGTAAGTAAAGTTGCAACTAAAGTAGTAGAAGGTGGAGTGTTAACAAATCCAGCAACATTAACTGCAGCAGTAGCAGTAACAGGAATATATGCAACTTATAAGTATTTAGACAATAAAGATAAAAGAAGATATGAGAATAAAGCATATTAATATAAAAGAGTTCTAAAGAGGCATCTCTAAAAGCCTCTTTCCAATAGGATTTATATGATCCTAAATAAAATAAATAAAAGGGAGAATGATATTTATGATGAATTATGATGATATGAGAAATATAATGAGAGCTGTAGAATTAGAAAACTATTTTATAAAAGTTGATGCAGAAGTAGACAAAGCATTAGTAACAAACGACAACTTTATGAATATAACAGATGCAATATTAGAAATAGAAAACAGATGTAGAAATATAGAAGATGCAAAAGCAATGAGAAGAAGATGTGACAAATTAACTAATTTAATAAAAGTAATGAATAATATAGAAACAGAAGCAATAAAAATAAAAGATCATGAACTAATGTGGAAATGTGAAGCAAGAAAAGGAAAAATGATAATGCAAATGCAAGTAATGCAAGACAAATATGATTTCTAAAAATATATATCATAATTCAAAATAAAAAAATATAATATATAAGGAGAGATGGATATATGATGAATTTAAATTATGAAATAAAATGTGTAGAAAGAGAAGTTATGTTAGCAATGTTTACAGATGAAATGTATTTAAAACATACAGAAGCAACAGATGAAAAAGTAATTAAAATAATGAACGAAAGAATGGTATTATTAACAAAATTAGATACAAAAGTTGCAGATATAGAAATGGAAGCATTCAAAGTAAATGACAAAGAAGCTGTAAATAGATGTGAAAGAATAAGATATAAAATAGCAGATGAATTAAGAGCAATAAGAGTTAAGTATAATTTCTAATCTTTATATGATCCAAGCATAAGATAAGAAGTATCCTTTACAAAAGATAAATGTTATGTGGGAGTAAATAAAATTTATATTATAAAGGAGAAAAATATTATGTATGCTTTATTAAACGTTAAAAATAATAAATTCTTTAGAGGAGAAAATAAATACGGAAACTGTTATGAAGTAGATTTATTTATAGAAGCTCATACATTCAATGACATAAAAGATGCTTATTATAGAAATAACTTATTGAAAGAAGAATATAGAATAGTTACAATAGATGAAGCAAAAGAAATGAATAAATTATATTAAGGAGGAATAAATTATGGAAATGATATTAACTATAGCCCTAATAGCATTAGGGATTTATGTAATTAAAACATCTATAGGTGCAATATTCAAAATAGGAATATGTTTAGCAATAATAGCAATGATATTAAATATGTTAGGGTAGGTGATTTTAATGAAAGGTAAAGTTATTTATCTTGATAAATATAGGGAAGAAAAAAATAAAGATATAATTTATAGATTTAAAAAATTCATTAAGAAGATATGGGGAGTGATAAATATATGAAAATATTTATATTACAAAATGCTAATTACGAAGAAGGATTTAGCTTATATTCAAAACAAACTATATTAGCAGAATCTGTTGATCAAGCAATAGAGATAGCTAATAATGAAGAAGAAACTAATTGGATATTATGGGAAGAAATAGATATGACAAAACCAAGAATCATATCACAAGACGATGTTGAATATCTAAGTTATGGATATGAAGACTGGGACGATTAG